GCTGCGGGTGTGGCTGGTGCTGCGGGTCCGGGTGTGGCTGGTGCTGCGGGTGTGGCTGGTGCTGCGGGTGTGGCTGGTGCTGCGGGTGTGGCTGGTGTGGCTGGCGCCCCTTCTGCCGACAAAGATGGCGAAAAGAAGCCCGCATTTAATTTAGGCCCCGAAATTCCAGGCGATATTTCGATTCATAGCGAGTCATTTGTCTTGGAAAAGAAGGATCACGCACAGAAACTTCTGACATTTCTGGTGAAGAACGGCCTGCCTTATTATATTCAACTAGAACTGAAACCCGGTAAACAACTCAATAAACACGATACAGAGATTTTTGATTTGCGCCGTATCTTATGCGGGAAATTCGCGACGGAGAAGGATTTTGAAACGGATGGCAAGATTCCAGATAAAAAGCGCGACTTGTATTTCAAGGCATCCGACCAGGTAGGTATTGCTGATGGTGATACAATGGGTAACGAGTATCCCGATGATGTATTTATTTATACAGGAGAGAAGGGACAGATCGACCCTAGCTCGACCGATAAATCCATCAAAATCGCAATCGCTGGAAATAATAATGGGCCCGTCGTTGTGCTAGATTCGCGCCGTTTGTATAAACTGACGGGAGATGGAAGCCCGGAATCCATAGATAATTTTGACCCTGATGTGCTGAAATACGGCGAAAAAGTCGACCCAAGCGAATTCCGAATCCAGGTTGCGCCAATGTCCGATGACGAATTCAAAAAGGCGGTGGCGACATCATCGGATGGAGCGAAGAAGGGGAAGAAGGTCGTCACCGATGATACCAATAGTTATGTAGTAAATCTATCGGTGGGTTGTAAGGTGACCTCTATCCAAACTCTACGCAAATCTCTCGAGATGGTGAGATTGAATCTTGAAAAAGATGATGAAGATATCAGTAAAACGAAGGCGATGGATGTATTCAAAATGCTTGTTTCATTATTAAACGACCCCGAGTTCATCAAAAATGAAGGTTTCGATGATTTTAAGAAACAGGTCTATGACTTTTCATATAAGATTCCAGGTGAAGAACGAAAATACGGCTTCGCGCAATTGTCGACATTTATCACTGAAACGAAAGGACTCCCACCCGCTCTCGTAAAAGAGTTCACGAATTTAATGAGATTGCTGGACAAAGGTCCAATGGGTGAAAATGGCGCGTGCGCGGCGTTTGAGTCGTCCCCATTTTCATTAGAATTTAAAACATTAGTTACACCAATGGCGGACGGAAAAGTCAAAGAAGTGACGAGTTTGACAAATAAAGGAAATATAACGAGTATTGAGGGGATATTGAATGGCATCCAGGGTGATGCGGCAAAGAAAGGCGAAGACGCGGCAGCAACGGAAGGCAAGGAAGGCGCTGAAGGCGCCGCAGTGAAAGCTGAAGGCGCTGAAGGCAAGGAAGGCGCTGAAGGCGCCGCAGTGACAGCTGAAGGCGCTGAAGGCGCCGCAGTGAAAGCCGCGGGAGCAGAAGGCGCCGCGGGAGCTGAAGGCGCCGCAGTGAAAGCCGAAGGCGCAGAAGGCGCCGCAGTGAAAGCCGAAGGCACCGAAGGCGCCGCGGGAGCTGAAGGCGCCGCAGTGAAAGCCGAAGGCGCCGCGGGTGCCGAAGGCGCTGAAAGCGCAGCCACCAGCAATATGAATAAACGGGCTTTATCCAAGGATGATATCAAAGAGATAGATGCGATTGATTCAAAAGGAACTCGCTGGAAAGCGTATCTCATCCGAAAATTCGCATTCCCTGATTCACAAGATATGAATATGGTCCATTTTATGGGATGGACAACGTGGGCCGACGAGTTTATTCCGGCGTCTGAAGAACAAAAACGAATACTCCCGAGAGATGAAAAATCAATTACCGGGCAGAACTCGAAATTTGACAAGACGATTGACGATGTTATAAAATTATACAAGGATGTTGATATGGAAAAAATGGAAATGAAAGCAAAAGACAATGCGGAAGAATTGAAAGAAGATGCCACACCAGTGAAATCATCAGCATCGGCAACCGCAGCCGCAGCAGCCGCATCAGCCGCGGCCGCCGCAGCCGCATCAGCCGCAGCCGCCGCAGCACCACCCCCTGTGTTAGTTCCGACAGCGGCAGGATAAGTAACTCGTAATATAATTGATAAAATCTGGTAATTTTATCAATAAACACCCACCCTAAAACGGCAAATAACGCAACGATGCGCTATCATACGCCGTAACACGAAACGCGTCGTTATACCCTTCCACGTATATCATATCACCCGTGCTTACATTATTACAACCATATTCGCCAGTTCCACTCTTCCCATTAATAATCACCGGCAACTTAATCGCGTTGTTTTTATCGCTTAATGAATAAAACTGCCATTTATCGCGGTTGGTAAATAAAGGTCGCCCAATCAATGGAAGTATTGTTTCTTGCGACGGATTGCCGTTGCGCGTAAGAATCCCCACTTGCCGATACGTCGTATCTACAGACCGCGTAGGAACATTCACGCGGACACCCGACGCGCCACCGCCGTCCATTCCACCGTAATGGATAGTTTCAACGCCACCCCTGATATCGTAATTCGGGCGTGTCGCGCCAACCGAGTTATCGCGCAGAGGTGGAACATACGGATTCAATAATACGTCTTGACTGGATGATGGACCGCCAATCCCGAAATCCAATGAACCCGACAGCGGGTCGGTTGACTCGAGTAATACGCCACCGTGCGCGTGGCCGTGGCCGTGGCCGCCGTGGTGCGGGCCGTGCGCGCCAAAAAAGCGCGAATGCGCGTAAATCCCAAGACTCACCATAATGACCGCAACAATAACAAGCGTTATATTTTCAAAACACAATACACCCGGAGGGCACCTTCTCACCATTAAATAATGCTAAACGCGAGTTAGTATTATTATATGTCGTTATTTATTTTTTCTCGGAGGACGCAGCAGCCGGTTTTCCACCTGGTGTCGCAAACCCCTTCAACATTTCAGTTATGCCGCCGATACCACCGCCTCCAGTGACCTGCTTCATAAAACCTTCCGCTGATTTCAACAATGGACCCATATCTTTCATATTATCCATCAGTAGCTTCTGCTGGTTCATCAATGATTTCGTTTGGTCGGTCAAACCGCGCACACCATCCTCGCCGATAATGTTCTCTATATTATCATACGCTTGCTCTAATGTTGACGCATAATCAATACGATTGTCGCTGCTGCCGCCTTTGCCGCCGCCACTGCCAGTGCCTTCGTCATCGCCGTCGCCGTCTTTTCCATCATAACTCGCCGGGGATAGTTTCGTCATTCCTTGTTTTGTATTCTTTTTCCCGCCCTTTTCGGTATTCACAGTCTCTTTTTTATCGGGCTTCTTGGCGTCGGGCTTCTTGGCGTCGGGCTTCTCGTCGTCGTCCTTGTCGGCGTCCTTGTCGGCGTCCTTGTCGCCATTATTCTCCGCGCCTTCCTTCGCCTTCATCCCTTCCATAACGCCACGCGACCCAACCATTTCCAGCAGAAACACCGAAGCAAACGCGGTAAGAAGAACAATAATCATATTTTTACTAAAGTATGACATAACCAGTCCAATCAATGCCATAAGGATGACCGCATTGATGTTCCGATTTGCCAAATGACGCAGAATACTCAATAATACAATGAATAAACTGCCGTACAATACAAACTTGTTCTGAAAAAACGGCGTATTGAATAATCGATTGATATATGACGCCATGCCGGTTGTTTGTCAATAATATATATTTTAAGAATATAATAAAATTGAATTATATTCACACGTTTTATGTTATCACGTGTATATGTCGCGTTACGAGTTAGGGTTATGCCAAAAATTCAATCGGCGAATACACGGGTTTAACCCGGTAACAAGTTCTCCTGAACTTCGGACGCATCATATTTGTTATTATACATTTCCATTCTCACACACATTGAAGGACGACCTCGCATTCGCAAAATCTAATGGCGCCACAGTTGAAATCGTAGAAACCATCTGGTTATCCCCGGGGAATGAAATGGTTGGAATATACAAAACATTTTGGTTGCGTATATTTCAACGAGTGTGTCGGAAATGGTTGAGAGGGCGTAGATTCGCGCGTTCGTCGCGGTTGTATTCATTTCTTCTAAAACGCGAATATCAGAACACTAATATACATATATAGAACCGGAATTCGGTGGTCCGGCTTCGCCTTCTTCGTCGTCGTCTTCGTTGTCGTCTTCGTTGTCGTCTTCGTCGTTTTCGCCGTCATCGAGGTCTTCGCCATCCTCGAGGTCTTCGTCGTCTTCGCTAGCGTCGTCGTCTTCTTCGCTAGCGCCGTCGTCGAGGTCTTCTTCGCGGTCGTCTTCGCTGTCGTCGTCGTTGTCGTCGAGGTCTTCTTCGTTGTCGCTGTCGTCGTCGAGGTCTTCGCTGTCGTCGTCGCTGTCGTCGCTCTCGTCGAGGTCGTCGAGGTCGTCGTCGTCGTCGTCTGCGGTGGCCTCTGCGTTCTCGTCCATCAGCGTAATTTCGTTGATATTTTCAATCGTAGTTCCAATCACAGTGTCTATATCCATTAATTTGTCAAAGCTCGACCGCATTTTTTTCAATAATACACCGATTCGCTTCTTATCCTTCACGAGTTCGGTCATCATCAGTTTCGACCGGGCATCAGCCCGATTATTCCGCTGCGCCGAGAGATTTTCGCGAATAAGATTATTCAAGTGTCGGTATATTTCATCTAAATACTCCAACTGCGAACGATGTTCATCTACCATTGTATCAAACAGCCCCTTGGCCCGCATATAGACCGACAGTAAATGTTTGTTATATTTCATATTGTGCCGCAGAGTAAGCATTTTTTCTATTATTTTGCGTTTTGTTTCTTTCTCGCTCTCGCGAAAATCGCGAGTGGTATTGTCGCGATCGGCTAAAAATTCAGAGTCACCATATTCGTTATTGACACCCATTGTCTTTGTCTGCGTCTGCGTCTGCGTCTTCGTGTGTTATTATTATATTAGAATAAAAAACTACAGACGCATATGCGAGTGCGAGTCCGACTACTGCGCCAATGGTTTCCACCAGGAGCACGGCTTGTGCCAGAATTTCGTATAATAAATATCGCCGTCACAGAAGAATGCCGCGCTATAACTATATGAACTCGCAGATGTTACAAGTATATCCGCCAGTGTCATTCCCAAGTACGTGTCTTCATTCGAATCATTTAAGTGAAGCGTGACGTCTTTCCCGATAATATCGTGGTTGATAAAGTCCGCGAATTTGTCATCGTTACCTTGCGAATAGATGTGATACTGGATCCGGATATCTGCGTTGTCTTTCAAGTATGTCTCTCGTATCGTCAATAGAGAGCGGATATAATACTGATTGGTATATTCTTCTCCGCCGTTGGGGCGGGTATCGTCGCAATTGGGGCGGCGAATGTGGACGGCTAGATGGTGAGTGTGAGTATAGCCGCCGGCGTCTTGGATGCGATAGACTCGTGCTCGTGCGCTCAACCGGTCCTTATTTTGCCAATAAAGTTCCTTGATGCGCGCCATACTCTTGCTTTTCATACACCTATCAATGTTTCTCTCGACGTAGTTGAATATATCGTAAAAGTCAGGAGTCGATATATCGACGATTTCTTCGCGCCGGCCCGCGCGCTCGTGTTCCGCGTTTTGCGCGACGACATCCGAATAATTCATATAATGCGGCTTCATATTCATTAATCGTTCCAGTTTTGTTATGAAATCCGGGTCGTTATCATAATTGTGCGCCATCTTGACGGGCGTTCTGTATATAAAAGTGGACTCTTCACACTCTTCCGCATAAATACACGTCCATATGAATCGTTGAAACTGTGCGCCAAACCCGTCATCAAACGGAATCGTGGAATAGTATCGCTTCTTTACAGTCACGACTGCGGCGGTGGCGGTGGTCGGCGTCGCCACGGCATCGGGGGTCGTCGGCGCCACGAACTGACTCTCATTGTTTAGTTCATACGCATTGGGCTGCGTCCGGTCATTTCTCTCGGAAGTAAGCCGGCCAATATGACGATTCGTGATGTGATTGTAAAATCCAGACAAGAATCCGAGCTTCATCCACTGGTTCGCATAATCCATTTCGAAAAACTGGTTCGGCGTATCATAATTTCCTACAGCCAGAATCGCGGAGACGTCAATCAATGATGGGCGAAAACTGTAATGCGGCCAGTAATGGCAGTTCCCGTAATTAAAGTCACCGCCGACTTTATGTTGGTGAAGCGCGACTTCGTGCGTCACTCGTCGCAATATCTTATGACCTTGTATCTTATAATCGCGCACCGTCTCGCCGTAATTACGGTTGTATAGAATTTGGCGCACATTATGCCCCGCATTCCGCGCATCCGTCATCATTTGCGTGGCTTTATTAATGTAACTTCCCGGGGTATGAAAGAGGAAATCGTCCTCCATATGAATCCAATATTCGGGGCGTAATTCATTGAGTTTATTCCAAATGATTTTCATACTCGCGCGATGCCCCTTCTCTTCAGGAGATTTCATATAATAATCTATCCAGGGGTACGTGCCCCGCATCTTCGCGCGGTCTTCTTCACTAGAATTATCATCCACGCAATACCAGTATCCAATCAGATTGATGTCCGTCCACATATTCAATATAGAATTCACGGTTTGTTGAAAGAGGTCAAAACGTTTACACGTGGTAAATGTTATAATGACGCGGGGAGTGGTGTGAAGATTGCGGTTGACAATAATGACTGACGGGGTTTGTGCTGGCATATTTTTATCCAGATACGGCAACGTATGAATCGGGCGCGATAAATGAAATTCGCGCGCCGCGCCGTGAGCGCCGTCCGCGATTTTCAACAGTTCGCACGGCGCCACCAACGCATCCCTCACTTTCGCGAAAAGTCGGTTCCATGTTTCAATATCATCGTCACTATAGATGTCATTTTTTGATGCGACGACGGCGAGATAGTGGTCTACTGTGTAAAATAGACGCAGAATTTCCGGAAAGGTATCCTCTTCAAAAAACTGGCGATAAAATGCCAAATTGCTATAAGTAGACGACAAGAAATGAAACGCCATAATATTATGCCGGAGGATGGTTTTACAGCATTCATATCCGCTGCGTTTATCCGAAATATAAAACGCAGATATGGAATTGTTATATTCAATAATATCGTGGTATTTATCCGTCGCCAGGAAGAGCTTATTTTGCGGGAATTTATTGTAGCCCTTGTATTTGTGGTATAACGCATTCACCATCATATGGTTTCCGTCCGCGCGAAGGATTTCCATCACAGACGCGATACCTTCGATACGTTCTTCGTCATATTCCATCGTTTTAGAGTAATATTTAAACGAATTGTATTTATCGCCCTTCTTGTTATATAAATCACCGAGGCAAAGTGCGCTGTAATATTTCTCCTGCGTCCAGTTGTTTTGCGTGAGAACGCGGAGATACCATTCAATCGCCTTGTCAATATATGCGACGCCGGCATCCATCCAGCTTTGTGCGCAGTAGAATGCGTATCTCTCGGCGAGTCCGCGGTCACCGCCGCCGCCACCGCCGCCGCCGCCACCGCCTTCTTCATAAAATCCTCGCTCTAATACCGCAGCATCCTTGATATACTTATTCGGGTCCTTATTCCGGCTTCCACTTCGCCCAGAATCCACGTAATATTCACCTTGAATCGCACACGAACTCTCCTCTTTATCCACGCACGCAATATACTCGTGAAGCACGCCAACAAACCGCCACCGTTTTCGGTTATTCACGATGAGTGTTCGCAGATACACAAATGACTGTCCGAGCTTCAATTGATACGCATCGTGGGTTAGATGTTCTGGCAAATGGAAATCGCCGTGAATAGAGTCATCCGCATCAAATATAAAGAGATAATCGGTTTTATTAAACGCCATTTGAAGCGCCAATGTGCGATTGAAGCCGAAATCGCGCCATTCTACTTGTTCGATGTGTCCGGGAATACCGCGCTCCTTGAAAAATGCGCGAATGAGGTCCATTGTGTTGTCAGTGGACCCTGTATCCGATATATAATAGGCATCAAACTCCACGTATCTACACAGGTTTGTCAGTGTTTGGACGATAATATGCGACTCGTTTTTTACAATCATATTCAAGCAAATGGTATAAGATTTAGACGGTTTGCGTGGTGGTATTACGATGGTAGTATCATCAGACACTTCGGTGATTAACATCGTATCCAATAGTAATAGTAATAGTAATAGTAATAACAATAATAATAACAATAATAATACGCGGATAATATTATTATATCGTTGTTTTTAGGTCTGTTTTATTTTACTATGATATAATAGCATTCCATACTCCGTACTCCATTATGTCATTTACACGATTCCGCGATGACCCCGACCGCATCAAAAAACAACTTCAGCAATCTACCGATGTAGGGCGATACCATTTGAATGCGCCCGGCCCCGGTGATAAACCGCTTTATATGGAAGACCCGTATGTCCGCGCGCAAGGTTGGGCGGGCAATATTATGACGAATTCCGTGGATATTGAGGCAGAATTGTTTGGTTTATCACGCAAACTGAACCGAGATTCGGTGGATAATTACCACCACGATGACCGCGCGTCGGTCGCAACACGCACAAACGAGATGATTCGGTGCCCGATGAAGGGCGGTAGTTCCGTCGAACAGACCCGCGCCACCCACCCCGCGTGGATGTTGCGCGATGTAGAGCAGGACAACTGGAAGATGCTCCACTTTGACCCACAGGAGAATGTATTTATTCCTTTTCATAATAACCTGAATACACGTATGATTGAAAAAGACCGGTTTGTTCCGCAGTCGACGGTTCCTGGAATCGCGGATGATACTTATTTTCAGGTTCATCCTGCGAATACCAACCCGGCATTGGAAGGGATGGTGGGCGGACGACGCAATAATGAACGCGGTTTAGGCGGCGTGGGCGGCGATGACGGCGGTATCCAGAATGTTGGCGACCTCCGTCAGTTTAGCGGAACAACCGCACTGTTTTCATAATGAAGCGGAATATTATATGTCGCGGAATATTATATGTATCGGAATAATATAGATAGATATAATACCGTAATATATGGCTGAAATCGCATTAATATTAGGAAGTCTTGGTGCGGCTTATATTGCATCCAACCGAAATAACAACGGTGGCTGTGGCGCGCGCGAAGGATACCGCAATGCTGGAAAAAACGAGGCACGGTATCTCCCCAACACAAACATTCCGACCACGAATTATCCGGTGATTCGCCCGAATACGGGTTCCAATGTAAATGACTACAAGAATCCGAATGCCGCAACCGACCGTTATTATGCGCGAGGTGTAGACTTTGATAAAATGTCTGCCGGTGTCGCTGGCGGTGTCGGTGGTGTAGGCATCCTGCGCGGAATTGCGGAGAGAGGGCGCGATTCATCAAACGATAAAAATAGTATCATTACTACGGGACCGACGTCGGCCGCGGCCTCTACGACCCCCTACGGCGAAAGTTTAGATACACAATTCGGCGATAATTACAGCAAAGACGGGTTTACATCACTGATGGGGACCAAAATAGACCCAAGGACATTTACGCATAACAATATGGAGCCGTATTATGGCGCGAAAATCCGCGGGACGACGACTGGCGCGAATATGCACGAAAATGTTCTCGATAATAAGATTGGCGGTGGTTCACAGTTCTTCTCCAAGACCGAGCAGGCACCCCTTTTCCGCCCGCTGGATAATCTTCATCTTCCCAATGGTATGCCAAACCAGAACGATTTCTACCAGTCTCGTGTGAACCCTAGTATGAAAATCGCCAATGTGAAGCCGTGGGAAGAGGTGCGCGTCGGCCCCGGGTTGGACCAAGGATACGGGTCGCAAGGAACGCTCGGATTCAATTCTGGAATGGACGCACGAGAGAAATGGATTGACCGCGGGGTGGATGAAATGCGCGTGAAGACGAACCCCAAGCTTTCGTATTCTCTTGAAGGACACCAGGGACCCGCCGCACATTACATCCAAACCGCGCCGACCACGGCCACTTTAGGGCGAATGGAGAAACACCTGCCGGACACATTCTTCGTGAATACGCCTGACCGGTGGTTTACGACGACCGGCGCAGAGAAGGGCGAAACCCAGCGCGCGATTGAGATGGACCGCGAGAGTAATCGCCAGACGACGACGAGCGAATATTTCGGTGCGACTGCTCCGGCGGATGGTGGTGGTGCCATGTATGCGCCGAAGAATTTTGAGGATACGCGGCGTGAAGTCTATGACGGAAAACCTGTCATCAACCCCTATGCTGCGGAGAAGAATACCGCGACCGAGGCCGATTTTGGCAGGACGAGCTATAAATTTACGCATAATAATCGGACGACTGTGCGCCCCAACGAGATGGGCGGTATCCACGGCGCACTCAAGGCCGTTATTGCGCCTCTGATGGATGTCCTCAAACCGTCTCGTAAGGAGAATGTGGTCGGTAATGCGCGCCTTTACGAGAATGCGAGAATGCCAGTCCCCGCCGCAGTGACTGCGACATTTAATCCCGCCGACCGCGCACCAACGACCATCAAAGAGACGACTGTGGGTCTGGTAGGATATGACCATATGAATGTGGAGCGCCAGGCTGCTGCGGGTTATTTAATCTCTCAAAACACGCCAGAAGAAACGGAGCGTGCTACGACCAGCACCGACTATTTAGGAGGCGCAGGCGGAACCGCGACCCGTATGGGGAATGGCCTCTACAACGCCGCATATAACCAGCGCAATAATGTAAACAAGACTTATAAAAATATAACCAATCACGGCGCAATGTCGCTGTTTAATTCGAATACTAATGTCCAGATTGACCGCCTAGACGCCGACCGTGCCAATCACCGCACGATGGTCGCGACGAATGCGCCCGCAATGATTCCGAGTATCGATATTTATGGTAAGATGACGATGCCACAGGGATACGATGAAAGCAAACTGAATGAGAGAATCCAGCCGGACATCTTGAACGCATTTAGACAGAATCCGTATACGCATAGCTTACAGACGTATTAACGGAGGGCGCGGAGTAACGGAGTCACGGAGTAACGGAGTCACGGAGGGCACGGAGGCACCGAGGCACCGAGAGATTTATTTTATCGTATATAATATAAGCAATATACACGATAGTTATTTTTATAACAATATAAATTAGTATACAAATGAAATTCTCGGAGTTATTCCAGGATAAATACACAGCGGTATTCGTGTTAATTTTAGTGTTATTGGTGAGTGTATGGATATCGCGAACCTACCGGAATGGCGGGTTTGGGTCTTGGATAGCACCATCCGAGGGATATGGGTCGGGGGTGATTGAAGGGCTGTTAACATCCACGCCACTATGGATTGGGGAGGCTTATACATACACAACGAACCCCCCGATCACCCCCGCCCCGACCGCCGCCCAAGTGACAGCCGCTACAAATGGCGCATTGATATTAAATAAGTGTGGACGCGTCTCTAATACCAGCACAACATTTCGTCTTATTTTTAAGCATTTCGCCGCATCGGCGTCGGGTGCGGATAGAAAATTAACAATTACAATTCCACAGAGTCATATTGAAAGCCCAACCTTGACAGATTTGGCGATAACATTGAAACCAACCGTTTCCGGGCTTACCGATGCCGCCTCTACTGCCGTTTCATTACCAGGAACAAACACGGACACGGCTACGGGTGGACCAAACATTACAGTGACAACTACTGCGCCGAACTATAGTATAGAATTTAAATTACAGTCAACTACCGCAATTACGGCAAATACAATGTACGCATTAGAATTGTCCGGGTTGAAGTGGAAATCCATATCAGCAACTCTAACTCCAAGTTCAAGTGCGGACACATTGGTAACATTAGAAAGCACTATGGAAGCCGCCGGGTCACAGAGGTTAGTCGCCATTAATTTACATAGCGCCACCGCAGCAAAAATCGTTAAGATATTCAAGGATACAACATATGACCTTGACCCTGCTTATGCCGCGTGCCGTAAAATAACTACAGCTCAACTGGCGCAACTAGTGGAGCCATCATCAAACGACGAATCAAATACGGCATCCACCACAGGGTCTGAAACCACGTTTAAATTGGAGTTTATGTTAACAAACCCCTATAGCACCGGCGATTTGCTGATGATACAACTACCGAATGTAACAAAATTAGGTACGAACATTAGTATTAGAATTAAACAAGGAGCGCGAACCGCGTCAGATGGTGTCTCAACATTTACAACGGTTCCGGGTTCACATTCGTATGCGACATTTGTAATGAGTGGTTCAAGTCCGATTCTTGCGAATACATCGTCCATATTAATTATTAATGGTCTTCGTACACCCGACACTCAAGTTCAATCCTCAACATCCGAAATTAAAATACAATCCTTTTTAGCAGCCACAATCCCAGCGGGTGTAAGTTTTGATAGTCCCAACTTTTTAGATAAAGGCGTATACACGTTTCCGGCAATATTAGCCCGCGCCTCCACTGCCGCCTCCACCGGCACGCCCACCTCCTCCGGAACGGCGAGTGATGGCACGACATACGTGACCAGCGCCGCAGCGAATGTCCTTATCTCCGATGTGAAACGCCAGATGAACTGGGCGGTGGAGGCACAGAAAGGGTATGAATCGGCGTATAAGGCCCTGCGTTCTGCTACGACCCCGCAGGCGAAGACCGACGCGCAATTGAGTTATGATGTCGCCGTTGCGCGACGAAACCGTCTCATCGCAAGCCACCCCGATTCGTGGTATGACGGCGCAAACTGGCGATACGGCGATGACGGCCACGTGCGTAAATGTACGGAACCGTCCACATTGTCAAGCAATGAAGGCAACTGCCAAAATGTCTACCGGATGGACGTGAGCGGCAACATTGTAAAATCGGCGGAAGGCAATAATATACTTCTGATGCGTAAATGCCCGTGGAAGTGTAACAATCCAGGCCAGACCGGTTCGGATGCGTGCCGTATTGACGCGGACTGTCTGAAAGTAACACGCTGGGCGACGTATTTACCCGATGGAACCCAGATTGAAAAGAACTTGCTTGCGTCCACCCGTTCGCAATATGACGACATTGCGCGCGATACGAGCTCTTCCGACCTCAGCGAAGATGACATTTACAAGCGCGGGATTACGCGGAATTTCAAGGGATATGGACAGAGGCCCGGCGGTGCGGGCGGTCCTGGCGGCGGCGCACCCGGACTCTTCGGTTCCATCCGCGACGCTACCGGCAACATCATCCGCGGAATTGGAAACTGGATTGACCCTAATGACCCCGCAGGAAATAAACGAACCGCGAAACATAATGCGTATTATTATGAGGACGGGTCGCCCGCGGCAACAGCGTATCTTGGAATGTATAACGGTCAAGGGTATGAAGAAGAGTCGCCGTTTAATGGCGCATCCAAACCGACAAATTATTATTACACCACGAACTATTATTATACGGATGGCGAAGCGGGAGGCGCGGCGGGAGGCGCGGCGGGAGGCGCGGCGGGAGGGAAGAGCAATACAAAACCATCGAAGGTTATGCCATTCGAGCAGAGTATTAATCTATAAACGCAGCGAATGCGGAAGAATATAAACACATTTTGTCATTATAACAACAACATAATAATGACAAGTCAATTCCATCAAAACATCCATAACAAATTGGATGTATTTATCAAGAACCGGAAAATCCCAAACATTATTTTTTATGGACCTAACGGCTCTGGGAAAACGTATATTCTGAATCGGTTTATTCAGCAAGTATACGGCGGGGATAAAACCGCGATGAACAATTATGTTATGCGCGCGAATTGTGCGCACGGAAAGGGCATACGATTCATCCGTGAGGAATTGAAGTTTTTCGCAAAGACGAATATTGACCTGAAAGATGGCGCGATTTTCAAATCAGTCATTCTGACAAATGCGGACAAGCTGACGATTGACGCACAATCCGCGCTCCGGCGGTGTATTGAATTATTCAGTTCATCTACACGGTTTTTTATTGTGGTTGAAAACAAGGATAGTCTTCTGAAACCGATTCTCTCGCGATTTTGTGATATATATATCCCGCCGCCGGTATTCGGTGGAACCACCACAGAGACGGATGGTGGCGGCAGCGGCGGCAGCGACCCCGCCGTGAACCTACACACTTACTTCGCCGACCAAGCGTGTGATACGTATAAAATTATTAAAGCGAGAGAACCACATACATTACAGTCGTTGATTCAAGTTCATCCGAGTTTTCTCACGGACGCGGGCGCAGACACGGGCGCAGACACGGGCCCTACCCGCGAAGAATACATAAAAATACTGGATTTGTCTGTATTATTATACGAACAAGGCTACTGCGCGTTGGATGTCATTGAGTTCGTCCACACGTATCCAGGAATGATAGAACTGCGACGATACGAACTCCTTATTATGTTTGACAAAGTCCGGAAAGAATTTAGAAACGAGAAACTTCTGCTGCTGTTTTTTCTCCATTTTATTGTATTTCGTTGTAAAATGAGTTTAGAAAATATTTCTTTTATGTAGAGCGAGCGTAGCGTAATGGACGATTATTCCGTGACATCATTATATGAATCAAAAAACGAATGGGCGTCTCGTCTTGTCAATATTTTAACCCCCCTCATTCAAGAAGGGTTTCGGTCCATCTTTGATGAAGCCGTGAAGCTGTGTGTCGGTTCCAAAGAACAAGACAAATATCTGATGACGTTCCAGAACCTTCTCTCGCGAGTTCCCAAATGGAACCCCAATATCATCAAGGACGAGACTTCGCGAATTAAGGAACGCAGCTCCTGTGGATATTTAGAAGATTTGATTACGTGTGTCCACATCATTCATCTCAAGTGTATGACGGTGATGCGTGTTGGCACCAAGCAGAAGAAGGTGGATATTAAAATCCCGCAACTCTCGGATTTCATTCATAAGATTTACGTCAATAGTGCGCGAAAGCTGTATTCCAATGTTTATATCTTCGAGAAGGGCATTCAACCGCTTCATACCCAGCGCAATAATCGCGAGTTCGAAATCATCGTGAAGGAGTGTATTTATAACACCATTCGCGATAATATTCCTGTGGAAGACTTGATTAAGATGTATTTAGAAGAAACGATTGAGGATGTCGTAGAAGTCACGGAAAATGAGGAAGTTATCAAACAAGAGCCTATTCTCTCGGAAGAAGACGCCGACCTCTCGGCGAAGCGCCGCACACATCATTCATCTACGCGCAGGCGTCGTCATCGTGAACGTGACCGTGTTTCAAGCGAAGACGGCGACGAGGGCGGCACAGGGGGCGGCGGCGAGGACACTGCCGCCAGTATCGGACAACTCGATTTCGTTGGCGAATTGAATGGAAGTAATACGCCAGACTCAGTGAATACAAACAACGACGTAGTGGATGCCGCAGCGGAGGGCAGCGGCAGCGGCAGCGGCGTTTCATTCGGAGAGAATCAAATCCGCACATTTGAAACGGACTCGAGCGAGAGAAAGAACGAATATATGTCACGCGACACAGATGACGCAGACGCAGACGCCGACGATGACGACGATGGCCGTCTGAATATTGGCGGGGATATAAAACTGGACACCTTGGATATTCATACATTAAATGATACGCAATATATTAACACGCCGCCATTATTAGACGATATTGAAGTACTGGCGTAGTATTTTTATATAAATAGAAAACACTATAAACAATTTATAATGGAGGAAATTATAAATTATTGGAACGAACGGCCCTGTAATATACGACATTCGCCGTGCGAAGTTGGAACAGCCGAATATTTCGAACAAGTAGAGAATCGAAAGTATTTCGTGGAGTCACATATCCCGGGTTTCGCCGAATTTCAAAAATGGAACGGGAAAAGGGTATTAGAAATTGGTTGTGGCATAGGAACGGACGCAGTAAACTTTGCTAGAAATGGCGCAGAATATACTGGAATCGAGTTGTCGAATACATCACTCCTCCTGACGAAACAACGGTTTGAATTGTTTCAATTGAAGGGGTGTTTTTTCAATGTAGATGCGCAAAATTATGACGAGTTATCCGCTGCCGTGGGCGATGGCGGCGATGGCGGTGATGGCGGCGTTTTTGACCTCATCTATTCATTTGGTGTGATTCATCATTCACCCGACCCTCAAAAAATAATAGACAACTGTTTACGATTATTGAAACCGGACGGCGTTCTTAAAATTATGGTATACGCTGAAAACTCGTGGAAGAAAATAATGATTGACCGTGGTTTAGACCAATATGAAGCACAGTCCAATTGCCCGGTGGCATTTACATATACCAATGACCAAATATATAAGATGTTTACACAATTTAGAAACATCCAAATTCGTCAAGAACATATTTTTCCATACAAAATCCCCGAATACAAGCAATATAAATATGTCAAGGAGGATTGGTTCGAACAAATGCCCGAAAACGTATTTAAAGCGCTTGAGGCGAAATTAGGTTGGCATTTATGTATAACTTGTCAAAAACAATAACAACAATAATATTCACTTATATATTGTATATACATATTCATATATATAATATGGCCGACGAAGAAGAAGAACCTGGCAAATGGTATGATAATATTTTCCTGATAGACATTTTGATTTTCATTTTCTCTTTTGCGTTTTTAGCAATCGCTGGTGGTGTTATGTATGTTTGTTATCCGCCGGTAATGTTGGCGTTTCAAACTTAATACAATTCGTATAATACCGAATAAATAATTGAAATTGTATGTATATACCTCTATTTAGAACTATATACATCGTATCGTATCGTATCGTATCGTATTTGTAATGTTCAACTCTACGAAACTATTCGTCATCGGGGTTGTCGTCGCCGCCGTTTATTTTGTACTTAAATTTATGGAGATGCGATTCGTAGAACACGATAGCCAGAAACCATTGAAGGTGCTTATCCGCGATTCCATCGTCGTTTGTATTTCCGCAGTATTAGCAGTATTTATATTAAACCAATTCGAGAATATCGGTAGCGGCGGCGGTGGCGGCGGTGGCGGTGGCGGCGGTGCGCCTGCTGTATTTGTGGATACACCCGGGTTTTGATTCTTCTAATCTTCGTGTTCGTGTTCGTCCGCCGTAGACACGCCATTTTCATAATAGTGTTTTCCAACCTGGTTCAAGTTGGATAACATCAGGCGCCACGCGTCCTTATACGAATGCTCGGTATATTTCAGGTCTGACGACCATTTCTCGCAAAACGCACGAACATACGGCGCCGCGAGGGCGTTCTTATATTGGGGCATTGACGGAAACAGGTGATGCTCTATTTGAAAATTGAGATATCCCATAATCCACGTCACCCGCGCAGACTGCGTAGATATATTCACGGTGTGTTGTAGCGCGTATTCAAACCACAGGAGGTGTTTGTTTTCAGGAACTACGCCAGTAAATGTATGCGAGAGAGAGAAGTGGCCGAAGAGGTAGATAAAATTCCAGAAATTAACGACCATTAGGAGGAAATACGACCAGATGAGGCCGCCGCCGCCACTGCCACCGCCAGTGTAAAAAATAAGCGGCAACGATATTTGCGAAGCTGTCATAGAGACCATTTCAAACACGGCGGATGTACGCTCTCCCTTCGTCGTTGCGGAACATAATCGCTGAAATACCTTCTTCGGATGAAGATAATACATCCAAAACAAATGGACGAATATACCGTTTACAAGGGGCAAAAACGTCCACGCTTGAAGCCGCATCCACAACCTGTTCATAAACCTCGCGGTCTTGGGCCCGTTAGTGTTTGATTCAAATGCGCGATTGAAAAACGCCACGAGCGGTGTTGTATCTAGGTCAATATCGTGCTTGATTTTCTGGGGTGCGGCGTGGTGACGTTGATGCATCGAATTCCAGACGGACGAACTTACACCACCTCCGAATCCCATTATAAATGTTTGGATGGCGCGGTCGATGCGCTTGTTACCGGTAAAACTGACGTGGCCGCATTCGTGCTGGACCCACCCACAGCGGGTCTTGAATGCGATGAACGAGAGAACAGACGCATAGATATTATAGGACGCAAGCCACGTCCCCATCCCGAAATAAAATGCGAGTTCAAGCATACGGAAATAAACGTGGATATAATCCGGTTCAAATAAGCCTTGAATGACGAGCTTCTCGCGCATCTCTCGGAAATCGGCGGTCATTGCCTTTTGACGGTCGGTCAATGCGTGTTCGGGTGTGACACGCGGCGGCGGCGGCGCACTTTCCGGGTACATAGGCAATGATTTAAGGACTTTATTCACCCGGTCAGACGAGCGATGATGAAACTCGCGGAACACCTCGGTCGCGTCGGCGGTATTTTTGACGTAATTGATGATACTTCCGCCTGGATGTTTGAATTCGGTGATGTCGTAGGTTTTCCCGTCGATGGTGATTGTGTCGCGGGCGCAAGGGTCGTCGTCGTGGTTGTCCATTACTTTATCCATTACTTCTATCTATTATAGTATATATTCTAGTGTTTATATAATATTACAGAACATATTATAGTGATGAACGCCGTGACATCTGCGTCGCCCACGTTACTTATTAATGAGTTTCTCTCGGGACTGACGATTGCGCTCTTATTGATTCCAGAGTCCATCGCATTCGCATTTATTATGGGGTTGTCCCCGAATACCGGCATCCAAAACACAATGGTGATGTCTCTCGTAACATCATTATTCGGCGGTATGCCAACGATGATTTCGGGTTCAACCGCGGCGGTCGCCACATCCATCGCAGGAGTATCCACCTTACTCGGGAAAGAATACATCATCCCTACCGTCATCGCTGGTGGGTTCATCCAGATTTTAGCGGCGATGACCGGGTTATATAAGTATGTCACATATGTTCCAAAACATATTATGTCGGGGTTTCTGATTGCGTTGGCCGGGCTCATCGCTATCCATCAACTGGATAACTTCAAAGACAAGGAACATAAATGGTTGACCGGGCTTAAAATGGCGAATACGACCCTATTTACCGTTGTAAGCACGCTGATTGCGTTCTTCAGTGTCATTACAATCACGCATAGCAACGACCAACATATCCATATCCCCGGCGGTCTTGTATCAATGTTCGCAATCACAGCGTTTATTTACATTTTTACGCAATATTACAATATCGACCGCGTGAAAGACGTCGGCGCATTAAAGTCGGACCTCCCCTCCATCATTTCATCAGATTCAGTTAGTAAAATCAAATACGACGCGGACAGTCTTCTGAAAATGCTGCCATTTTCGGCGGCGATGGCGTTTACCGGGTTGTTGGAATCGCTTATTATGGTGAAGGATACCGAAAGCGCGCTGGGTATAAAGGGCGATTCGTTCCGCGAGAGTCTCGTCCAAGGTATCGCAAATGTGGTGACGGGTGTAACGGGCGGATTCGGTGGGTGTGTATTGGTCGGTCAAAGTAAACTGAATTTGGCAAATGGCGCGAAAACCCAGTTTTCATCCGTGATAACGAGTGTGCTTTTTATTGTCATATGTCTATTCTTTGGTCGCGCCATCAACGAAATTCCAATTGCGGCGGTAGTCGGTGTTATGTTGCTGGTCGTTTATAAAACCGGTGACTGGGATAGTTTATTCAAACCGCAGTCGTTTGACAGACGATGGGTCGTCACGATTATTACCGCCATTGTTGGGTTTGTGTCGGGCAGTCTGTCGCTGGGTGTCATCGTGGGCGTCATATTGGATAAGATGGCGGCGCGGGTGTGAAGAGATAAAATTGAAATAGTATGTGATTGAAATAGTATGTGATTGAGTATTATACATCATTATCACCTTTACATCAGAGATGTCGAGAGATTTGTTAGCAAAGATTGAAGCCGGCTGCTATGGAACTATGAAAGTTGAATGTGGGAAACTCGTATTCGAAGCATCCGGTGTTGTTTCGTATCCTCCGATTGGCCTTGTTCCTAGTGCGCCGCCACTTGTGGAAGACAATCATCGGGTTATTGATGAACTGCGAGATGAACTGAGAGAAACGAAAGAGAGGTTGGCTGTTCTGGAACAACAAGTCCAACAACTGTTCAAGTTTCGAGAGGCGGTTTTCTCCCCAGCAATGAACGATACGTATGGAAGTAGGACGGACTTTATAAATTTCAATACCAATTTCATAAAATTCGTTGAAGCAGGGGCAACATATGATGTAATGATTGGAAATCATCCTACTCCATTTTGGAATGGTTGTCGGAGGGGGCCGGGTGCTGGCGTGTCAATGACCGAATTTATAAGACTTCTGAAGACTAACCTACGCGCGGATATGATAAACCATTTCATCATCCGCCCACGTGGAACGAATACCCCTGATTGCGGGGTTGTCATCAAGTTCATCATTGACTGGATGGAAACATCGCCCAACCATATCGACATCACAATCTCAAATACAACCGAAAATCTTGCCATCGGGTTTGTCGTCGGTCTTTGTGAGCGGCTTAACCCAGATAAACTGTCAAAGCTCATCATCACTCAAGCGAAAATGTGCGAACATACCGAACTCAAAAACAAAGTAAACAAGGGCGTGTTCAAAAAAATGGCGTTCGATAAGTTAGTTGCGTCTCTTTAAGTTGTCGTCGTCGTAAAGTAATACTAATACTATTTTTTACTATAAACATAAAATTGATTCGATTATGTTTATATTGAATATAAAGGCAAGAATATGATTTATTCATTCATTCGCTGGTTCATTCGTATATTTAAAATGCCCGCCACCGGCTCTGACACCCCGACGTTCGTCCCTGCGCCAGAACCTGTTTCTGACGTCAAAATGGACACCGAGACCGACGCCGAGACCGACACCGACGCCGCGGCCATGTATTGGCCTCTTACTATAAGATCGGTTAGCAAATGCGACCTCTCGTATTTCAACGACAAATGGTCCGAAGATATGATTCGCGACGGAATGCGCGCAATTATTCGCGCTGGTGAACTACCACAAGTAAAGTCCAAAGAAATCAACGTATGGAAGTATCTCTCAGAGTATAGCCCACCAGAAGGCCGCGGGTTCCAGTTCAGCGCAGGCGATGACGACATCGTTTCGTTGGTCCAGTATCAGATGGAGGTTGGCCATTCTGGAGGTTCGATGGGATGGACGATGCGCAATATTGAGTTCATCGCGAAGAACGGGCTCCCGGCTCACCGAGAGCTGTTTCTTGCAAATCATCCCCACCGCAGCAGCGGCGACTAGACTGTATAATACACCGGCAATGTATCTACATTCATAAGAATATGCGTGTTTCGCCCCGCCTTCAAGAACTTCGCAGAGAGTGCTGCGTGCTTCTTGTATTTTTTATATGTGATTTTATACCCATCAAACAACGGATTGTGTATTTCGGTGGACGGGACGTGGTGATGAACCGACCGCGAAATCATCTTATACAGTTTAAAATCGGGATACCGCTCTTCGCCAGTGGATTTATAGAGCACATTACGCCCCTTGTCATCCGTCGTCCATTTTACAACCAGTTTAATTATGGGGTCAGAATTACACAGTTTTCCCACTTTACGCAGGTCGTAGATAAAATAGTCAAACAGCGCACACGCGAGCCGGCATAAATCAAAACTGAAATTGGGCTCTACTGTGGGTTTTTCCGGGTTATAATAGGGGGGGAAGTTGTATTGTGTGGCCGCGTCGCCTTTGGGGTGGAAACTGTCGCTACAGATGAGTTCGCCGCGGAACTTGTATATCGCGCGCCCGAAATCAATGATTTTGAAAATGCGACCATAGGTAGGAACTTTGTAATACTGGCCTTCGTAGATGTAGTAAATGAACTCCTCTTTCGTTTCAATAAACATCACATTGTTTGTATGAAGGTCATTGTGTGTAAACGCGAACATTTTCTGATAGATAACGAGCGTCATTATGACTTGGAATAGAATAGAGGCCCATTCTTCTTTTGTCAATTCATCCGTCATCATAATATGGTCGAGCGTGCTGACACACTTTTCAAGGAGGATGGCCTGGATGGGGAAATCGTTTATTTTTACGATGAGTTGTTCGTCGTCGCTGTCATAACTTCCGCTGTCGCTGTCGCTGCCGCTGCCGCTGTCGTATGAAGAGTTGTCGTCACCCGCTTTTTCAGCATCGCCAGTATCCTTATCTCCATCCTCGCCGCTGTCCTCGCCACTGTCCTCGCCGCTGTCGCCGCTGTCCTCGCTGTCGCCGCTGTCCTCGCTGTCCTCCCCGTCCTCCTCGTCACTTACCGTAGTATACGACGAATTTGACTGAGACGAATCACTATCGTCGTTGCCGTCGTCGTCGCGGTCTCTTGTCTGATTTTTTGGGATTAACGCCGCCATCGTATCGGCGAGTTCTTCCACATTTAAATCTACGACCTCTACGGATGTATCTCCAATGATACACCCATCATCCACGACCGACGCGGTATATGGTTCCACCACCATTGCTTCATTATCCGATACATTTTCAAGAATATGGATTCGGTTTTTGATGTTCGGGAAATCCTCCGGTTGGATATAGCTATTGCCCCCAGTTGCGCCAATCATCGGTTTCATTTTGTTGCGGATTTTCATCAACTTGCTTATATTGATATCCGAGAATTCGCCGCCGCCGCCGCCGCCGCCGCCGCCGGTCTCATCATCTCCGAATTGTGAATAATCAATCGTAAAGAGTTCGTTTTCGTATGTATTGAAAAAGGAGCATCCAACAAGATAGTCAATATCATCAAACACATTGGTGGAAAATTCGCGTTGTCTACACAAATAACTGCCATAATAGTCGACTCCATGGACGATTCCGTGTTCGTGAAGTGCGCGGCTCGTCAAATAGGAGAAAAATCCGTCAGCATACGACGAATTATTTGTATTGAGTATTTTATCATCACACGTTTCGGGCGTAGAATTGTATTTGGGAAGCGCGCGCGTTTTGTTATCCTTCTGTATATCATATTTCCCGGATAAATAACGGATAGGGTCAAGAAGAGGAGAATACTTGACAAACATTGGGACGTTGTTGGTATTTCCGTCGTCGTCAGCAATAATCGTTTCTAAATGGTTTAGGGAATGACTGCTGTGGTCAGCGTGGTCGGCAGCGTGGGCGGCGGCGGCGTCGGCATCAATGATTTGCGTTGGATGCGAGATGATATTCTGTAAATAATACTTTTGGTTCAATTGGATTCCGTTATAGTTGCTTTCATTTACATCAAAAAATCGTGAATATATCGGTATATAATTTTGAATATCATACAGTAATGCGGACTCTATTTTATCAGGGGTATATTTGTGTTTACGGTAATGAAGTTGGAACGCCGATGCCGAGGCCGATGCCGCATTGTCTGTCATTGTTCCTAAATGTATAATACTTATTGATATGATTGATGAATAGAAGTTTTATATTGATTTTAAACGGGCGTGTCCATTCCGTCCATTCGTAAAAATGTCATAAAAATAATATATGCCATTTTTATTACTATAATCGTCTACATCAATACTATGAATTTAGAACTCGCGAAGTTCGAGATGAAGGCTATCAGTTTTCGCCCCGATGAAAACAAGGGCCCAGTCATCGTTCTCATTGGACGTCGTGATACCGGTAAAAGTTTCCTCGTTCAGGACTTGATGTTTCATCATCAGGATATTCCCATCGGGACAGTCATCTCCGGGACGGAGGCAGGCAACGGATTCTTCGCAGCACATGTCCCAAAACTATTCATCCATGACGCTTATAATACGGCCATCATTGAGAATATTCTAAAGCGCCAAAAGGCTGTCCTAAAGCAGGTCAAAAAAGAACAGGATATGTATAAGAAGTCGTCCATAGACCCGAGGACGTTCGTCGTTTTGGATGATTGTTTGTATGATAACAAATGGACGAAGGACGTGATGATGCGCCTCCTCTTTATGAACGGACGTCATTGGAAGGTCATGTTAGTCATCACAATGCAATATCCCCTTGGTATCCCTCCAAATCTCCGCACGAATATCGACTACGTTTTTATCCTCCGTGAACCATATATTGCGAATCGTAAGCGAATCTACGACAATTATGCGGGTATGTTCCCCACGTTTGAGAGCTTTTGTCAGGTGATGGACCAGTGTACCGAGAATTATGAGTGTCTCGTCATCAATAACAACGCGAAATCCAACAAATTACAGGACCAAATCTTCTGGTATAAGGCACAACAGCACGGGCCATTCAAGCTCGGCAGTAAGGAATTCTGGGAAATATCCAAGAATCTCGGTTCTGATGACGAAGGAGAGCAGTCGTATGACCCTAATGCTGCGAAAAGTGGCAAGGGACCGAAGATTAATGTAAAGAAGAGTAAGTGGTGATGGAAAGTTGCCTTGGGCGCGTCCAAAGCAAGATGCCAAAATTAGCATTTTTAACCCTATTTCTTGCTTTTGATTTATAAAAGCGCCACCGGATTCCACCATCGCTTTCATAAATATCGCTTTTCAAATGTAAAAGAGACCGTATTCCGACCATCGCTTTTATAAAATCCGCTTTTGATTTATAAAAGCAACATCAACCTCCTATTTATCCGATTCAACACATCCGACAAATCAAATACAGGTTCATTCGGATTATAACGTATTATTGCGTAACCCTGATTCTTGATGAAGTCCTCTCTCACCGCCTCGTCCACCGAAGACCTGTCGCGATGCCCGTATTCGTCGCATTCTACTATAATCAAATCGTCCGTAAAGCACAAGTCGACCCGATAAGGCCCAATCTGAAACTGACGCGACATAGCGCGTAAACCGCGATACGCATTTTCAATAAACCCGATAGTCGGTCCTTCAATACACATCGGAAATCTGACAACATGTACTTGTTGTGATGCGGTAACAATGTATTTGTTTCTGAAATTAAATGAGTTCTTGAAGAGTTCAAACGCTTCTTCCGTCAGCATATAGACAATTCGGTTTTGTCCGCCATTCTGTTTTTTTGTTTCATTGACTACTTTCAGTTGTGACCTTGTATAATGGATATTCTCTCGGTAGTTCCTTTCCAAGTGTCTTATTAAATTGTATTTTGATGTCTGAAAACAAGACAACGACTCATCCAAATCGCGCGTGAATTCCGGCATAATATAAAAACGTATCTTCCACTTATTCATCTATAGTTCAGTTCAATTTTATGTTACAATTAATATTACAATCTTGCTTGTATTAAACTTGATTGCGTATCTTAAAACAACTTAAAGACATCCGTATATACATAGTATAACATACGCTCATAACGATGTCCTCCGCTTCTTCTGCCAGCGCCGCCTCTTCTGAAACCCTCAACATTGTTGAACTCATCGAAAAAAATCCAATCACAAGGTTGTCTCAAAAATATAACAATCTTCTTCTTGCTAAACTTCAAGAAACCTTTAATACATTCGAACAGCAATTGTTTGTTGCTAGTTTTTATTGTTACCTTAATTATGATAAGAATACTGACTTTGTTGTTGACCTGGATGATGTATGGAGATGGTTGGGATTCACACAAAAAGTAGCCGCAAGATTATTGCTTGAAAGCAATTTCAAAATCTGCGTAGATTATAAAATTGTCACATCAGATGATAGCGACGACGAACAACCATCTCATTCACCAAACAAAGCCGGTTCAGACAAACCCAAAAAACACGGTGGCCATAACAAACAAACCATCAAACTTACTATTCGTTGCTTTAAACTTCTCTGTCTTAAAGCACAGACCAAGAAAGCAGGTGAAATCCACGAGTACTATATGAAACTGGAAGAAACTCTTCACCAAATCCTCGATTCTGAAACCAGCGAACTCCGTGCGCAACTCGAACAAAAGAACGAAGTAATCAGCACCCTCAACCAAGCCACCATCACCCTCACCCAAGAAAAGAAACGCGCAATTGAACAAACCCTCATCAGCCAATTTCCAGTGAATACTCAAACAATTTACTTCGGCACCATTGACAACACCAACGCCGACAACGAAAAACTCATCAAGTTCGGACAGACCAACGACCTCTCCACTCGTGTCGCAGACCATCATAAGAAATACACGAACTTCATTCTCGCGGCCGCATTTCGTGTCACCAACAGGTCTGAAATTGAGAACCACATCAAATCGCATCCAAAAATCAAGCGTCAACTTCGCACCATTGAAGTCGCCGGTAAAAACAAAACCGAAATCATCGCATATGACAGCACCAATTTCACAATTAGTCGCTTGACAAAGCACGTTCAAGACATCATTCACGCTACAATGTACAATGTGGAAAACTTCAACAGGCTTATTCAGCGCAATCAAGAATTGGAGGCCGAGAATGCGAAACTCGCGAGCGACCTTGAATCAAAAAACAAGGCCATCCACGACCTCACACTTGCGAACAATGAACTCCGCGAGAAGACCGCGCAACAATCGCAGGCACTTCAAGTCGTCGCGACTGAGAATGAATCCCCCTTCACTCAACACATTCTTCTCCCCGATAATGAACTCACACAAAAGTTCGACGAATTCGTCGCAACATGCTGTATCGTGCGCCCTGATGTGGAAGAGGAATCCGTGAACCTTGAAGGGCGTTTTCGTCTTTGGTCGCACACGAAACCAACGAAAGAGACCTTCCACGCATTGAAACATTATATGGACGTCAAATTCAAACCCAAACGTATTGACCGTATTCACGGTTATCAGGGTATCAAATTGAAGACAGTAGAATACAAGAAGGTCATCGCAACCGAGGCCGAAAACCCAGCACAATTCAGTGTGGAAACCTTTATATTCCAGTGCTGCCAATTCTCCGACCGTGGCAAAATCCTGAATTCAACACTCCTGAAAGAGTATCAGCAATGGAAAATATCGGTTGGACAGACCCCAAGTGAAACCGATTTGAAGAACCTGAAGACGTATTTAAATTCGAGTCCTAACGCATTGAAGGCGACGATTTGGGTTGAAACCGCGAATGAAGGCTATTACGGAGTGGGTTTATGTCAAAGTTATACCGAATTGAAACAGTCCGCAGTCCAAGAACAAGGCGCAAACGCTATCATCGGCGTCCAACTTTCAACCACCGGCAAGAAGGTGGAAAAACGATTAGTGGGAACCAATCAAGTCCTCAAAACGTGGAACACCATCGCGAAAGCCTCGGAATCCGAAGGATTTTCCACCGCCAAAATGAGCCGCAGTGTAAAAGACAAAACAGTATTCAAGGATTATTATTACTGTGTCGCGCAATCCGTCTAAGTAACGAATTCACACGACCAGTAATAATATCATTATAATATCTTGGACTATAATCTCCGGATTATAATCTTATGTTTTATTATAACGAACTCAAATGAAAACTCTCCAATTTACAAAACCGAAGACCGCGTCTTCTACCGATTTTTCTGCTGTATCTGCTCAAGCAAAGAATTCATCTCTTAGTTTTGGTGGTGGCTACAGCCAGTCTAGTGGGTGGAACGCCAATGTTACATTTACCAAGAAATGGTAGATAAAGCGTATGTGACATTATTATTACTTCAGTAGTAATAATGACCTTTGTTTTCATTTAGAATATTCAAATACTAATCAACGTCCTTCGCTCCCGCCGAGGCCAACCTCGACAACCCGTGGTCGCTATTCTTATCCATCACGACATCCTCGCTCTCAAACAACTCCTTGCGCATATCTTCCACAGTCATCGTCACTGACGACGTCTCGTCCACGTGATTCCAAATACCGCCGCCAACTCCCTCGCCCGCACTGCCCGCACTGCCCGCACTGCCCGCACTGCCCGTGCTCTCGAGGTCCTTCGGCTTCGCATCCACCAATGTCTCGCCGTCCTTCGCCAACATCTGCGTCAACTTGTTCCCGCTCTCCTTCGCCAACTTCATATTCTCCTGAATCGCCTTTGCCTTCGTATCCTTGACACGCTTGTCAAACTCGGTCTTGGCCTGCTCCTCGTTCTTCTTCTTCTCCATCATAAGCTGATTCAAGGTCTCCTCCATATACTCTACCCGACCAGTCTTATACGCGTCAGGGTGAAAGGGAACCCACAAACCGACAGGTCCGACGAATACATCGTGATTCGGGTCCACCTCACGCAACATCTGACAACGCAACTCGGCCTCCTTCTGTGAACCGAACACGCCGCGCACCTTCAAACCGCGCACAGTTGTCTGGAAATTGTGCTTCTCGTTGAATTCGCCATCAAGGTCATCCTCATGTTTGTCTAGGAAGGTTTTATACTCGTCATAGATGTTCGTCTTTTGAAGCGTTTCCTTCTCTTCTTTAGCAAACTCCTGAAAGTCCGCTGTCAATTTGTCAAAATTAACGTGGTGCTTAAATGAAACGAAATTAAGAAACTGGACAAACTTCTCCATTGACTTTTGATAGTCCCAGTAATGAAGAAACTTCTCAAAAAAGAAATGGTCCTTCTGCTTCAAAATGTGTTCTGGCGACACGAAGGACAAACACGCGAACTTCTGACCTGCGATGGGCTTGTCTTCCTCTAACAAGTCGATATATTTAGGATTGGCATCACCGGTAGTAGCGTGTTTAAGTTCAACGCCGGAAGGAGTGGACATAGCGAAATGAATGGAATGGAGCTGAATGGAATGGAATGTATAATATACTACATTATAGATGTTTAAGTTATTTAACGCATAACTCTTGTAAATATTAATTTCTTGACATTATTTATAATAAATAAACACAATGTCTGGAGTTTTTGATTTAGGCGAACTCGTGAAGAGAACCATTAAATATTTGGTAGAGGGTGTTATGGTGGCTATCGCTGCTTACGCCATCCCCAAACGCAGTTTGTCGTTTGATGAGGTTGCCCTTATTGCTCTGACCGCCGCGGCCACCTTCAGCATCCTGGATACATATGTTCCCAGTTTGGCTGTTAGCGCCAGGACTGGTGCGGGCTTTGGTATCGGTGCCAACCTCGTCGGATTCCCTACCCCTCTCCGCGTCTAAATACAACGCGTGATTCCATTCCATTCATTCCATTCATTCCATTCCACCCCCCGTAATATATGCTTCAACTAGTATATATTACCGCAATGGTCGTTCTACCAGGAGTCAATGAATTTCGGTCCTGGGTCGGATTCCCCCCTCCCAAAAAAGAAAGTGGCGCTGTATCCGAACTCCGCGACCGCTTCAATTCATATCATTACAATATCGTAGAACGCGACCCCGACCGTTTCCGTATTTTCGTGGCTTTAGCAATTACGTATATTATCGTTCTCCTCGTCCAACCTACACGATATTATTGGTGGTATCCATCATTTAATGTCACGATATCGGGGTTCGGTAAAGCATTCCCGGAAAGTCGCACCGAAATCCACACGGTCGTCACCGAATACATTATGAAGCGAATGCCGAGTGACGTCGCATTTTTTCGTATGACAGATATGAACCCTGCCACCGCATTTACACCGGTGATTACACCCGACGAAATGTCCGTCACGGAAATGGACGGGATTATGACAAACACCCGTGTCATTTTCATAACGAAAATGATGAAATGGTTCTATAATCGCGCCCGTCCAGCACAAATCGCGCCAGAACTCATCAATGAGGCAAATGGGACGCTTTTGCGGTCAGACGCCGCATCAACTCCCGCATACCCATCGGGGCACGCCGTTCAGACTTATTATTTAGCGAAAATACTCGCACGTAAATTTCCCGCCAAAACCCAGGCGATTATGGATATCGCGACCAAGTGTGCGAATATTCGGATTATGGCAGGGCATCATTACCCGAGCGACCGCGATTTTGCGTGGTGGGTCGTAGACCGGTATTTAACGGACGCGTAGAGTCTTGGCGCTACATATGCATTCGCATCGTCGTCGGCGGCTTCGGCTTTTTCACAAGGTCCGTCATCAATTTCTCATAATTTACGTCTTGTTTCTCTATATCACTATAACCAGCCCGCTGGATTACGCAGACAGGCGTGATAAGATACCATCGGTCCGCGCGTTGAAGCTGTTTCCAATACGCATCACACGCATATACAGACGCATTTCCCGGGTTCGCAGTGAGCCCCGCAAGCCCTTCTTCAAAATTACGAAGTAACGTGTCATAATACCGACTACATACAAGATAACAGCCCGTCGTCTGGCAATTCGCAATCCGAAAACAATCCGGCGCTTCTATTTTAAATGGCGGGAAATTATTCCCGGAAAACAATACGACGTCCCATTCATCGCGAAACCGCGAGAGAAAGGACGACACTTGATGAACTAGCACTTCTGGGTGAATAAGCAACGCGTCATCTTCAAAAATGAGAACGTGGTCCCAACCATTATTCTTCGCAATACGAATACATTCAATATGGCTTTTGGTGCATCCAATCGCACCGTTATTGTCATCCCGAATCGCCGAAAAACGCGCAACTGGCGCAAACGCGAAATCCTGCGGGTATCGTCCGTGGAGCTCTTCAAACTGCTTTTCGAATAATTCGCGACGGTCACGCCGCGAATCCAGATTGATGTAGACTGCGTGCTTTATATCGGAAAATGTACGAAGCATTGTATTTCTATATCAATAACAATAACAATATATATTGAGTAATATTTACTTTTATATAATAATTGTAAATATTTATACGTTTATCGATAGTATTGGTTTATTGTAGAATGACCGCTGTAAACATAACATTTAGCTCGTGTTTGTACGGTATGAAAAACCGACACGGCTACGAAAAACATCTGAATTGGTTTCGCGATTTTATTCGCGTCGTGAACAGGTTTTATCTGGTTATTTATACTGGCGAGAGTGAATACCCCTGGATTTGCGATGAAGTTCGAAAACTGGGGGAGGACACCCAGCGAAAAATAAAGGTCGTCCTCAAACCATTTTCGGAGTTTCATAATTCGAAACACGAGAGATTTTGGATGGATAATAATGCGAGCCCCGGATGTAAACTCGCAACAATCGCAGATTGGCGTCTCAATATGCTGTGGTGTGAAAAGACTCATTTTGTAAGAGAGACCATTGAAAACCGATACTTTGACACCGAATATTATGGGTGGTGTGATGTCGGTTATTTTCGCGATACTTTATCGCCAGGGAGTACGTATCGCGAGAGAATATGCGAACACTGGCCCAATCCAGATAAAATCAGGCGACTTCATAAAGATAAGGTATACTATGGATGTAATCTGTCGCCTAGTCAGTTACATATTGGGTATACTTATCACGCGCGGTATTTTAACAATGCCGACCCCGAGACCGGGATTCCGAGAGAATCATATCCCAGGCGCGCACATTTGTTGAGTGGTGGGTTTTACATCGCCGGGCGTGAAAAGGCATTGTGGTGGTGTTCCCGGTTTCAAGAAATTCTTGAACTTTATATTACGAATAATGTGGTGATTCAAGACGACCAACACATCATCGCACATTGTGTTTTTACGAGACGTGGAACGGCGAGTGGAACAATGAATGGAATGAATGGAATGAATGGAATGAATGGAATGAATGGAATGAATGCCGGAACCACGAACCCCGATTTTTGTATCATAAAAGTAAACGAAACAAACGAGGACGCTCTATGGTTTTTATTCCGAGACTTCCTGTTATGAGGAACACATTCAGGCTTAAATATACAAGAATAGATTATGTATTGTTACAATGATAACGGCTACAATTATGGGCGGGTTAGGGAACCAGCTCTTCCAAATATTCGCAGTGATTGCGGCGGCCCTTCGCAATCACGACACATTCTTTTTTATGCGGCAAGATGAATTAGAGGGTAATCCTGGACATCCGCGTTATACACATTGGACCACATTATTGCGCGGGTTACGCCGATATCTTACGCCGTCCAATGATACCACCGAGAGAATGTTTCAGTCCTTGCCGCGATGGGATGAAATCGGGTTTCATTATTCTGCGATCCCCACCGAAACCGTGAAATACCCGAAACCGCTGCGTCTTCACGGGTATTTCCAGAGTGAGCGATATTTCGCAGATAAATACGCAGAGATATGTGATATGTTACAACTACGAGAACAACAAACCTGGATAAAGCAACTTTATGATAACGAAACGTGGAGCGGCGATTACTCGGACGGAAAACTGGGGTCGACGCGGCGCGAATTAGTAAGCATACATTTCCGCATTGGGGACTACGTGAAGAATTTACACATCCATCCGGTGATGACGGTGGAGTATTATTATCGCGCGATTTCACATATTATTGCCACGGCGCCTTCGGTACCTTCGGCATATTCATTCCTCATATTCTATGAATCACGCGACAAAGAAATCGTTCTCAATCACATTGCGGAATTAAAACACCGTTGTGCGACGGATATCCACGGACCCGCATACGGACGCGATATCCAGTTTCATTTTGTTCGTGATACCATCGCGGATTGGCAGCAGTTGCTTTTGATGAGCGTATGCGACCACAATATCATCGCGAATAGCACCTTTAGTTGGTGGGGGGCGTATTTCAATGCGAACCCCGGGAAGGTCGTTTGTTATCCGAGTGTTTGGTTCGGCCCTGGCGTGGGCCATAATACACGTGATTTGTGCCCGGAGTCCTGGACCCGGATTTGAAACTAGATTATTTGAATATAAATATTTCAGTTTGTAATCATAGAAAATGAAATATTCCGATTTATTTGGTCGACGAAAAAATACGTTCGAAACGTCGTATGAACTAATGAACGATGGTGATATTAGCATTATATTTTTATGACACTATAATATATAATATTTAGAAATAATGGCAAAACAAACGAAAAAACGATTTCGAAAGTCCAAACGCAAGCAATCGCGTTCATTAAAAGCACGGAATAATAAGTATCGAACCACCATGAAATCAAGGAGGAAGGGGAGAGTTGTTATGCGAGGAGGAGCACCGGGGGATAATAAGTATGTTTTTGATGGTGATAATTTATTATCAAGTAATGATAACACTCTTATTCAAAAGGGTGTTCAATCATTATCAGATGGAGATAATGTTAATTTTTTAATTGGAATGAAAGTCGGACAAATTGCATATATATATAGTGGAGTTGATTTAACGCTACCACTCACAGAAGAACTGGAACGCAATTTTAACCAACAAGATATTAAGAGGCAAATGATTATTGGACGTGGAAAACTTGTAATTAAAAAAATGTTGGAAACACCAGAACTTACAAACCGGAGTAGTAGAACTATTACTGGGATGTTCGAAAACGGAGAGGTTAGTGGTATGGGAACAATAGAATGGTTTGATGGTGATAAATACGAAGGAATAATTAAAGGTAACAACGCAAATGGTGAAGGTACATATCTGTATGATAACACATATCCGGGAAAAAAAGTTACTGGCTTTTTTAAAGATAATCGTATGATTAATGGCATCGGATTTATGCCGTGTAAAGACGGCCATACGTATGAAGGTGAAATACGTGGAGGGAACATGGACGGCGAGGGTAAATATACCTCTATAGAAGAAACATTGGAGGGAACTTTCCAAAAGAACAAGAAAAATGGTGTTTTTAAAATTACTTACCACTCCGACGGTAAAATTGAGGTACGGACATATAAGGATGACGTGATAGCACCAGCACAAGGACAAGCACAAGCACAAGGACAAGCACAAGAACCAGCACAAGGACAAGCACAAGGACCGGCATCAGCATCATTATCGGGATCATCAGCATCAGCATCAACATCAGCACCACAAAAAAGTTTGTTTAGGAGGCTGTTTCATCTGCCTGCCCCCAAAGGAGCATACCAACGATTAGCCGATGCCGATACACTGGGACGAATTTAAAATATAATGGTGGTACGTATGAGGGTGAATATAAGGTGGACAAGGGGTGCGTCACCAACGCTCTTCCACATACCAAACTCGAACACGTTGGAAAGATTACACGGACAAATAGAGCATCTTATCGTGGAAAATGGAAGGATTGACAAAAAGAGGAAAAGGGGGTAATGCGTTGCCATGACGATATAATCTTCAAAGGCAAATGGATAATGACATTCCAATAGGAGAGTTGAGATAATAATTGATGGTGTTAAAAAATCAATAAAATACCTGCGGATGTAATTGATGACTATGGTAGTCCCGATTCACCTACCTCTGGTTCATAACTGGATTGAATGGATTTCACGCTCTTATGCCATCATTGATTTTCCTCCACCCCTCCCTCACGGCGTCGCAATAAACACCCAATCCAACTCAATACATATCTGCTTCCATATCTGGTCTTGCTCTATCCGCTTCTCTCGGTCTTTCAACATTGGGAAGAATGGCAGGAACTCGCGCCGCCCCAGTAACTCGCACAGCTTATACACCGTATAATAATAATTCAGGAAATTCACCCGGTCGTCGGGGCAAAATTTCGCATAGGGTCCCTGGATTTCCATAAACAGATTACACAATCGGTCTTCGAGGTCAGGCGTCATCACCGGTGGTTTAATCCCCAACTTATCTTTAATAAATGGAATGTGCTCGTAATATTTATTAAATCCCAGCTTCTTCATAATCTCTTTCGCCTTCTTATCCGTGAATTGGGTAATTTCAATCCGCTCCTTCTTGATTTGCTGTTTGATGCTTTCGAGCACATTATCGGGGATACACGTCGTCTCCTTCGCCTGGAACTGTGCGAGGATTTCGCGGAAATGATTGATGCGCTTATACGCGTAAAAACACGCCTCTTTAGGCGGTTCCTTATAAGAGGGTTTCTCGTTGTCAATGAGGAATACTACCTGCTTCGCGCACTTATTACATACCATAATACCTTCGCTTTCCACCGGAATCATCTCGCCCTGGTGGCAGAATTGGCAAATATCCGTAGGGTAGACATATTTAGAAACATCCATATACGTCTGGTCAATACTCGCCAGATACTTTTCTACATTATTGTGCTGGTTTTTGAAAAGTTCCTCCGTTTTCTTCGCTTCGGGGAGATTGAAGAACGCATTTAGGGATTTTGTTTTCATTGAACCGCCGCTGGTTATGGTTTTCTTGGTCTCAAAATACTCAAAGATATACTCACTGTTGTGGAGGTAGTAGTTTTTATAGTCTTGTTGGTGCTTTTTAATGGTCGCATTGATTTCTTTAATACGGTCACGGATTTCGAGGCATTCGTCTATACTGCTCGGCCGCGGAATCGCTTCTTTGCTTCGCAAATCCGCGATTCCACGACCTCGCGCTTCGCCGCTAGAATCCACGTCATCGTTGCTAGAATCCACATCATCACATCCTATCGCACCTCCCCCCGCCAATTGAACGTAGTTCCCGCCGTTGGGGGGCGGAACCCCCCCCGCCAATTGAACGTAGTTCCCGCCGTTGGGGGGCGGAACCCCCGTAGTCCCGCCGTTGGGGGGCGGACACCCCCCACGTATAAATTGTAATCGTTCCTTTAGGGAATTTCTCTCAACGATGAGACCTGGAATAATCATATCTTGTATATATTGAAACTCGGTCTGTAACTCTTTATGTTTGCTATCTAGTGTAGTTATACTGCGCTCATCCAGCATAATCTTTTTAGGAGGCTTATACTTAAATAATGACATCGTTCTATCACCGCCGCCGCCGCCACCGCTGCCGTTATTGTAGTATAAGAAGGTTTAGCAATTTTTGTTTAATTTGTATTTCGTTGATTTATCAATGATTTATTATTAATGATTATTTCGTATAATATGTCAAATTCGCGAATTTTTTTTCTTTTTGAATAGTATAACAAGCATTTTACAATGGGTGGAGGACTTATGCAACTTGTCGCCTATGGCGCCCAAGACGTTTACCTGACTGGTAACCCCCAGATTACTTTCTGGAAGGTTTCCTACAAGCGTCACACCAACTTCGCTATGGAGTCTATTGAGCAGACTTTTAACGGCCAGGCTGACTTCGGTCGCCGTGTGACCTGCACCATCTCCCGTAACGGTGATTTGGCGTACCGCACCTACCTTCAGGTTACTCTCCCCGAGATTAGCCAGTCCCTCAAGAACACTTCCGGCAGTGCCGGCGTTTATGCCCGTTGGCTCGACTTCCCCGGTGAGCAGCTCATCTCTCAAGTTGAGGTTGAGATCGGTGGCCAGCGCATTGACCGCCAATACGGCGACTGGATGCACATCTGGAACCAGCTCACTATGTCCACCGAGCAGCAGCGCGGTTACTTCAAGATGATCGGCAACACCAGCCAGCTCACCTTCATCACCGACCCCTCCTTCAACGACATTGACGGCCCTTGCGATGCCAACGCTCCTCGCCAGGTTTGCGCCCCCCGCAATGCTCTCCCCGAGACCACCCTCTACGTCCCCCTCCAGTTCTGGTTCTGCCGCAACCCCGGTCTGGCCCTGCCCCTCATCGCTCTTCAATACCACGAGGTCAAGATTAACCTTGATATCCGCCCCATTGAGGAGTGCTTGTGGGCCATGTCCAGCCTCAACGACGCCTCCACCACCATCAAGGTCACCTCCGCCTACAACCAGTCCCTCGTCGCCGCTTCCCTCTACGTCGACTACGTCTTCCTCGACACCGATGAGCGCAGACGTATGGCCCAGAACCCCCACGAGTACCTCATCGAGCAACTTCAGTTCACCGGTGATGAGTCCGTCGGTTCTTCTTCCAACAAGATCAAGCTCAACTTTAACCACCCCGTTAAGGAGCTCATCTGGGTCGTCCAGCCCGACAAGAACGTTGACTACTGCTCTTCCCTCGAGAGGGGCTCCGTCCTCAACCGCCTCCTCGGCGCACAGCCCTTCAACTACACCGATGCCGTCGATGCCCTCCCCAACGCCATTATGGCATTCGGTTCTCACGACTCTGTCGCCAACAACACCGGCTCTTACATCAGCGCTTCCGGCCTCTTCAATGACGCCGCCGCCCAGGATGTCTACACCACCGGCACTTCTTGGTGGCACGGGGCTGACCAGTCGGCCACCGGCACTTACAACCTCCCCAACTTCGGAAGCGGCCTTGCCTCCGGTGTCTCTGATGCCGGCACTTTTGTCCTCACCGAGACTTCTCTCGACATGCACTGCTGGGGTGAGAACCCAGTCGTGACTGCCAAGCTCCAGCTTAACGGCCAGGACCGCTTCTCTGAGCGCGAAGGAACCTACTTCGACCTCGTTCAGCCTTGGCAGCACCACACTCGCGCCCCAGACACCGGAATCAACCTCTATTCCTTCGCTCTGAGGCCCGAGGAGCACCAGCCTTCCGGCTCGTGCAACTTTTCTCGTATTGATAACGCTACCCTTCAGCTTGTTCTTTCCAACGCCACCGTTGAGGGAACTAACACTGCCAAGGTTCGCGTGTATGCCGTGAACTACAATGTTTTGAGGGTTATGTCGGGCATGGGGGGCCTCGCCTATAGCAATTAATTTTTTTGTTACGAGTTATCGTCACATATTTTTATTTCAAACTATGAAAAAATATGTGTCATTCTTTGAGTTTTAATTTCAATTTTTCACTCCTAAAAATTGAAATTATTTATTCTATTTTAATGGAATACATACCGACTACATATTCATTCCGCGACACATTCGTTACGCTACTCTTCATTACGCTATGAGCCACCAATTCCAACAACAATACGACTATATCACCCAGCAATACGGCTCCGCTGCCGCCGTCGTCGACTCCGACTCTGTCTCCGTTACCTTCAAACCCGGCCACACGAAATCTCTCGGACGCGCCGCCAACCAAATGAAAAATCCGCTCTGGGAAATCACAAACCCACAAACCGGCGAAGTCACATCGGTTATTATGTATTGCGAACCAAATGAATACTGCGAATTATGCCCCAGGAGCTACCAAAAAATACTGGACTACGAAGCAACCCACAACAAAGGCGAGAAACTCACGTGGTATAAAACCACAAACGGATATATTTCGTGTCACAATAACGTCTTCATCCATCAAGTGATTATGGACATGTGGGGGAATGGAAAAGGCACGAGCATCGTGAGCGTCGACCACATCGACCGAAATCCTCTGAACAACCGCTACGACAATTTGCGCATTGCGACGATGCAAGAACAGCAAAAAAACAGCAAAGGAACTGCGGATGACGGAACCAAACGCGAGAGAAAACATAGTGCTCGCGCTCTTCCCGCCGGTATCACCCAAGATATGATGAAGAAGTACGTCGTGTATTATTTTGAATACTTGGATAAAGAACACACGCGGACGAGAGAATTCTTCAAGGTTGAAACGCACCCCAAACTTGAAAAACCGTGGATGACGAGCAAATCCGAAAAAGTATCGCTTCTTGACAAATTAAAATCAGCGAATGATGTCGTCAGCGATTTGGATAAGGGCATCTTCCCCGAAGATACCGCACCCGCTGCGGTGCTCCCGAAGTATATCTCGCTTATCGTGAAAAGAGAAAAACCTCACTTGGTATATGAAAGAAAAAGACAAGAAGACGGTGTTCGTGAAGAAATGCGTATGGTATTGCCCGCAAATTATATACTCAAAGATGAAATCGTGAAGATGAAGCAAAAAGTAGAGGCGAAATACGTGGTGATGTTGGATTAACGGGCTGATTTGATTCGGCAATGTCCCAGAATATTCACGAACATATTCAACTACCATTGATTCATTGATTCATTGATTTTTTCGTAAACTATGTTGTTTTTTTCGGATTGGTTTCGCTAGGTAAAATATAAAATATAAAATATACAACCACTATATATCTCGTATATTCATAAATAGAACTAATGGAATTATTCAATTATAAAGGCGCATTAGACATAAACTACGCAAGAATTCAACATTTAGATACATTACAATTGAACTTCAATAATAAAACTGTTTTAGAAACTGGGTGTGGTGGTAGAGGTGATATAACCAGATATTTATTAAGTAAACACGCAATTGTAACGTTAAATGATTATAGAAAAGATAATATAATGGAATTATTGAAGTCAATACAGAAGAAATTAGATTTCAATACGTGGGATTTGAATCAACCGTTTCAGCTAGATAAAAAATACGATATCATTGTCTGTTATGGCACATTGTATCATTTGAATAACCCAGAACAGGCTATTGCGAACTTTGCCAACTCGTGCAATGAGTTTTTGGTGCTATCAACCATAACAAACGGCACAAATGATGAATCTATAAATATTACACCCGAACTTATATCATCAAGCAATCAGGCCGGAGATGGTTATGGCTGTAGACCAGGGCGGATGTTTTTATACAACACACTACAGAAATATTTCAAATATGTGTATTTAATCAAAACCCAACCAAGAAACCAAGAGTTCCCGTTAAAATTTCCGGCGGATCCAAAGCTGAATGCGCGAAATGTGTTTATTGGTTCCCATATCAAAATAGAAAGGGATTTACTCGTTGAAGAACTTATTAACGAGTTTGAATATTGATATTATGTAAATCGTTCGCATTTCTGAAAAATCTTCATCGGTTTCAAATGACGGCGCTTTTATATAATCAATTACAGCATCGTTTGATGTATTTATCAATCACACACCGAGGCGTTGTTTCATATCGGATACTCTATATCGCGCCAGTTTATCGTGGAACCGGTAACCTTATGTTGCTTATAATGTTTCTGATTGAGAGATTTCAGTTCTTGAATATACCTGGTATTCACGAGTGTTGGGTGAACGTACCAATCTTCGTACGGGTATTTATACCCATTATTTATGTCCTGAAATACGGAGGTATATCCTCGTCTTGCAAAGATTTCACGAGAGATTTCACGAGTATTATGAATATTAGAGCAATAAATGTCGTGTTCAAATGTCACCGTCGCAAATGTATAAGTGTCAAAGATATCTCTATCCAAGAGCTGTAGTGTTTTCAAAGTTGACCCGTTCGATTCCTCTAAATCAATCTGTAAATAATCTATTGCGTGAGGTGCGTTCATTGTTTCAAGGACGTCCTTGTATACAATTTGGGAAGCGTCGTTGATGAGATGAATGCTGTTTGGGCGATATTGCTTGTAAAGAGGCAGGAATTGTGCGTCGTATTCTACCATAATGCCTTTCCACTTGTATTTGGTTTCTAGAAGGTAGGTGTTATTCGCTTTAATCGGATGATTAGAGCCAATTTCCAGGAAATAACCGGATTGTTTCCCTTGAACCGCATGAATCGCGAACTTATCTTGTTGGGATTCTCCGTGATACATTGCGTTTATATAAACGCCGTTTATTTTTTTAATATGGTTTACCGAAATGACGACTGCGCTGGAAGAAAGCGTAGCCACTCCTATCATAATTATTCTTGAAATATTGAATCCGTGTTCCAATTTATATTTTTACTAAAATTGAAGCATAATATTTACAGCCAAGGCCATAAACCCGCGATGCGACCACTACGCCTTATCCCTCCAACCGACCTTACACCGGGAAAAATATACCTCATCAGAGAAAAACGGCCAGAATTTGCCCACCTGAATAGCAAAGGCGTCTTTGTAAAAAATGATTATCCGCAGTCACCTCATCAGTGCACGATGAGCCACTTCACGAATGTTCAGAGTAGAAATAATACGCGCTACCCCGACTTGAGCCTTCAAGACGCATATTGGAATTATTATGAAGCCGATGCCGTTGAACGCGCCTATACTACCCAGGCTCTTCGCGTGATTACTGGCGACCCAGATTTCATATTTCATATTTGACGATAATCTTGTCATTATTATGATGCTCTACATCCTGCTTACAACCCCAGCCCCAGCCACCTTCCACAAAACCACTGACACGACACTTCCGGCGATGAAACCGTTGCCGGCCGCCTCCAATGTCTTTCCGAATAAGAAATAGGCGATGGCTGGGAACACGATATACGTGAGCACGGCGTAAAACGCCATAACGCCGGTGTATTTTGTAATGTTGAAGTTGAGATTCATGTTCGTTGTGGATTAGGTTATGAAGTAACGAGAGAATATATATTTTTTATTGACAGCTGCGCCGCGCGGGTTCATTCAACCCAACGCGGCCCTAAACGTAAAATATAAAACCACTATGGTGCTTACGATTGTAGTCATCATAGGCATCCAGTTGTATTATAACGACTTTTCATACTAACGCTCCGCTTCGCTCCGCTACAGCCCTCGCAACAACCCCTCAATACTATCCAAGTCCGTCAAAAACCGCGGATACCGCGCGTGAAATTCGCGCATCCTGGCGAAACAATCCGGATAGGACTGGTCCAAGAGTTCCTCTGTTACATCAGCCCATCTCTCAACAACTAAACACGGAAACCCCGTGTCGGGCGCATACAACCGGTCAAACACCGTATGAGTCCGGAGGACAATCGGAACGCAGCCTAAGTAAATACATTCGTAAAACCGATGCGTATCCACACCGCACCCCCGCGGACAAAGCGCATACCGGCTTTCCAGCGTCTTATCATAGACTAGCGCCGCCGGCACTTTTTCAAACGGGTTCGTCGCCGGCGCATTCTCTGTGGAGGCAGCGGCGGCGTCGGCGGTGTCAGCGTCATTGAGGTTATAAATAAACGACGACGCGCCCGCACCAGTAAACCACTGGTAGCACTCCTGGCGTGATGGATGCGTCCATAGACTGAAACACAGTAAACATTTTATCGGCCGCACATTTGCGCCCAATGTCGTGCGAAGCGACACCCCCTTTTCAAACAAGCAAGAGTGATGAAACCGGTGATGCATCAAGATAATCGTCCCGCAGTCGCGGATTCCTATCGGCATAATGCCCACTTTCGGGTGGTCGTATTCATTGTTTTGGACGAGTATCCGAATACTCACAGGAAGTAATCTCTCAACAAACTCCCACGCCACCAGCGGTTCTTCCATAATATAAAACACGACGTGGACATTACGCGCCCGTAGAATCGCGACGAGGGTATGAACGGGAACCTCGGATTCTCTCGTCGATATAAATACGGAATCTCCCTCGCGCAACTGTGCGGCGTATTCTGCGTAATCGTGAATCCCTACATTCACGCGGTTGGTATAACACAGTGTGCTCCGCAACGCGAACCCGATTTGCGACAATTTGAAGATGAGTCCCCCATAAAGAGAACGTTTTGCTTGTTGAATTGCGTTCATTGCCGACCTTGATAGTATTTAGGAGCGTTCAAGTTTTATATGTTTTATGCCGTGGTTATACAAATGACCGACGCCTCCGACGCCACCGACGCCGACACCGCCATTTCCGCTGCGACCCCGCCGCAGTCTCCCGCGCTATCCGGCATAAACGACAAACGCGAGAGAAAGCAGACCGCGCAGATATTGCCGCCGGGAATAACGCATAATATGATGAAAAAATATGTCGTATATTACCGAGAGATGGTCTACCTTAAAAACGGAAAACGAATTCCGAGAGAATATTTCAAAGTGGAGTCGCATCCCAAACTCGCGCGTCCGTGGGTGACATCCAAATCTATGAAAATCCCCCTACTTGAGAAGTTAAATGACGCAAATGAATATGTTATGAAATTGAGCGCGACCGCGCCAGCGTCCGACCCCGCGACCGACCCCGCGACCGATCCGGCGACCGAGTTGCCGAAATATACAATGCTGCGTATCGTTCGCGATACACCCACCGCGACCATTCGCTCGTTAGTGTATGACCGTAAAGATAATCTGAATGGATTTCGGTGGACGTGTAGCCATACATTTTCGTCTCCGACGTCGACCGCGGTGTCTCTCGCATTACATCATTTGAGAGATAAACTCCGAGAGAAATACGGCGTGGATTTATTGGGTATGACACAAAATTGAAGCATAATAAATAGATAAATAAATGTAGTGTAGTATATCATATACGTCGCGCGTAGTATTCATCAATGTTTATGAACCAACCACTATCTGTATCGGTACCGGTATCGTCTTCTATTTCGACCTTCGTAGAATATGACGGTCCAAGCACCCCTACTGTACCGCGCGGAAAACGAAGCGACGTCACCGAAAAAGACTTGGAAGAATTCCAGGCTTCATTTTGGGGTCTTGCGGAGCAATATATATATGTTGATACACGTCAAGTTTAAGCATTTGAAAAAAATTGAAATGATTTTCCTCAAATCAGACATACAACAGTGTCCTACCAGAAACAAACAATCGTATACCAATGTCGTCGTCTTCCAGAAATGCGTCCTCCTCCTCCGGCCGTGCTCCCACACCCTTCTGTAAGGTGTGCCGTGATGCCGGACGTCCCGAATCGGAATATACCAGCCACTTTGTCAAAGATCAGCCTGGCCCCAACGGCAAAGTTGTCTGTCCGATGCTCCTGAACCAAGCCTGTCGCATCTGCGAAAAACCTGGACATACGTCGTCCTACTGTCCTCAATACCGTTCCCGTCGCGAAGAGCCCCGCCGCGAAGAGCCCCGTCGTGAAGAGCGTTACATCGAGCGTGAGCAACCCCGTCACGACGTTTCATTCAATCATCTCCGTGACGATACTGAACGTCGTGAACGGGAAATTCGTGACCGCGATGATTCGTATCGTCGCGAGCAAGACCGTCGCGCCAAACCGTGGCTTCAAGCAGCATTGAAACCAGCGTCTGCTGCTCGCAATGCTCCTTACGCGCATCCTCACGGCCCTCGGGTTCGTTTGAACCTGGAATCACCTTCGCTCTGTGCTTCAAAGCACGCCATTGTCGAACCAGCAGCAGCACTTCCAGCAATCGATGTGCGCAAGGTTCGACTCAACCACGCGTCCAACTGGGGCGATGAAGACGCCAACGAGACCTTCTGTGTCTTCGACCCTGAACACCTGACCAACGAGTTTCTCGAAAACGTCTTGATATTGTCAAACCTCACCACCACAGACGCCGCCGAACACGACTTCATCGCCGAGTGCGACGACCAGAGCCAGATGCCATTCAACTGCGGACAGTAAACCGCCAAAAGCGCGAACGCAGCAGGTAAGCTAAATAATGTGTCTATGAACTAACACTTTTTATTCCATTCCATTCCATTCCATTAAATTGAAATGTTTTTCTCCCATAATGGCATACTCGTGTGAATGGAATCCCTGTCTAAAACACAGTATCTGAACCCGTCTATCCTTGAATTTTTAGAAAGAGAAAAAATGGCAAGAGAACAAGAACGAATCGAATCGGTGGCCGCCGCCAATCTCGCAATCCAAGAACACATATACAGTTACCCGGATGGAACCATCTATATGGGAAATATGCGCGTAAATGACAAGGATGGCGGACTCAGTCATCTGCGCCACGGCCGTGGAACGCTTCGCACACCAGCGTTTGTATATGGTATCTCATTGAAGGATTATACCAGCGAAGAAGCCGCTGAAAACGCCCATCTCGCCAAATGGCACGAATACATTGGAACCTGGGAAAACGACAAGCTTCACGGATACGGGGTCCACGTTCAAAAATCCGGAGATGGGGGTGAAATCATCCTATTCGAAGGGGTATGGGAACACGGGAAGCCGAAGAAGTCAATACACGCCAAGGATGAAGACGGGTCCTACGAGTTGGACGATACTGTGTTTGGTTGATAAAAAATAAGTATCGCATCAGCGCGCGACGGAGAGGCGATGTTCGCCAATAAATTGAAATGTTTTTTTATGATTCGTATAGATTCACCGAGCAATCAATGACGACGACTACCACGACACTTCCTGAACCCAAATACCGCCGCCTGGATATGGCTGAACTCCCACCATACCGTTTGGAAAGAATACCCCCCGCCGAAATGAAGAAAACAATCCCGGGTTGGGACTGTTTCTCCCCAATACGTTTCAAGAATATCTGGAATGACGAAACAGAAGCACATGACGCAGCAGACAAGGAAAAGGCCGACCTTTCCACGCCCGAATCGCGCCATACCCAAACGAAATCCGCAGAAATGCGACGCCGTTTCTGTACGTTTTGTCAGCATCGCGGATTCCCCCTCGCAGTATGTAAGACGCATTACACGAAAAGCAGCCCGGAGTTTGGCTCAAAAATCACGTGTCCGGCACTTCTCGAGCAACAATGCGCGCGATGTGGTGAAATTGGACACACGCCGAAATACTGTAAAAGCGAACACTGGCTGAAGACCGACGCGAATCAAATCGCGTCTTACCGCAGTCCGCTGAGTATCAAGTGGTTTCATTTAGAGAAGGTTGATGATAGCAGCATATCAACTTGGCAGAAGCCGATTCCACCTGCGCTCCTGAAGAGGCACCAAGATTACGAGAAGGCACACGTGAAACCCTCGCGAATTTGGATTGAAATGACTGGCGACCACAAGCATTACACCAATGACTTCCGGATCGTGATGATGGTGAAGACCAAAAACGACTGGTTTGACATCCGGTCCCGCACGGAATACGAAAACAAGGTTCAGGAGCATTACGAATGGATGCGGACCGTGTTGTGGGATGAAACGCGCCAAATGAACCGCGACGAATTCTTCATCGTGAATTCGCAACCGCCGACGTATGAGGAGGCGACTGCCGCCGCAGAGCTATTACAAGCAGTCACCACGACGGACAGCAGCACTGCCGCCGCGACCGAAGAAGATTCCAGGACCACCACTCTTGCTTCCATTATCTCTCGGCTTCCGGAAGGGTTCAGAACGGAGTTTCAGGACAATTGCGCTCACATTATGCGGAATATCATCGCGAAATATATGGAGCATCAAAAGATGTAAGTGTGTGTGTGTGTTCTAACACTTTTTTATTTGGAAAGTAAAAAAATTGAATAGTTTATTTCTATAATCTTCAGTAAAAACATCAAATGGGCAACAAAACACATTTTGCGTTGTTCATTTTGCTACCTCCTCTCTTTGCGTTTATACATTGGATTGGTGTTCGCATCTATTCCAACTACTGTTCGCCTCCCGGATTCGTTGGTATAGTAACGAGCATATTCAACACAGCAAACCCGTTTTGTTCGTATATACTCGAATTATTGGGACAGACCAAGAACTTTTATATGAACTCGTGGATTGTGATTGGAGCCGCGTCATATGGTGTTCTAAATATGATTTACACGAAATGTAAAAATGCTACTGAGAGTTCTTCAACAAGTGATAAATAAAAAGTGTTAGACACACACACACACACACACACACACACACACACACACACACGCACAGACACCATATTTTTTACTACTACACTACTGAACATACTGCCTGGCCCAGATGTTTCTGCGATGAACAAACCACGTCGTCGTGGTTTCGCCAACGTTGCCGCACTCGTCCAAGTGAAACACCGGAATCGGGCTTCGATGAAACTCCGCAAACAATTCCGGATGCGTCCATTCATTTTTGTCCTGCCAAACGGTATAGAATCGAATTCCGCCGGGATACAGTCCAGCCGGGTTCGGCGCGTAACTTGCGAAGCGAACAAAGTTGCCCACTTCGTCATCGTTGATGTACGCCTTCATTTTTTGTATTTTGCGTCGGCTTACGGTGCGATGAATTGCCCACTCCTGATGACGCTCGCTCTCTTCGTGTTTCTTCCAGTGCCTGACTTTTCCAAGGTAGCCGCAAACGCATTCCCAGTTCTTGTTGCCATCATCTTCGTCGCTCCAAAGTCCGACTGCGTGACGCGTGATGAAGGGGTAAACCGTTGGTTCTGGTGTACGGTGTAATGGTTCATTTTTGTTGATAAAATGCTCGATTGCTTCACGCAAAAGTTGAAACCGGGTCTCGTAAGATAGAAGCATCCATTCTTCCGCACGAATACGGTTTTGGAAAGGGTCGGGGTGGGAGGTTCTCACACGCTCCCACGCGCGCGTTTCCGTAAGGCTGCCGCCCATTACTTCCGGCACTAGAGACGCAAACAACCCGGCGGCGGCGGCGGATGCGTTGTAGGAAGGAGGCGCCGGCGGCAGCGGTGGTGGTACGGCGATGGCGGCGGCGCCGGCGGCTGGAACTTCACGGTGGAGTGCGCCCAAAGCATTCATCGCCTCGAGGTATTCACCTTCCGTCATTTTGTCTTGATTGTCTTCAATAACGCGCATAAGTGTTGCTAGTTTCGGGTTTACGGCGGAGGATGACATCGTTCGGTCTTTGATTGAATCACTGTATTCGATGTATTGTAAAAAAATCATTTCAATTTTTTTAGAATACTTCAGCGCATCATTGTTAAATAAAATGTTTATGTAATCATAATTGCCAGACTTACACCAAAAATTGAATACTATGGCGAGGTGTATTTGAACCGGATTTCGGTTTTACGGCAAAAGAAAATAAGGTCGTTGAAGCCGAGGGCACCTCCCTAGAGCCCGCGCTGACCGCGCCGACGGAACCAGAACCGGAACCGGAACTCAGTTCTAATGCCACACCGCCACGCGCGCCCGCCACCGCCACCGCGAAAACCGGCCTGGCCGGAGAAATTAATTGTCCGGTCATTATCTGCGGGATTTGCGAATAACGGTTCGCGCGCATAAAATAGCGGACATCGCGAAGGAGGGAGCTCCACGAATACGTGCGGATGCTGGCGTTGTTGGCGCGAAGGATGGCGAAGACCGCATACGTGAGTGCTCCGGCAAACGCGTTGTTGATATAAGCGTCGGCGGATGTTTGTTCGTCGCGGCATCCGCTAATCATATAGACTTCACCCGCGGTTTCTGTATACTTCCCTTGAACAAACGCTTTCTGCTGGGTGTGCCATAGGGGTGCGGTCCGCGCGGAGGGTGGGCGAAGAAGTATACTAAAATCCTCGTATTTATACCGGACGTCGCAACCGGTGCCGTTATGACAGCAGTCCAAGATGACGTAAAGGCGCGCACCGCGGGGGACACGGTTTATGAGAAGAGCGCGGATTTCGTCGTCGGTAATCACGCCGCCACCCGCCGATGCCGGCGTGTTGTAATCCAGGGGGCAAATACACGAATCCAGGCCGGTGGTGGTTTCATCACCGTTGGTATCGCGCACGAGCGACCCGTGGCCGGAGTAATGGAATACGGCTTCATCACCGGCCACCATCCCTGCGACGAGGGTGGACATCTCCGCGAGGATATTTTGGCGGGTGGGGGGTAAAGCGGACGCAGTGCCGACACCCGCAGCACCACGATTGCCGTCAGTGAGAACCGTTACGGAGGATGTGACGTATCCTAAAACGGTGCGTAAATACTGGGAAACGTTGACGACGTCATTGTAACAACCGTTTAGGGTGGCATCAGGGTTGTTGTTATAATTAATACCGACGAGGAGTGCGGTGCGGCGAGGAGGGCGCGACATGGTTATTATATATGTATATAATATAATAAGTAGTATGGAAGAGAGACACGATAAAAGACCTCGGGAAGATAGTAAGCGCGACAGAGAGAGCCCAACATCATCAGCGGAAAGTAGTAAGCAGAGAGACGAGACTACAGAAGCATCAGCGGAAAGTAGTCCGCATAGCAGAAGTAGAAAACGTAGTAAACACACAACTTCTATAGTGACTACAACGAAAGATCGGGTAGATTTATTAGCACGAAATACTATGGTACAATTTTTAACAAACAGACTATTTAGTCCGGTCCGTAGTCATAATTCACCCCATCACTTGTCACCGTTTAGTCACAATAAAAAGAAAGTAAATGACCAGATGCTACAGTTACGGAGTATGGTCCCAACGGCAAGTAATATTCTTCTTACTGACGTTAAGATATTTTACGAAGTATTACCAAAAGACCGACGTGAGCGACCATTTAAAAAAATGTATAGGTATGTTTTCTTTAGATTCGAGGATGCTATATTTAGTTTAAAACTAACAGAACAAAAGGGTGAAAATTATTTATATGCGGCAGCAGCTTTGCCTTTCATTTTTAGAGATAATGAAGGTCAAATATGCACTTTAGGAAATTTGCTGCAAAGTAATTCTTCAGTGGAGTCTGCTAGTTTTAGGTTAGGCCCAGATGACAGCTACGAGAAAAGTAAGAATTGTAGAGTTGACGGTAAAAATAGTATGCTTCGCCGGTATATTAGGAGTCCCACAAAACATGGTAGACCGCAGGAGTATGATAATTTGGTAGAAGCATTACAAGAAGCAAATGATTCTAACGAGTTACAAATGGTTGTTCCCAATCCCGAATCGTTAGGTATGTTATTACTCAAATTAGGTGTAGGTACTGAAGCGGAAGCTGATGCTATAAAGCAAATATTCAGAAATAACGAAAACGTTCGATTTCCTGATATGGAACCACAAGAAACAGAAGCCGCCATCGATAAAGGAACACACCTAACAAAAATGTTACAAAAAGCAGTCAGCAGTAGTAGAGGCGGTAGTCGCCGTTCGTCAAAAAGGCGTAAATCGCGAACAATGAAAAAGAGAAAATAATATCAACATAAATATATAATTTATTTATTTATGGACCCCGGAAGTTCATCACATTCATCGAAAGGGTCAAGGTCGTCGTCAAAAGGGTCAAGGTCGTCGTCAAAAGGGTCAAGGTCGTCGTCAAAAGGGTCATCGTCCGGAAAAGCGAAATCACACCGCTCCGATTTTGATTCTGATTCATCCGACAGTTCGCCAAAACAGTTACCTTTTAAAAGTGTCGAAGACCTATTAAATGAAGCCCATAGTCAACCGAAATCGAAATCTGGACTTACATTAACTACCAGTAGACGAATTCGAGAACTTGCTTTAAATGGATGGACGAATCATTTATTAAAAAAAATGTTTAAGGGTTATTCTAGTAGCGAACCCGCTTCAAACAGACGTGCTACTACCGTTTCAAAAATGACAAACCACGTTCAACAACCGTTTCTAACTCTAACCGACGTTAAGGTTTGGAGGGTGGAGAATAAAGGACAATTGGGTCGGGTTAAACACGACGAAATTAGCTATGTGTTTTTTAAATTAGATGATAAAATATTTTCAGTGTCACCAGCCGAAACAAGGGGGGAAACGTTTCATTGCAGCAAGAGAATATTTTTTGTAGATAATAGTAAATCATTACACGATGGAGGTCATTTGGTATGTTCTTTAGCAAATGTAATAGAATTCAATAAATCCGATGTAGGACATAAAAGTTGTAGACTTGAAGGAAATGATAATAGTTTGATTGGAAGAAAATATCGTGTTGCTGGAAATTCGAAAGCGGACAAGAATAACGAATGTACAAGAATGTTGGACGCATTAATGGCGGCTGATAGCCAAAACAGTTTGGAAATTGTTGCAACAGACCCTGAAGACTTACTTCAAATACTTGTCACATTTGGCGTCGGCCGTTCTTTAGAGATGCGAAGTGAGGAAACTTTTACATCATTTTTATCTGATACAGATAATAGTCTAGTGCGTGGTATGAACGAAAAACAAACGGAAGATGCTGTTATGAAAGGAATGGCACTAGTGGATGAACTAAAACGACGTAGAGATAGACACTCTGGTCGTGGTTTGCTTATGGATGATTGGGGTGGCGGTAGTCGCCGATATTCGTCAAAAAGGCGTAAATCGCGAACAATGAAAAAGAGAAAATAAATACTCCGCACACGACCCCGCCGTCATCCGCACGCATCACGCCGTCCGCCTCACGCGTCCGCCGCCTCCGTAATGAACAACCGGTTCATCGCACACACCTCGGGTTTATCCGCGCTCCGTAGCGCCGTGAAGATATGGCGCAGAATCGCGTCGTGTCGGACGCGGATGGTATAATCCTGCTGAATCGCACCGCGCCCGATACGCCCCATTGACTGAATCGCCTTTTCCTGCGACATTCCTTCCAGGTCTTTCCCAATATAACCGTGGCAGAACTGATAATTTGTCCCATAGATATAGTCCGTTGCTGTGATAATCAAATACAGCTTCTGATGTTTCGCGAGTGACTTCATAATATCCGTATATTTCTGGTCGGTCGCATTCGTGATGGCGCCGATTCCCATCAAAAGCAGGAGCTTCCAATGTGTCGCGACATTAAGAAGCATAATCTTTTCTACAATTTCATCCTCAACGAACGACGTGAACTCATTGGTAATTGCGGTTCGGGTCGTCCATCTCTTCAAATGCTCTAACCGATTTGGAACGAAGAGGTCGTGAAGTGCTGTATATTTCACGGACTTCTTCAGTTCTTCTACCTTCACGTGAAGTCGGTCGGTTTCAGGATTGACACGGGTATCGGACGTGAATTTGCGCGTCTTCTTCTCGTCGCTTGCGTTCGCGCCTCCTCCCGCTCCCGCTGCCGCGGATTCACCCTCGATGTCTTTAATCGACTTCTCGGTTTTCGCGATTTCTTCTAAAATACGCGTATTGAAATCAATTGTCTCCATAATATCCCCCATAACAACCTCCGGGATTTTCGCGATTTGGAGCATAAATGCGGCCACTTTATCAACGTGTTCTGTCAAATAAATGGTTGGTCCGTCGGTCAGTGTATGTGCGTCACTGGTGGATAAATTGACGACGGATGCGAATTTGGGTTTGCGGACCCCGATGAGTGTATCGTACACCCTGGCCCAATATTTGGGTTGGATATTTTCAAGAAGAAGGAGGTAGTATTCCTTGACACTCGTCATTGTGATTTCGCTGATATCCCCGAACATATTTTCGGGAAGATACCTCTGGGAGGTTATCGCGAGACCGCGATTATCGTCAGTGGGCGCGGCGTCGCTGTCGCTGTCGTCGCTGTCGCTGTCGCTGTCGTCGCTGTCGCTGTCGCTGTCGTCGCTGTCGCTGTCGCTGTCGTCGACGCGCTTCGTCACCAGCCCGATAAACCGCAAAATCTCGCGCAAGTCAAAATACCGCATCAACGTTTTGTATGTTTTACAATGTTCAACGCATTCGAGCACGCGGACATAATCCTCGCCAAACATATAATGCGGAAGTTCAATAAATCCCCCCTGGTTGACAATCGGAATCGACTTCTTGAAATCGTGGCTAATCACGCTGTAGACTTCTGCGCCCTTGTCGTGGAATTTCACCTTGAAATCCTGAATAACATCCACGATTTCGTCTTCGCGCGGTAATGTTGCGGATGATAAGACCACATTGGGAATCAGGTTGCCGCTCCAATTGCGATGAATAATCGGGTGAAGTGCGTGGTCGGGGTAGTCCAGTGATATCGTCGGCTCATCCCAATACATCAGAAGGTCGTCCAGCGGATGGAACGCCATCATATACCGCATCGCGAGCAAATACGACCGGATATCGCAAATCATAATTTCTACATTGTCACCGATGCTGTTATCCACTTTACGAATCCGGCCACTGCGTTTGTCGCGAATGGCCTCCTTCGCCGCATAATAATGAAGACGGATATCGTCAATATTGCTACATCCGAATGCGAACGCGATGCGCTTCTTCACGGAAATCGCCGCCTTCGCCAGTGCCAACCCTACGTGACGCGCCGCGCAAACGAAGATAATCTTGTATTTCTCCGACAATCCAAGGGGTGAAATCGTCTTTCCAGTACCCGTAGGCGCGATATACAGCACCAATTTCGCACCGGGTCGTTTCGCAATTGTGAAGAGTTCTTTCTGATGGTCGTATAACTGAAAATCCGCGTATTTAAACACGCAATCGTTTTGCTCGATGAAGCGATACGCGTTGCGAAGAAACCCGGCGATTTGAATATCGCCAATCAATGCGTTTATAACGTGATTTGCGAATTCAATAATATGCGTATTGATACCGACCACCGATTTTTGAAGCATTAGTTTCAACGTATAGTAATGCTTCATCCACTCATTCGACGACGTCGACGTCGTAACACCTGCCGTCGCCGCCGCCGCCGCAGCTGCCGGTGCGTCCTTGACTGCGACCATCGCTTCAATTACATCCATAATGTGATGGTCGTATGTGTCACCCGACCCTCCAAATGTCGTATTCATATTCTGGATTCGCATCAAATCCACCTTTTTCATTGTCTTTTTGGACTTGGCGCGGATTTCAAATGCGCCTATGATGCCGTGAGACGCAATCACGCGCTCCACACGTTTCCGAAAGTATTCGTCAAATAGATAATCGTCCATTTCCGGCGTGGCCGTTATTTTCAGACGCGACATTAAGGAGAGATGCGGGTTGAATACACGATTTACATCGTTAAACCCGTCAATAATCAACTGTAGAATACGCATTTCATCTTCGGGTTCCATAATTTCAACGCTATTCCATTCATCGCCGGTGAGTTTCACTTGGACGAGTGTTTCTCCTGCTGTCGCCGTCGCTGTCTTCAATGAATCCATTTGTGTGTGTAATAAATGGAACGATACATTAAAGATAGAGCAGTTCTTTTATATCAATTTTAGCGATAAAAGTATTATAACCCATACCGCGTGCGTAAATTGAATTAAATATAACAGTGTATTGTATATCACCCCCCCGCCGCCCTGTGCGATATCCATCCATCCTTTATTGTCATCTGATGTCTAAAAACATCCCCATTATTGTGAGTTTTGACGGAAATATTGGTTCTGGTAAATCAACCACGTGTTATGAATATGCGCAGTATCTCGAACGACGTATGGTGTCCGTCGACGCCGACACCGCCACCGCCACCGCCACGCCAGTATTCCCGGACATAACTTCCTTCCGCGAAGAGGTGTGTTTTCTCGACGAGCCAGTCGCATTATGGAATCAGATATGTGATAAGGATGGTGTGAATATTCTGACGAATGTATATAAGGATACTCGCGCATATGCGTTCAAATTCCAGATGATGGCGTATATTTCGCGCCTCGCATTAGTTCGCAAGGCCGTGAAAGACCCGAAAATCAAGTTGATTATTACGGAGCGAAGCGTGGAAACGGACCGAAATGTGTTCGCGAAGATGTTGTATGACACAGGCGATATTTCGCACGATGAATTCCAGATATATACGCTGTGGTTTGATGAATTCTTGACGGATGTTCCGTTGGCGGGGATTGTATATATTCACGCATCACCGGATGTATGCCTGGAACGCATCGGAAAACGCGCGCGTCCAGGTGAGACTATCCAGGCGGATTATATAGAGCGTTGCCACCAATATCACGAAGACTGGATTCACGAGCGCACATGCCCTATCCTGGAACTCCCTGCGAATGAAGATATGATTGAGGCGCCACACATTCTTTCGGATAGGATGGAACGCATCACCGAATTTATTCGGGGGTTGATGACCGCGTCGGCGGCGGCGGCATCGGCATCGGCATCGGCGTGATAAACAACATAAATATCCCTCTTGTTTTTTATGTATAACCATTCGTAAATACACATAAAAATCACACAGAATGTCGTCGTCGTCGTCGTCGTATACATCATCCATCGTATATATGTGGAATTTCAAGCCCAATGAGCGTGCGGGAATCTCGATGACGTGTATCCAGCAAAACAAACAGCACATCCCCGAGCACACCATCGTAACCCCCGCCGATATTATGCCAATTCTCTCGTCGTTTCCAGGCCTCCCCGAGTTGTGGGCGAAAATCCCGCCGCAGCATTGGGTTGTCAAGGCAGACCTGGGGCGCCTCCTCTATATCTACAAACACGGCGGACTATACCTGGATATGGACTGTGTCATCGCGACGAATCCGTTCCAGCAAGTGAACCCCAAAACGGACCGGATGATATTATTCACGGAATTCATAGTCAATATAGACGCGCTAGGCCCGCGAGAATGTAAGAATCCGCGCAACGCGCTACGTGTCGCCAATTACGCGTTCGCTGCGAATTATAAGCGCCACCCCTTCCTAGAAGTGTGTATTCGCGAATGTATGCGCCGTCTAGAAGTGCTGTTTCAGTCCAATCTTGACAAGTGGGTTGAAACTGATATTTTGTGGGTATGTGGTCCGGATGTCATCACGACGATATACCACGCACAGTTCGGTGCGGATGGCACGGGATGCGGCGCGGATGCTGATGTAGACACATCTGTGCGCTTGATGGACCGTGGATGGTTACGACACCTTGGATATGGTTCGTGGCGGGATTAGTTATATACAAGTATATGTATATACATATTTAGGTATATACGTATATATATACGCATACGCATAAACCGTCCTGATGTTCTATTTTTTAGTTTACAATGATGATACTCATAAAAATAGTATAAATACACTGTTGGAATCTGTAAAGAAATATGGGTCATCTTTCCAAATCATCGTCTTTGAAAAAAAAGATATCGATAAAGAGTTCGCCTGTAAACACGCCTCGATTTTATCCTGTAAACGTGGCGGTGGATATTGGCTTTGGAAATCGTATATTATCAACGAAACACTTAAAAAAATAAACAATAATGACGTATTATTCTATCTGGATTCCAAATATTATTTTATTGCTGATTTTATGAACTTTATAGAAGAATGTCTCCGCGCATCCGATTTCGTCGTATGGAAAAATAAACCAAATGAACCAACATTTTATATGAAAAATTGGTGTAAAATGGATGTAATCCAAAAATACAATATGTTTAAAACCGTATTTACAGATAATGCGGAAGATTGTTGGGGTGGGGCATTGTTGTTGAAGAAAACCGAGCGAACGATAAAATATGTCAACGAATGGTTCACGATGTGCTGTGATTATGAAAACATAACAGATTCGCCAAGTAAAATACCAAATGACGCGATTTTCAAAGAACATCGTCACGACCAAAGTTTATTGAGTGTTATCGTCCATACATATGGCATACCATTGTTCTTTTTTGAAAAACGTTATTTACAAAATGTGCGAGTCCCTTTTTAGGTTCATTCGTTAGTCAACGATTTCATAGACATTTGTAATATAGTCTTGGTCTTTAAACCATGGAATCTCTGTCTCCGCAGTAATCAAACATAATTTGCCGTCACTGGATTCAATAACGCTCGTCGGGTCGCATATATTTTTAGAACCGGGGGGGTGTTCCACTTCAAAATACTCAATGGTCGGCGCGCCATCATCGGCCGGAAATGTAACAACCCATTTGAATACATCATGTGTCATTACACTGCCGATCATATACGTCCGATGTCCGTATCCAAAGTATTTATTATCGGTTCCTTTCACGAGATACCCAGGTGTTCCTCCGCGATATTCATAATTGTGCGTATTTTGGTGATTTCCCACCTCGACTTTTTCGCAGATGCCCGTATTCACATCACACGTATACATTACAAACGGCATAATGTAGTGCATAAAATATAATTTCCCGCCGTGAGGGATAAATGATAGATTTTTACCGGACATACGGATTTTTGTGAATTTTGTAGGGGCGGTCGTGTCATGTTCTATCAAATACATATCATTTAAATAATTGTCAATGACATACATTTTATTATTTAAATAAAAAGAACGCGGGTCTTCGCCACGAAATGTGTCATTTTTATCTTCAATGATATCAAACTTTTCGTTCAATATGACTTTCTTGAGGATACGCGCCGGGCAGTTTTTACGACCGAAACCGATGAATTTGTTATCGGGTTGTTTCAAGAGTGTGTAGAATATAGAATTCGGCTCGGTGGTTATCCGTTTCACGTGTCTAAATGATGCCGGCATCGTCCTAGTTGTATGTATATATATATATGTATGTATATATATATATATATGTATATATATGTATACCGAAATTTACGCGCCAAATAACCATTTTATTCCGGTTGAAAGGATGCCGCCGGCACCGTCGCTATTGCCGTTATCTAAATGACCTTCACCGTCACCGCCGTCTTCTGGATGAATATCCAAGCGAATATCGCCGCCGCCACCCCCCATCATTGGACGTTGACGTTGCGAGAAGTCGTGAGGCGCGTCTTCAATATACGCTCCCGCGCCGCCGCCGCCGCCTGCCATCGCTGCCAAAATCACCGACTTGGGACGATACCGCAAAATATCAATCTCGTATCGTGTTATTTTAAAGAGGTCTTTTCCGTAAATCTCATAAAGAAGCATCCATTCAAAGATACCGCCCGTATAAATATGGACGTTTGTAAACCCGAGCTTCACGAGTTGTTCGTATTTATGTAGGATGGTGATGTCATTGGAATTCTTGCCATATACGATAATCATTATATTGCGATTCTGATGGAACATTGTATTCACGATTTGCTCTTCGTATCCTATATCCACCGTGGTCCTGATGAGACAGTGTTGGAGAGACGGTGGGAGAGTATTAATCAAGAGTGTGGTATGTGGAACGTGTGTGTTACGATATACGACCATTTGGATGTCTTCATAGCTCACTTTTGGAACGAGGGATACTTGACTTCCCATTTCGTTAAACGGACGGAAATAATATAGTTATAGTAACAATATTATTTGTTTTTACGCTCTTTTTCGCGTTGCTCGGCGAATGCTCCTTCCGTGCCTATCGGCACTCCACGCGCTTCGCCTCGCGTTGGTCTTGCTCTAATCTGGCTCCTATTCGAGCACAACCTCGAAGATGAGCGAGTGGAGTTCCACCGGAACGAAACGAAGCGAATCTGAGAAACGCGAGGCTGAGCGACTAGTTGAACGATATCACAATATCCACAAACTCCTTCTTAATGCTTTTCGTCGCGGATGACGACAACTCCTCGCGCTTTTTGCGGTGTTTGACACCGCCCCCCCCCAATGACGGGCCTACTTTCGCTTTGGATGCGACGGGGGTTCCGCCCCCCAACGACGGGATGCTATTGGTTGCGCCCCCCAACGACGGGCCTACTTTCGCTTTGGATGCGACGGGGGTTCCGCCCCCCAACGACGGGATGCTATTGGTTGCGCCCCCCAACGACGGGCATACTTTCGCTTTGGATGCGACTACGGAGCCGGAGACTACGGAGGACCCGGAGGGGACGGAGTGGTTGGAGGGGACACAGGAGTTAGCGTCGGAGCCGGAGGCGACGACGATCTCACATCCATCCACCGTGGCCGCCGACGTCTGGTGCGATTTCGCAATTTTACGTGTCGTATTATTCCGAATATTCATATCGGTTTCTATCGCCGTATAATTCTCCTCGATATAGCGAATCACCTCATTTTCAATTGCCCATTTAAAGAAATTCAGTTGCCCCAAGGTCGTCTGGATATACGTCGTGCCATTTTTATGCGGGACATTAATCCGGTCCCAACGACAGAAGGGGTCGAACCGCTTTTTGGAATATGCGCGGAGTTTCAGTTTATAATCCACGTAGACTTTGAATCGCTTCGCACCGGCACCGGCACCGGCACCATTCCCGCTACCCACGAGGTCATACACCGTATAATGCTTCTTTGAGTAATTCGTAACGAACCAATCCATAATCCGCAATGAAATATTGGTCGTTCCATTGATGACAGAAAGCATAATGTCCATATTATCACCGCTGTTTTCATTATAAAAGCGCAGCACTTTATGAAGGAGGAGGTCGTTTTGGGTGTTATAGAGGCTTGCCCCGTGGGCGACACATTTCTGTATCGGCGCGTGCTGCGCGTGCGAGTATGGAATGTCTTCCTTGGGTTGAATACAGGCTAGCATTGCTCGTCGGCGGCGTTCGTGTATTAGACATAATCATAAGTATTTAAACCGATTTACATCGGTTTGTGCCCGATTTACATCGGTTTGTGCCTGATTTACATCGGTTTGGTTGCGCGGCATCGGTATATGATATAAACCCAAGACGTTATGATATATCAGTATTCCATTCCATTCCATTTCATTCCATTTCATTCCATTTCATTCCATTCCATTCCATTCCATGTCTCTCGACCGCGCCGATTCTGTTTCACCCGATAACTGTGTCGCACAATATAAGTACGCGAATTCAATGCTTCGAACTTGTCCAGCTACCACTCCCGAAAATTCTGACAGCGACGATGAAAGCGCCGAACACAGTAAACTCGTCGTGGATTTAAATAAAATGCCCGCGGGACAATACGAATATTACACCGACGCGTCCAGTATAATGAACCAAATGTTACTCTATATGTATCATACGATTCATAGCTTGGTTCATATTCCCGACGGTGGCGATGACACCGCGCGGACCCCGGTCCCCCTCAAGTTGCGCCGCCGCCCCTACAAATACGACAAGGAGGATTTCTGTTATTCACAAATCGGCTATGGCAACTATAAATATACATACACGGTCCCCGCAACGAAGACCGAACCCGAAAAATCCGCCGAGTTTTTGATAACCTACCGCAAGGAAGATAAAGTCGTGGGGACAGCCGATTCAGCAGTGAAGTTTGAATCTATGACGATTCGCACGGATTCGCCGGTTATATTTCACCATTTCTACCGCGAAAGCGACAACTTCCTAGAAAACAACGAACAAGATGATAGTAAACTTCACGTCTATGTGATGACAAAATACGGCGAGTGGATGCGCTATAATAAAATCCCCTCGCGCACCCTAGACACCGTTTATTTCGACGAGAAGTTGAAACAGAAGATGCGCACGGATATTATGGACTTCTTAAAGAAGGAGAAGGAATACGATGAGTTCGGGATTCCGTATAAGAAGAACTATCTCCTTACGGGTATTCCAGGCAGTGGCAAAACCAGTATTATCAAGGCGATGTGTAAGGAAATCGGGTATAACCTGTGTATCTTCTCCATCAATCACGACACGGACAATAATACGGCCCTATCAGCGTTCCGCGATATCCCGCCCAAGTCGGTTCTTTTGTTTGAAGACATTGATTGTCTCTTTGAGAAACGCACCGGCACGACGGAAAACAAGAGCACGTTCACATTCAGCAACCTGCTCAACCTGCTTGACGGCGTCTTTTTCCGCAAGGGGCTTATTTCATTTATTACAACGAATCATCCGGAGAGTTTGGATCACGCGTTGCTGCGCCAGGGCAGGACAGATATGATTATTCATATGAACTACCCGAAGAAGGTGGACGTCAAGCACCTGTTCCGCGATATGATGCGGAAGGAGGCGATGACCGCGGAGGAAATCGACCGCGAGTTTGACAAGTTTTACGAGCATATTCAGAAAAAAACGATTACGATGGCGGGGTTGGTCGGGTTCCTGTTTCGGTATCGGCGCAACTGGGCGGAGAATATCAACGAGCTACTGGATACGGATAAGTTCATTAAAGAGGTCACGCGGAATGTGGAGGACAGTAAGTTGTATGCTTGATGAGATAGTCATAGATGCTTTCAAACGAATCATTGGTTTTCGTGAGTGAGTGATAGGAATATCCCTTACATATTCCATCACACCTTTGTCGGTGTCGGTGTCGGCAAGTTTTACTATAACCGCATTCTGTGTCATTATTTACAGAACCCAAAACGTCTACTATACGCTCAATGTTGTCGCACGGATTATGATTCGCATTTTGTATATTGTGTATGATAATCTCTCCTCGCGTAAATGTCCTCAAAAACTCCCCGATATGCGACGGAATAATCGTATCATCTACGCCGAAACAAATCGTTGTAGGCACCTTTTTATATACATCCATTAGCGTTGTAAACGCAGGTGTATTCCAGTAAGAATAAAACGGACGTAAGGTAATCAACCGTTGTAATATTCGATGCCCTTCGTTTGCTGGGTTTGCGTAAAAGGATAACCAGAATTCGATATTCGGTTCATTATGCTTGACCGCGTTGCCCGTCCACCACCATCTAGCCAGATAAGTTACAAGTTCAGATGAAACCATTGGTAATTGATATACCGTAGTTGGCAGTCCTGCTTTGAAAAACATTCCCCAATAATATCCGTATACGCCAAGTGTAGGAAGAATGCCCGCAGGATTCAACAAGACCATTTTTTTGATGGGGAAACGGTCCGCGACATAAATGGAAAGGAACCCGCCGAGAGAATGCGCAACAAGGGTCGTGTTTTCTGTGATGTTCATCTGGTGAAGAGTATGCCCAATCACGTCAGCGTATCCTATACACAACTTTTCATTCGTTGGGTATTTTTCTATATCAATGTGTCCACTTATCCCGAATGTTGGTAAATCAATTGCGACGCATTTCAATGTGGGTGGTATTGCGTTCATTGTATCAAAAAATATGGCTGATGAGCTTGCGGTTCCGTGGATAAAGACGAACACGTCCGTCGTCGATGTGGAGACCGATGGGCTCTTAATGACACAATGAACTGACACGCCGGAAATATCGTGTGTTTCTTCGTGGAATCCATAGTTGGATACAAGTTTGGTCATATTCTCGGTGACATTTGTAGGTGTTATCGTTGAAATCCCCATAACAATCCACGACGATATGACAAGTTTTACATAAATCAACCAACAAACAAGTAATAATACTATCCACACAAATATCCCAATAATAATATCAGTTATACCTATATTGTTCATTGTTGGTCCTACTCTACCTTCCGAAAAGTGAATTGTTTCCCCATACGAAATCTCTCGGCATCCATCGTTCCCCTCTTCAAATTACAATCCAAACACGCAATAACTACATTTGTATCATTATGACCGTAGTTATTATCCGTCCGGTCCAGCGTCCATTGTCGCCTACACATCGCTTCTTTGTATGCGACCTGGCAAATCTCTCGGCAGTAGTGGCATAGAAGATCGGCGGCGACCAACAACTCAACAATTCGGTCGGTGGTGATTGAGAACCGCGGGTCGTATATCTCGTGGTGTTTATCTTGGTAAATATATGCTTTTCGTTTCGTGTCAATCTCTCGGATGACGTATGCGAGGACCGGCGCGGATGCGGAGGACGCGGGCGAGGAGGACGAGGACCCGAGAGATTTATCCGCCACAGACGCTTTCAAAACCTCAAGCACGAGAGATTGGTCGGGTCCGTATACGTTATCAGGTAATTCCGCGCCTCCACGATTCTTCGCGACCTTTCTCTCAATCACCGCTTCAGGGTCAGCCATTTGCTTCATTTTATCTTGGTTGCGTTTGCCGATGATGTCTATTTTCTTCATAGTATTATTATTATTGTTGTAAACAATGACTACAATACAATACACCCCTACTAAATAACCCCGCGTCATTCCGCGCTGAACGCTGCCTCAATGCGTTCTATCCAATACGGCATCCTGAGTTTCTCATATCGGAAGGTTCGTTGCGCGTATTCCGAGAGAATCTGGTCCAGGAAATCTCTCGTGATGCTGAACCAGTTGTCTATAATTACGACGGGTAAGTCGCGATACAATTCCTCCAGGACACATATACCCTCTCCTTCCCCCGGTATTCGGCGGACAATGACAATACACCCGAGCATCAATGCTTCCCATGTCCGAATCGTATCCAGACCATTCCCGCGCGGACTTGCGACAAATACGTGCTGAGTATACGCACCCCATGTATCATACCTATTTATCGGGGTTTCTTGTATAGACATCAAATCTCTCGGAATTGTATTATATGCGAGTAATCTCTCGGAGTTCCCATTCCCATCCAGATTAAATTGGAAGTTGATATAGATTCGTGGTGCGGCGGTGGCGGTGGCGGTGGCGGCGCCACGCTTTGAGAAATGGATGGCCGACGCACGCAAGCGCGAGAGATGCCGGTCCTGGGTATACGCCGACGACATCGGCGTATTCGTCCACGATTTCCGCGCGGAGAGTGTCCAGTAATCAATTCCATACGGGATTGGGGTTATTTTATTTGGAAGTAAATTCCGGTCGAGACAATTCGTTGCGAACCACCGACGAAATAACGGGGACGCCGACGACGACGACGACGACGCCGTAATAAAAAATGAACCCACCACTTCGTGCGGAAATGTAAAATCGTCCATACCTGTGATAATGACATACGGTTTATTTGCGGCGTGTAATTGTGGCTGAATATCGCGTTGAAATAATGACACCGCATATTCATTTTGCTGGATTAAAACGACAAACCGCTCGTGCTTCGATATGACCCGCGCAATTTCGCCCGGGTCCTGATGCGGGAAATACATTGTTCGGTGAATAAACCCGGTTTTCGCGCCCGGTCCACGTCCGGAGTAATATTCGTAGATTCCACTGATGGAAAAGTTTGTAATGCTTGATGACGTCATCGGCGGCGTTGTATGTATTAGTAGAACAATGATTTTATACCGACTTCAAATATTTTACCAGGACCAGTCGCGGCGCCGGTCGCCCCTGGATTTTCCGCAATCCGCGCGCATACCACAACGGCATTCCGCGGAGTTTCCCCCATTTCGCAATCCGGCGCTTCGGTTCGGACAAATAATAACTCCGGTAGGACGCAACCGCGTCGTAAACACCGTGGCCGTGACTGGTGCCGGTTGCCGGCGTTGTCGCAATGGTGGTGGTGGTGGCCCGGACCTTGAACTCGTCGGGCATCGCAAGCGCGAATGGCGTCATTATACCGGGGACGCGGATTTGCTCAAATGCGGAGGCGGGTGGGATATTCTGGCGTAAATACTGTGCGACAATATACGATTTGTGTTGCTTGTGTGCGGGGTGGCCGTATCTGTATTTCCATTCGGCGTGCATGGCGTCAATAAGGTCCAGGGTCCAGATGAAGTTGGCTTGTGCTGCGCGGCACCAAATCGTGACGGGGTGGTTCTTGTGCGCGATTTTGTAGACGCACGGGTCGCATTCGCTCGCGCCCGCAAGCAAACGCTGTGTCGTACATAACATCTGGACAGCTTCCAGAATGATTTTAGCGATATGTTTATCCATCATATATTCCGCGGTCTTGGCGGGGTCGAGCGAGAGAATGAAGAGGTTCATTGTGTCTGTGTCTGTGTCTGTGTTTGTCGATATATCATGTAAACCCCGGAAAAAAGATTTCAATTTTCGTTCGTTGAATCAACGTATAGGGTATAAATAAAAATAGTGTATTATATCATAAAATGTCTTTGAACCCCTCTTTCGCTTGTTGTGCCGCCGCCGCCGCCCCCGACGCGAAGTTCTCTCTGAACATCAGTGCGTTTAATGGCAACACCACGAATTTCAACCGATGCCAGGCACCCAAACCGAAGTCGTCACTTCCGATGCCGGTTCAGCCGCGTGATGCCCCCGTGATGTTTACCGCGCCATTGCGCACCACTGGATTAATTCGGCCATTGTAAAAAAATATTCCTTTTCTTTTCTCTCGTGTTCCCGTTGTTCCCGTATGATTTGTATTATTCCGAATAATACTGATGATACACATCGTATAACTTGCTGCCGCCTTTCATAAAGTCATCCGGCGACCCAGAATCCAAGAGGTGTAGCAACATCCGATACTTGTCGGCGGGTTGCATAAACATCAGGAACACATCCGCTTGTGTTCTTGACATACGGTCTTGAAACTCGCGTATGATGTCATCAAGCAGTACGACAATTTCGGCGATGTCTTGTTCCTCGTATAATCTTGCGAGGTATCCCAGTCCGGTTGAACGCGTGATTCGCAACGCAGTATGGGTTGACACCGTGGATATAACGGGTGGCTGAACGGGCTCGGGCTCGGGTGCGGCGGGCTCGGGCTCGGGCTCGAATGACGGAACGACGACGACATCCTCTTCTTCTATTTGCGGTTGAATCTTTTTCGCGGTCTTCTTCGGTGGTTGTTTCGCAGGTGTCACTGCCACTGCCACCACTGCCGCAGCGCCACCACCACCGGCAGCAGGAACACTGGAGGAGGACAAGAGTAGTGCGTCTGCGTCGTCGTCATTGACGATTTCCGTATCATCACTCGCCACGCTAGTGGCATCATCCGACGACCTGCTCTTCTTCTTTCTCTGCGACTCCGGTGTATTCAGTTTCCAAAGACTGTCCGAAAACACATTTGACAGATGGTCGATGAGTTTTTTAAGTTCCGGGTGAATCTTATTTTCGTCAAGTTGCGACTTGTTGACTTGCGTTCCGAAAAGCTCGTCCGACACTTCGGTCGTGGGCATTATGATTTCCTGAATGACATTTTCATAAAATGGATACGCCGACTTGTCGCCTTGTTTTCTTTTCGGCGTGGGAATACTCTTAACACATCTGTCACTGCGAATGTATTGCCGCACGATTGTATTCTTATTAAAGTTGGTGAGGTTGCCCTTGTCAAATTGACCGTCTTGTTGTTCATCGTGAATCTTGCGCCACTCGCCTGACCACGCGAGGTTGTTTTGAACGATGCCAACGATATCGTATGACTCAAGCGACAGTGAAGTCCATTTGGTGTTACATTTGGCCTTGGTATTCAGCGGTAGCGAAAGCAGACACGGTTCATCATCACCACCACCACGTACCGCGAATTTGAATTCGCCAGTTGTTTTCTCTTTGAGCATCGGTATTTCGTGTGACGCGCGTGTGACTCTGGCATCGTCCAACGACCCGGATGGGTTGAACGAACAAATCACGCGTGTCGCGGCGGCATCGGCAGCAGCAGAGTCATCCGCGTAATGCTTGATACCGATGATTAGTCCGGCGTCAATCTTGCGATGAAACGTAGTCGCGATGTACCGTATCAAACCATCAACGGTGTTGTCAGACATCAACTGGACTAAACCTGAATAGATTTTTTCGTCAACTTCCCCTATGATGAGGGTTCCTGTCCCGGCGGGGTGAATCGACAAACGCAACCATAATTCTTCCTGTCGTCTGGATGCTTCATGCGCCGTTGGGCACAACATTTTGTCATTGTTGTTGTAAACCACTTCAACCGCGAGAAGGTTGCGAGATTCACTTGACCGCGTAATCTTTTCAATGGTGGCACCACCCGGTTTTTTTGATATGACAATCAGTGCGGCCGTACCACCCACTCCAAACCGTCCACTCTTGTCACCAAATGATTGCCCGCTGCCGCCCTCCTGCGTATTGTTGAGAATACACGAATCGCTGAGTATTGGTTTGTTCATTCCCGACGCATCGTCCGCGATGTAGTATCCATAGTGTATAATCCCGTCTTCGTCAGTCCATTTGAAGACTCCTATTCTCACCTCTTTTGCTCCGGCGTCGTTTGAGTTGTCGATAAGTTCTCCCCACGCGCCAATAGTCGTAAATCCAAGAAATGAAACGTTCTTGATTGTTCCGGATTGATTCACTAAAGGTTTGCTGCTCATTGCTGATTCGCTGAATTCGATATATTGTGGAAAATCATTTCAATTTTATACCAGCGAATATTTCAATTCGCTACTGGTATAAATATTCAACGGTGTATAATATAATACGTTTGTTATACATTTTTTATGTATTACGTTTGTATACATAATCTCTCTACGATATGGATTTTTATCAGCAACGATATAATTACGAACCGTCGTTTCCGTATCGGAAATTTGTTCATTTGGACCAACCATACACTCAACATAATAACGAGTTAGGCCCAATAAATCTGATTATTCAAACTTACCCGATACAGAAACCCGAAAAGCTGGAAGAATTGTTATTATGCCTCCATAATAATTTGAATAACAAATGTATCAAAAAAGTGTATAACTTATACGAAGACAATATTGATTTTTTACCAGAACACATAAAACACCATGATAAGCTAATAAATCTCAAAGTCCAAAAGGATGAAAAAGTATATACTCACACACACGCTCCTGATTTTAGTAAATTAAACAAGAGTCTAAAATATATAAAAATTGGGTATGAAAATGGAGGTATAGATGAGACAACGGATAAATCGATATTCACGAATAATCTAAAGGGGCGACTATCGTGGAACTATTTTGTTACATTTTGCCTCGATACATTTAAAGACGACGAAATTGTATGTGTTGCCAACAGCGATATCATACTAGAGGATTCAATTGAATGGTTCTCCGTCGCTAATGTGTTAAACGATAAACTCGCGCTTTGCCTATCAAGGCACGAAATAGATAAAAAAGGCGACGTATTTGTAGATGTTTGGACGTTTAAGTGTTGGTCGCAAGATTGCTGGGTATTTAGAAAAACCGATAAAATGAAAACGCTACGAAGTAGAATTGATTTTTCAATAGGACAGTGTATGGGATGCGATAATGTAATCGCGGGGTTGGCGCTCGCAAACAAATACATTCCTATAAATTACGCATTCAAGTATAGAATATTTCATCTAGACCGAATTACAAAAATAGTGGAAAAACAAGTCGTATTAACAAAAACACACGATAATCGGATTATAGAAAATATGCCACATTTACCAAACGCACAACTGTGTCCGTTTTTAAATTATGGCCAGTTATTGTCACAACCATTACACGTCGTGTATAATACAATTGTCGAACACGTCAATCGTGGTAGCCAGATTTGTAGTTGCGTCGATTATCACGTTCACTAAATCCATAATATACGAAAAACGACTTTAAGTCATCTTACTATATTATGTATACCCACCACAATGCCTCGTAAATCCGCCCCCGTAGCACCAGCCACAAACAACGCCGCCGCCGCCGACACCCCCGTAGCACCAGCCACAAACACCGCCGCCGCCGCCGACGACGCCGCCCTCAAAAACATCAACTACAAGAATATGCTCCTCACTGGCAATTACGGCCTAATGAAACCAGATATTGTCACCAATCCAAATATTGACGATATCCTTGAAAATGAAAAGAACGCGAATAAGAGCGACCCCTGGAATAAATTGGATAAATCCGCAAAGGTCGGTAAGCTCAAGGAATTCGCGGGCATTCACGGGAAGAAGGAGAACTACACCGACCAAGAAATCGTCGGCCTCTATCAGTTTCTTGTTAGCGCGTTAGACCAGAAGAAGCTGATGCGTGCCAAGGATGTCGTATATGACAAATCTATCGGCGCCATAACAAGTATTCCGTGCCTCATTTATCACGCCGGATTTAAGAAATTCACACTCAAACGGTGTGAAAAGCGCCAGTCTACGATGAAATCTCTCGCACCCACGACTAGTATGTCGAAGAAGCGGAAACTAATTGCTGCAAATGATGCGGCGATTAGTGATAATAGTTTAGTAAATGATACAAATTAAGTCTCGAATACGATACGCATCGTCTTCGGAAATATTGTTATTTATTTTCTGGACTTTTTGTGTTTTTTTTGTGAAGTTCGTTTATTTTTATAATGCCGATTTTTAGTGATTTTCATTTTTTTAGATTTTTTAGTAGAGGTTTTATAGTTTCGACGACGGGTTCCACCTCGTCCAATAATTCGGGCTATGCCGCTGGATAGCAGCGACTCTGGTTTTTGTATACCTAGAGACGCATTTTTATCTTCTTCAAGTCTCGCAGCGTTAACATCGTATAATGTTACATTTTTAATTTTTGTTGGTCCGTAAAGTGTGTATGAAAATTTCAAAAATCTTTCGCCATACTTTAATTCAGGCAAACTTAAATAAGGCTTTTCCGGTGTTGATAGATCTACAACTAAACTATAATTCACATATAGTGGCTTAGAACTATCAATTTGGCCGTCAACTAAATTTGATGATTTTATATCGGTAGGTGCAATCGCAAACCTTCCAATAAAGCGTGATTTCATTTTTGGGGTGTTTGTTTCATCAGGCTCTAAAATTAAGAAACAACAAGTATTTCTATTTTTGTTATTATAATTTTGTTCATCTGTTTTAGATACATCCGTACAAAAATAATATTTACTATTTTGCCCTTTTTTGACTAATCCTATATACCCTATTGGGGTGTGACCACTCACTCTATATGCTACACCGTCTGATTTAAAAATTGTTTTTGATTTAATTAATTTCGATGCGTCTTTGCTTAATAAGCCATGTTTTCGCCCTCCTTTAATGGTTGAAAATGAACCGGTAACATCATGCCACGCGCCTGTATAATTATATTTACCTCTATTATAATAAATGTCAAAATTTACTGAAGTTAATGATGAAATAATCGATAACCATCTATACGGATTAGAATCTGACGCAATTCCAATCATTCCAGACTCAATTCCGTTAATACCGTCTTCAAGAGAAACAACTTCATTTTTTTCTGTATCAGTTTCAGGAATCGTTCCTGGTTCTATTGGTAATTCTGGTTTAGAAACTACTCCATGCGAAATAAGTGCGGATTCATTGGTGGCGTCAAAATTTACTACCGCATATAAATTGCTCGCATTCATTTGATCTAAATATATATCGATAAAATCTCTTGCTGTTTGATGGCATTCATTTACACCCAACTTTTGTTCATTTGATGACATAAGATAGACCAAGTGTAAATATATCTTGTATTTGATATCATCATTCCCGATGGCATTTAGTGCTTCAACAAAGTTATCTCCACACATAAATGCGTATTCATCGACTATAAATTTCCAACCATCTTTTTCGCCCATAGAATCGGATATCATTTCGACTCTATCTTTTGCGGTATGACAACTTGCGATCCGGATACCCCAATCTACGGGCGGAAGAGGAGGATTGACTTTACTACCATCCCACTGCCATAAGTAATTAAACGGAAGGTCTTCGTCATAAGATTCGTCAGAATTTGGAGGTATATTATATTTAAAGTCAATAACTACACTATTTAATAGTTCTATACCCTTAGTTGGGTTAATATTAAATGCTATCATTGCCTCGATAAGCTTTAGTCTTGACGCAACGATTAAGTCGGTCTCGACTGTCCATCTGCCTCTATTCAAATCACGATTACCATAAATTACAATAGTCGCATCTGTATTTTGCGTTTTCATATTAATAAGTTCTCTCAACAATTGAATATTACGAGGGCCAACTCCCCACACATCTCCACTAAAATAAAATATATCATTTTTGTTTGCTAGTGTTATCTTGCTATCCTTATCGCGAACGATAAATTCTTTCATTAAATTTGCTAATGACTGAGGTTGTGAATTAATTATGTTGGTATTGTCAACTTCTGGTTCTTCGAATAAGTTTAACATACTAAAACTTACTCCTTCAAAATCTGAAGTTCCGATTAAACGACCGCCCGACTGTAAAGTATATACTGAGTTCTTTGGGACTTTGTTGACTCTATTCCAAAAATATAGGGCAGACGTCATATCTAATTTGCTAGGAAGTGAACCAGCATCAACAGCAGCACTAGCAGATGAAGCCATAATTACTACTATTATATAATTATATGTATTATGTGTAAGTATATAATCATATTATTTTTTATTTTTTGCGTTTTGTTTTCATATTTGATTTTTTACCATATCTACGACTTTTTCCCTTTTCATTTTTCACATCACCCCGCGACACCTTAAAACTACACCGAGCGCCACATCTCGGTTTTATCAGTTTGCGCGTAATTTCGGCCTCGTGTTCTAATATAATATCCACCATATTCCGGTAGAATTCTCTAAATTTCCCACGATTCTTCTTGAGTTCCGCGAATGTAAACCATTTTATTTCCGCTTTTTCAAGCAGACCGTTATCCGGGTTTTTCTTGGCGCCAGGTAGATACTTTTCAAAAAACTTGTAATTGTTCTCGTAATATTCTTCTAGTTTCTCGTCGTAGTCGGTTTTAAAAACAATGGTGGTGTATTCGTGGAACTTTAACTCCGCGATTTTGTTCTTGACCGCGGTCTTTTTCAACGCTGACTGTGACCCAAGTAGCCCATTGAGTTCTTCACTCCCTTCTCTCGTCGCAACATCGAGGGGCGTCTCATTTGGTTTTGAACCGCCGCCGAAATCCGCCCAACCCGGTGTATCATTGAGTTCATTCTCTCGTCCGAATAATAAATAAATCGCGCCCTTGTGGACGGCCGCAGGCAATAAACCGGCGCCAACCATTGTAATGAATCAAATACTACTATAGATAGATATAATAGTAAAATTGAATATTCTTATGAATATAAACATATTTATACGAATAATATATGGATTATGAACCAAGATGCTAAAATCGGCGCTGATGAATATCGCGAATCGGGTGGAGTCGTCGTGGACGACCGACGCGCCGCCGCCGATGACGCCGCAGTCACCATCGCGCCGTATTCCGTCCTTCCAACCGATGAAGATAGAGAGACCATTATCGACGACGCGCTTGATGAACTGGCCGACATTGCGCGAGAGAATATACTGGAATTCAAACGCGAGGATTTCGATACAGAAGAAGTCGTTGGAACGTGGATTGACAGCTATTTATGCCAGCACTTCGAAGAATTAACGCCCGCGAGGTCGGATTTCTCAACCGCCACTGCGGCGGAAGCAGACGCATTAAATGAAGTCCTCGAAGTGTATATCCAAGAGTTATATAATGACATCGCCGAGAGATTTTACAAGGAAATCGCGCCCTGTAGAGCCTCGGTCGGACCCGTCGTATCTGTTGGCGCCGCCGCTTCCGGTGTCGTTTCCGAGATGAGCCGGAAAATCCAGACTTTGCGCGAAAAGCCGCAACCGGACCAACGAACGCCGGAATGGTATGCGCGGCGCAATAATCTCATCACCGCAAGCGCCGCTTCTAAAGCATTCGGGTCGCCGGCGTCGGTGAATCAACTCATCTATGAAAAGTGTAAGAACTACTGCGCTGCTGCCGCCGCTGCCGCCGCTGCCGCCGCTGCCGCCGCCACTGGCCCACTCCAAGGTTCCGTGAATTCCCCCCTTCACTGGGGTCAACGTTATGAACCCGTCACCGTAATGGTCTATGAATACCGGAATAAAACCAGGCTAGGCGAATTCGGGTGTATCCAACACGACAACTACCCCTTCATCGGCGCATCTCCCGATGGAATCAATGTAGACCCCGCGTCGCCCATTTATGGCCGGATGGTGGAAATCAAGAATATCTTCAATCGAGAGATTACGGGACGTCCCAAGGAAGAATACTGGATTCAAACCCAGATTCAAATGGAGGTGTGTGACTTGGACGAATGTGATTTCGTGGAGACCCGGTTCAAAGAATATGATAGCGAGGCCGAGTATATCGCGGATACGTATCGGGACGGCAAGAGAGGATACTCCGCTAATGGAAACGAAAAAGGCCGAATCCTTTGGTTTCAAACCGCGCCGGCCTTGACGAATCAGGGGTATGTATCGCAGCCGATACAGTTATATGAATACGCGCCGATTGGGGCGATGACGGACGAAGAATACGCGGAATGGGAGGCCGCGTTATTCGCCAAACACCAGAAGAGCGGCAATATTTGGGTGCGGACCATTTATTGGTACCTCGACGAATATAGTTGCGTTCTTGTCCATCGCAACCGACTTTGGTTCTCGGAGGCGGTGAAAGTGCTAGAGCGGGTGTGGGCGACGATTGAAGAAGAGCGAGAGGCGGGGTATGAGCATCGCGCGCCGAAAAAGAAGCCGGCGGGGTCGCCGGGGGCGGGAGGGGGTGGTGGCATCGACACAATATTCAAAATCGTGAAACTGGAAAGCGCGATTGTTCCAAGCGCGACAACTACAGACACGGCGGCGACGGCGGCGACGGCGACCAATATGGCGACATTGATGAATACGAATAAAAAATACGGCGGCGCGAGACACCACGTCGCGAAAGGTCCATCAGAAGTTCTAATCAACTGTTTCAAAATCAACGACCTTGAAATAGACGAGAGTAAGGTGTTATTTCGGTGAATTGTAAATAAAATATTAGTATAATTTATAACTATTGAATTATGGCAGCGGCGGCAGAAGAACGAAACCCCGTTTTTGAGATATATTGCGGTCCAAGCCTTGGAGATTTTCTCATTAAGCCAGTAAATGAAGGTGTACCAAAATATGGTGCTCAGGTTAAGACGCCCGCGATCGGTGATAGGGTAAATATCATTGCTAATTTGATTCATCAAGGTGTATTTGGCCCTGTTGGTGGTGACCCAGAACTTAAATACGTAGAGCACCCCACATTTGAACAACCTTATTTGAGTAATCCTGAAGTTTTGTTGATTCGGGTCTATGATGATCATGTGTATATCAGTGATTTAGTTAGATTTTACAATGAGGGTAGAGCAGTTAATAGCACTATAGCAACCGATTTTATTGAGAGAATAAATGGTTATAGATATTATGTGGGCATTAAACATTGGAATATAAAAAAAAGAGACCTGATTAAAGTACTGGAGAAGGTTAGTATAGCTGTATTTAGAAAACTTAAAGATCTTCAAAAATCGGCTGCGAAGGGCGAAGGCGCAGGCGCAGACGAAGGCGGTTCACGTCACCGCCGCCCCTCTCGTAAATACAAGAAATCCAAGCGCGTATTGCGTAGAAAGTCCCGTTCTACCAGACGCCGTTAAAAAAGCGCACATAGATTCTCAATATTGAAGGTTCAATTGAATATTAAGAATACAGAAGTATATACCAATTTATTTACACTCCCACCGCATAAAATCCTACCCTCCGTGCAGGGTGGTTCATCGGAAGTGGGTCCGGGACCTTGTATTCGGCCGGCGCCTTAGGTGCGTATAATGCCCCGCACATCCCCGCAGGCATACACGACCCATTATCCGGAGTCACCCAATCACGCACATTGTTTGTGGCTTGGTCGTAACTACTCAGATTCGCAGCGACCGGGTATAACTTGGAATTATTCGTGGAGTCATTTTCTCGAAGCACGACCCCATATTCCGGTCCCGCCTTCTTTGGGTATACGGGATAGAGGAGCGGCTCGTCTACCTCGCGCGGATATTCACCTGATGGAACGCGGTCGGCGGCGAATCCTTCGCGCTTTTTATTGCCTGCGGCGTGGCCAGTGACGGCGCTGAAATCGTGGATGGCGTCGATAAACGGCCCCGCAAAGACAACCGCGACGACGAGGACAAACAAACCGATATATTCTTTACAATATTTCATTATTCTGGCTTTGTGTTATGTATAGGAGAGAAAAGGTTTAAACCACGATGTATAATATATAGTATAGAACAGAATATAAGATGTCTGGGTCTGCGTCAGAAGACATGCATGTCCTCAAACGAAACGGCGAACGAGAGATTGTCGCCTTTGATAAAATCCTCGCACGCCTAAAGATGCTCGGTCAAGAAGCCGGCATCACCGGCGTGAATTATACAACCCTCGTTATCAAAATCATCGACCAGCTCTATGACGGAATCCCTACCACGAAAATAGACGAACTCACCGCCCAGCAATGCGCAATGATGGCGGTCCAGCACCCAGATTACGGAACCCTCGCGTCTTATATTATTGTCTCTAACGCGCACAAGAATATTCCCGGCGGGTTTTACGAAGCGATGCGTGCGTTATACGAATACCGCGACTCACACAATAAGCATTGTCCGATTATCAGCAAACAACTCTGGGATTTCCTCCACGAAATCATAGATACTCCTAGAAACGGGTCGGTGCCTGGCCCCGGGCCATATCTCGTCCACGAAGCACTCGAACAAATTATCCAACATCAGCGGGATTATCTCATCGACTATTTCGGGTTTAAAACCCTGGAGAGGTCGTATTTGATGCGCGTCAATGGCGTGTTAGTAGAGCGCCCCCAACATATGTGGATGCGCGTTGCCCTCGGGATTCACAGTCAGCGCACAGACACGCGCACCATATACGAAACCCTCGTCTATATCCAGAATACATATGACGCAATGTCACAGAAGTATATGACACACGCCACGCCCACATTATTCAACGCAGGCACACCGCGCCCTCAATTGAGTTCGTGCTACCTCATTGCGATGGAAAACGACAGTATTGACGGGATTTTTGATACACTGAAAGATTGCGCTAAAATCAGCAAACACGCTGGCGGAATCGGGCTTCATATCCATAATATCCGCGCATCTGGGTCGCATATTCGCGGCACAAACGGCGCGTCCAATGGCATCATACCGATGTTGCGTGTATTCAATAATACCGCGAGGTATATCGACCAGGGGGGGCGACGCAATGGGAGTTTCGCGATTTATTTAGAACCGTGGCATCCCGATATTGAGGATTTCTTGGAGATGAAGAAGAATCACGGCGATGAGGAAATGAAAGGACGCGACCTGTTTTATGCGCTGTGGGTGCCGGATTTGTTTATGGAACGCGTGCGAGGCGCTAGCGCGGATATGTGGTCGTATTTCTGCCCGGATGAATGCCCTGGTCTCGCGGATGTATATGGCGACGATTTCAAAGCGTTATACGAGAAATATGAACGCGAAGGGCGCGCGAGAAAACAAGTCAAGGCGCGCGACTTGTGGTTGAAAATCTTGGATAGTCAAATGGAGACGGGGACACCGTATATTTTATTCAAAGACGCTGTCAATAAAAAAAGCAACCAGAAGAACATTGGCACGATTAAGAGCAGTAATTTATGTACTGAAATTATGGAGTATTCAGATGAGAATGAAACCGCAGTGTGTAACTTGGCGAGTATTGCCTTAAACAAATTTATACTTGAAGAATCCAAAGTTATGGATTTCGCCGAGCTTGAACGCATCACCGCCCTCGCCGTAGATAACCTGAACCAAATTATCAACATTAATTATTACCCAACAGATAAAACACGGACAAGCAATCTGCGCCACCGTCCCATCGGACTCGGCGTCCAAGGTCTCGCGGATGTATTTATGATGATGAATATTCCGTTCCACAGCGAAGAAGCCCGCGTCCTCAACCGAGAGATTTTTGAAACGATTTATTACGCAGCACTTAAGGCATCAATGACACTCGCCGCGCGACACGGACCCTACGAAACATTCCCCGGTTCCCCCGCATCTCAAGGAATCCTCCAGTTTGATATGTGGGGCATCGACCCTGCGAGTTTCGGACCATCCGTCTATCGAAAGAGAGAATACGACTGGGCCGACCTGAAAGCCAAAATCCAGAAACACGGCTTGAGGAACTCGCTGCTCCTCGCACCGATGCCTACCGCAAGCACATCTCAAATCCTCGGGAATAATGAATGTTTTGAACCGATTACCAGTAATATTTATACCCGCAGAACCCTAGCAGGGGAGTTCATTATGGTGAATCGGTATTTGATACGCGACCTTATCGCGCTTGGGATGTGGAATGAGCGCGTGAAGACGAATATCATCGCGAACCAGGGGAGTGTCCAATATATTGACGGACTATCCGACGCACTGAAACTGAAGTATAAGACGGTGTGGGAGATGCCGATGCGACATATTATTGATATGGCGGCCGACCGCGGCGCTTTTATTTGCCAGAGCCAGAGTATGAACTTATGGGTGGAAGAACCGAATTATAATATTTTGACATCGATGCTGTTTTATGCGTGGAACAAGGGGTTGAAAACGGGTGTATACTACTTGAGACGAAAGGCGAAACACCAGGCGCAACAGTTTACAGTGGAGCCGGAGAAGGCGGCTGGAGGAGCGGATGAGGAGGATATCTGTGAATTCTGCTCCTCTTAGGGCGGAATCGCGGTAGCGGAATTCTGCTCCTCTTAGGGCGGAATCGCGTAAGCGGAATTCTGCTCCTCTTAGGGCGGAATCGCGGTAGCGGAATTCTGCTCCTCTTAGGGCGGAATCGCGTAAAATTGAAATTCTTTTTCTTATTCCAACACCAAATACAGACAATGTTTCGAATTTCTCCCTCTCGCAAGGACGCCGCCGCCACCGCCGCCGCCACCGCCGCCACTGCCACCGCAGCTCTCGCCGACCCCGTGACATTATGGACCTCGCAATACAATTTCCGATTCCCTCCAGCTCTTTCGGTCAATCATATGAACGACAATACCCGACACCGCATCATCCACGATGTTCCACGCCCAAATACATCACTCTATCATTTAATTTCACAATATAATCCGTGGCTAGATTGTGAAATGACCCGCGAGAAGCGCGTATATTTGAAACCGCGCGCGGGCGAATTGTGTTTTCCCGTACATATCAGCGATAGTTCAACCGCATTCTTCCGTAACGAAACGGTTGTCGACATCGTGAATTTATACGTGTGGCCTCTTCTTCACTCCCGCGCGGATGAAGTCGTCGCGTGTAAAACCTTCCTAGAGTGGCGACGATTATTCGAGCAAACAATATCTCTCGCGTTCCCTGATTATGAATACTGGGTGTCAGTGTCAGTGGTGTCTTCGGCCAATAGTGTCTTGAATACATTCGTCAGTGTCTCGGACCAGCGTCGCACCGCGCGGATATTGAAATATATAACACCCGCGCGCGTTTTGTATTTACTCACCACCCGCGCAAACTTCTGGCCGTATGGGGCATCCGACCATCGGCCAACGCAACAATGCGGAATTTGTTCCGTAAAACCGAAAATCAAAGAATACGCCGACAAAACAAAAATAGAATGGTTGGTCACCGCGGATTTCCTGCGTAAAATGAAACGGGTCCATATCTATTTCACGACGAGCGTGACACAAGTATCACCATTGACGAATACGTTATTACATTTTGACACAGACAGCGAATAAATTATATATGATGATGATGATGACGACGACGACGAGAGAGAGGACGAGTGTATTTTTTAATTGTTTTTCTAGCACGACTGCCGTGTATTCTTCGTCGCGAGATTCGTCGTTTTCTGGAACTTCCGCCGCGGCCTTTACTAGCACTAGCACTACCAGCAGCACCACCACCACCACATAAAAACCCTCCTGTTTTTGAATCAGTTTCCACGTTATAAGTTCTTAATATATGCGATAACTCAGCGCGGTCTACTGGTTCCGCAATACTACCATCGGGGTTTCTTCTGTAAACAACTCTGGCACTACCACTAGCGTTGCTTGGCGTCCATGTATTTTGAACTACAGCGAACTCAGTTCTTTGTTCGCGTGAAAAATGTTCCCATCTACACGATGTTTTCTCTGTAACAAAATTACGCCAAATTTGTCCGACAATACAATCGTCTAATTTGCGGTGTTGTTGTGCGTTACGTCCGCCAGGACCGGATACACGCGCAATACAATCCGCTTTGGAAGAAACAACCAAAACAACGACAACTTTATATTTCGCCTCTATAAACTTCTCTGCCATTTCTTCTAAAAACGTCCCTTTCATACCACCAGTCGTATCTAAGAGAACATTCAGACGACCACCCGCCTTCGTTGCGCCTTCAAATATCATTTTTTCCATTGATGGTAATACGACTCCATATTGCCCTAATACACCAGATGTTTTTGGCGTACAGAATTCGGCTGCTTTAAAGTCGCGTTTTCTGACGTCTTCAAATTCACGGTCATAACGTCCGTCAAACGTGTCTTTGTTCGCAAGCCACCACGTCAAACGGTCAGCGTATTGTTTTGTTAATCTAGCACGGTTCTTATCACATCGCTCTCTATATTTTGCGTCACTTTCATCTTTGTATTGTGTAGGGTCTTTTTCTATTTCTTTTATTTCTGGGGGGACATATCCGTATTTTCCCGCAAGCCATTCATATATTTTATCCGGGTCTACTCTTACAGTATTATGGTCGGTTAAGCCCAGCCCCACCCTTTCCAACGCACTTGATTTACCGGAGGCGGCGGGTCCAACAAGTATGACTACCGTTGGTTCTTTTGAAGCCTCTCTGGACTTCGGCATCATCTTTGTATCAAAAATGTGTTTTAATGTTGCTATGTTCGTCCACGGTTGACCTTCTTTTGTTTTAACGCCCCATGCGTCTTTTCGGCTTTTTCGTTCTTTAGCCAACTCATCTATTGGGTCGTCTCCGCCCTTTGCGCTGACGTGTTTCCGTTCGGGGGGTAGTCTTGCCGTCATTGTATTAGTAAACGTAATACTCGCACCTTTACCGCCCGGCGACGCTGCCTTTGCCGACGCTGCCTTTGCCGACGCTGATTCAGGTGGTTTTGTTCGGCCCAGAATACGGTCGATGATTGTTTGTTTAGTGGTGGTTCCTCTTACATCAATCTCGAATTGGCTACATATAACTTTTAAATCTGCTATTGTGGTTTTGGCTAATTCACTTTCATCATATGGACTGCCACGACCGTTTCCTGACATATTATTATAGTAACGCAATAAAAAAATAAGTTCACTTACATTACAATTTTACAGAGCCGCCTCCGCCTCCGCCGTCATCTTCACGTAACACTTCAAACACACGTCCACATCCACCTTCGCATTGTGAAGCCCCTCCGGGGTGGGCGCGTCGGCACCGAAAAGCCCGTGATAAAGCTCCACGAGCTTCGGGAATTTCAGGGACGTCCTCCCGTCATCCCATGTTTTCATCAACTTACAAATCGGCGTTCCTTTTTTCATCGTGCAATATTCGGACGGCGGAAACACGTTATTGAAGATTCTGGCGCGGTAAAACTCCACAATCAGCATATTCTTGTCAAACTCGATATTATGCGCGACCATTCTACCGCATCGATTGGCGGCCATCTTGAAATCAAACAACGCGACATCAATCGACACCCCGCGCGTTCGTGAAATCTCGCTTGTGATACCGTGGATGGCGGTGGACTCTGGTGAGATGGGGATATGTGTTCCGAGAGATATAATGAAGTCTTTTTCTTCTTCCACTTGCTTCGTTTCGTCGTTGTATATGACCCAACTCAATTGGACGATATGCGGCCAACTATCGGTACGGTTGGTAGGGGTATTTTTGGGTGGGAGACCGGTTGTCTCGGTATCAAATACGAGAACGCGCATCACGGTAGCAGTAAATGTCAATATAAAGAAGCACTGGGATTGCTTTATATTGGAATTTGAATATCAATTTTATTTCGTGTCTTACTGACGAATCGCACCAACAACAGCCGCAATGGGCCGAAGAGCGGGAATGAATGTCGCAGCAACAGGGAGAAGTCGTTCAGCGACGGGGAGTGCCTTCCTGATGACAGGAATAACCTTCTTCTTCAGAAAGTTCTTCTGGTCGGGGGAGGTGGCCATAAAATCCACAGAGGAGGAGGAGGAAAAGTTCATTTCAAAGCAGGTTATACTATACCGTGGTATTATATATTTATGTTGTTTACACCTTTCCAATAGGTCATGTGCACTGATCACTTCAAAAAAAATTGAAATGCTTTTTCCTACAATAGATAAATAACAGTGAACAAATCAAGCGACAACGAACGAAATGACAATGTTTATAATGCGCGTTGGTCCCGACGGAACCAATTTCAAGAAAGGGGCTCATCTTACGATGGGAAAGTTACTGAGGTTGAGACGTTCTGAAATAATTACTGAGAACCAAACGGGGGTTGGATACTGGGCGATTGCCGCAAACGGTTCGAGTGTTTCGCGTGTATTTCAAAATGAAGCTAAACCAGGAGACTTGTTGTGGTTCATTCAACGCGGCGGAAAACTTCTTGGTGTTGCGGAATTTGTCAGTATGTCAGATGACAGAACATTTTCAAATCAGGAAATGGGCTGGGACGATGCTTCCGGTGGACTGTGTGAAAGAGAGGTCATCTACTCAAACCTGATTACTACAGAACAATGCGACTATTCATTACCGTGTGAGGCCGGCTGGCGGAACCCCCGGGTGGTTTTAAAGATTGACTCCGTCCAGTTGTCAAATGGAGACAACCTGACGGATATATACAGGTATCTTCGTCAATTCAAAAACGCCAGGTATGAATGAATGAATGAATGAATGAATGAATGAATGAATGAAACGGCGGTGTGTGTGTGTGTGTTATTACTGACACTTTTTTATTCCCACTACGCCGAACATAACGCATTCCCGAATGCGACCACCGCCAAAATACCCAACACGAGACCAACGTGGTAATTATACTGCATCGTGCGGTACACCTTCAACCACGCCTGTGTTTCTTCGTCGGATTTCAGATGAAGCACCATCCAATCGCTCTTCGGCGAAAGAATATAATAGAAGTAATTCACGCTAAAGGCGACGGCTGCGACCATGCAAAGGATGCCTCCTCGCGAACCACCGCTGCCCAGGAAATACTTCCGGCAGCACACCAGTAGTATCATCGCCAGCACGAACCCGAGAAACAGCCCCATAAAATAAATGCCCAGTCTCTCGCGTGTAATAACCGCATACCTGCGCTGGCTTTCCGGTGATAACTTCGCGGTGAATTCCTGGATGACCCCCCCAGAGCGGTGGGAGAATGCGCAACAGTAAATATTGGCGACGATGAAAATAAACGCGACGGCGCAAGAAATGGCGCAGACCATTGTATCTATTATACGCAGGTATTTTATTACGCAGGTAATAAAATTAATAAAATTGAAATCTTTTATTACGGCCAATGAAAGACAACCCAATCCAATGACAACCATCGGAGTTCCAACCCAAAGTTCAGTCACGACCTATCAACAGAACAAAACGACCCTGGAATTATTACTGAACCTCCAACAACTGGTGGATGACTTCAAAGGCAAACTCGTTGAAATGGAAGAAGAAATGTCGACCATCAAAATCGAAAATCAAATTCTGAAAAATAAAATAAGGGAGCTCACCTCAACCAAAGACAAGGGAAGTCCGCCGTCCCAGCACAGAGGAGGGTGTTTCGGTTATGGCGCGGACGAGTTCTAGTCGCTATTTATGTGAGTGGAGCGCGTCCGCGCGCGCAACGCTACATAAATAGCGCGCTACGCGAATGTCTTACATATCCCATACGATCTCCTGTGCCACTGTGTAATCCCGTGCTCCCGAATCCCGTCCATATGTTTCTTCGCGCCATACCCCTTATTCCCCCGCAGTGAATACATTTCATCCAGCACCGGATATTGGTCGCATAATTTCTCAATATAGTCATCCCGCGCGACCTTGGCCAAAATCGACGCCGCCGCAATACACGCATACGTATTATCACCGCCTTCCACGCATACGTGCGTGTATGTTTCCATTTCCTCCGTATCTTCATTATAACCTCGGCCCATCGGGATGAAGTCGTTGCCGTCGATGAGGAGCAGGTAGTCGGTGTGACTAGGGACCGGCCTACCTTTTTGTTCCATTTCTTCCACGTGGCCTTCAATCGCAGTTTTTAACGACTTTCGCATACACTGAAGCGTGGCGCGCCTGATGTTGATACGGTCAATCACTTCTGCCTCCTCATAAGAAACCGCCCACGCGACTGCGTGTTCTTTGATATAATCGGCCACCTCTCGGATTTTCTTATCTGAACTGAATTTCTTACTATCCTTAAGCAGTGAAAAGTCGAATGCGGTCGCCGGTGAAGCAGGAGGGAGTATCACCGCTCCAGTATATACACGTCCAAATAATGGACCACGCCCGGCTTCATCTACTCCTACTTCGTATGTATACGTGGGGAATGCGTCAGTCGTCGCCGTGGTGGTGGTGGTGACGGCCGTTGACGACGCCGTCGTATATGATGTCGCGAGAATCGTCGCTCTCGGTTTCCGCGGCTTCTTCGTTAAAATGACGCCTTCTGCCATTGTTGTCGTTTATTTTATCGTAATAAGTGTAAAACTGTTTCAATTCTTCTTTATTCAAAAACTTTTTATGTATATATAGTATTACATAAAATGCAACTCACCAAGGTCCATCTATTACTTATTTTACTGTTGTCATTGATTCTCGCATCCAGTTTAGGCAACTATATCCGTGATGGATTCACATCGTCCGACATCCCCGATCCTCTGAAATCGGTCGCAACGAAAGACCTTGCGTCCAACACAAAACTTCCGCCAACACCGAAATATGACCCAAGCATAAATGGCGGTATCAGCGCGTCATCTCTCGGCGCACCCGTTTCCGCACTATCGCCCAGCACATTTCCATTGAATGCTCCGGCTGGCATTCCCGGGATGAATAGCGTCGGCGGGAACGACCAGGCGGGCAGTAGCGGTGGCGGCGGCGGTTCAGGCGACCACAAATGCCCGCCTTGCCCTGCTTGCGCGAGATGCCCTGAACCTGCGTTTGAATGTAAGAAGGTGCCGAATTATTCAAGGTCGGAGGATATTAATGCGCCGAAGCCGGTGATGGCGGATTTTAGTCAGTTTGGAATGTAGCGTAGCTGCGTAGCAGCGGAGCCCGGAACGGAAATGGAATGAAATGGAATGCTGCGTAGCAGCGGAGCCCGGAACGGAATGAAATGAAATGGAATGCTGCGTAGCAGCGGAGCCCGGAACGGAATGGAATGGAATGGAATGCTGCGTAGCAGCGTAGCCCGGAACGGAATCTTAATCCAATAAAAAATATATTTTATTGGATTTTTATAACACGCGCGCATAATTTGTCACTCTTTCATCCCTGCGCAGGGAGGCGCGCCTCGACATTATTGTAATTGTATTGTATGATATTATTGCGTATCACGAGTCCGCCGTCGTCGTCGTCGTCGTCGTAGTCGTAGTCGTAGTCGTAGCCACCGTCACCGCCGCCGTAGTTTCGTTGATAAATCTCAGCGAAATCGTCTACCGGTGGAGGTGGAGGTGGAGGAATTGCCGCCACCGGAGCGACTGCGTTACGCTCTCCCGCGCAATCGTGCCATTCGTGGTCGTCATTTGCGTACGGATTCACGATGTATTCGCCACGACCGTCGGGGTCATTTTCATCAGCGATATACGAAAACCGCGTCGTATAGAACTCATCGTCCAGGAAACTTCCGTGAAGTAACTCCATCGCGTCGTCATCGTTCGCCAAGAATTCCAGTAACTGATATTGGGTCGCCTGTAAAACCACCGCACGGGTGTTGGTGTTGAATAGGCGGTTGATGGTGAGGTGAGTATTGCTTCCATCGCCGACTTCCATTTGTATCATATGGCCATCGTGAAAAGCCCGATGGGGGGAGAGATGGATGATGAAGGTGAACACGTGAACTCCTGGGCGATAATTTTCTTGTGTCAAAAGCGACACCTCCATTTGTCCCGCAAAGGGAAGCGTCTGGCTTTCATCCTGCGAGTAATCAATTGACGCTTGAGCATATCGACGGAGTAACGGGTCCAGGGTTTCACGGCCGAAAAGCGCATTCCAATCCGGGTGGCTATACATTTGAATCGCCCGTAGATGGTGAATTCGGTTGCCGTGGTGATATCCGGCGGTGTTGTTGATGGCGGCGCCTCGCTGGTCGCGGCGTTCTTCGATTTCAGCGCGCTGGTTCCATTCCTCTGTGTTGCGTTCGTATTCATCCATTCCATTTTCTTGGCGGCCACGAGGGGCGGCGGCGGCGGCTTCTGCGTCGGCGGGCGCGGCGGCAGCGTCCGGGTTTCGTAAACGAATATCGTTGACCATTGTTGTCTCGCGTAGCGTAGGCTATGAATAGAATAAACCTAGAAAAAAACATTTCAATTTTTTCCGCACTTACCTCCCCTTCTCATCGCCGCGCCTCCTCGTCGTCGTCGTCGTTATTTATTTAGACGCGCCTGCCGCCGGCGCGCTCTCTTCTTGTCGACTGCGTATAGAACGCCTTTGTTGCCATTGTTTGAATCGAATTGTCTCGAATTTCTGCGATTTTATCGTGAACCGGAACATACTGATACCTCGAGTCATCGTGATCGCGGGCCACTACCATATCCACGGCAGCAGCCTCCGCGGTGCGCGGGATGTGAGCCGAATGTTGGACGCGTAATGCGCCATAAACCGGATGACGAGATGGAATGTGGTTCGCACAGCTTTTCAAGGATAATGTCTGATACAACATTCCGTGTTTCGGCGCCATTTCCGGGGTCACCATCCGAGGTTCAATCGCTGCGAACGAGAGAAACGCCGACGTGAGTCCGTCATTTGCGAGACGAATAAGTGTTACCTTCACTGTTTGCACGTATCTCGCATAATTTTGACTATGACCGTCAAAGAGGTGAACAATGTCGTAGTCGTATAATCGCGGAATCATTGCGGGCGCTTCCGAAACATCCGAAACAATCAAGAAACGTTTGACGTCTTTTCGTTCTTTGAACTTATCCTGCGCTGCGTAATACGTGTTTCCTTTCCAGTAATTGCCGCCCCCGAGGTCTTGTTGTAACGTACATTTTTCAAACTCGCTTTTCATTTTCATTACCTGATTACAGTAGAGCCAATATAGCGAGAACAATCGCTTGAACTGGGGGTCGCTCCGAATGGTCTCGAGATTCACAAAACCGCGCTTGAATTGTTGGACGGTATCCGTGAGACGAGCAATCTCGCTGGCATATACGGCGCACAGTTGTTGCTTGGTCGCTGATACAAATTCCGGCGCGATATCGGATTCTGTGTAGTTTTTGCTGATGTTTCCAACAGGAACAGCCGATGATGACAAGCACCGCTGAATGTTGCGGTAATACCGGTTTCCAATGAGAATTTCGCTCGCGAGTGCGGAGTGGATGTAGTGTGTCGTGAATAGTGCGTGTCTTTTGAGTGGTCTCCACAAGTGATGCGGTGCGACGTGGTCCGACGACGAACGCGAATGTCCGGTGATGAGGAGTCGGGTCACGAGTAATCCACACATTGCTGATAATGCGACGAGGTGGTGTTTTTGATAGACGGATGAAACGGCGGCGGTGGTCGTCGTCGCAGTCGTCGTCATCGTCGTCGTCATCGTCGTCGTCGTCGCAGCAAGCGTAGTGCTTTTGGGAAAATCGCGTTCGGTGAGTGTAAGTGAAGACCGGAGGGCGGCGGCGACAAGCGCGTGATGACGTGACTGTGCTTTGTCAAGAAGGACGACTTCAGGTAATGCTATAGATTCTTTGTGGTAGTAATCTTCTATGGCCGCAGAGGCCACATCGGCGGCGGCGGATGAACATTTGATATTCCAAACTTGTCTTATCTCTCCGACCATTTTGACGTATTCCGTCGTCGTCGACGCGACTTCGGGGGCTTGAGTTATTGATTTCATCGATGTAGGTTGACTTGCTGGATAGCTGTCAATTGGATGAAATCAAAAAAGGATTTCAATTTTTTCGACGGAGCGAAAAAATGACGCGGGGCGAAGCGAAGCGGAGCATCAATTTTTTCGGGATGACTTTCGAGTGCTGCGACGATGGCGACTGTTTTGTTTATGTTTCTTGGATTGATTTCTACGAGTGGTTGCTTTACGACCACGGGTGGTGGAGGAACGTCTAGATGAACTACTGCGGCGACGGCGGGTGCGGGAACCGCCTTCGCGTTTGCCTTGGGCCGAACTGCCTTTGCCTTTGCCTTTGCTTTTGCTCAAAGGTTTTTTGACTACGCCTTGCGGACCGGGCTTCGGGTGTTGCGTCACCAGAGCTGGAGTATCATCAGTCGAACCCACTTGCGTCGCCCCAGGCTGAAATGCCGCCTGCACCGCCTGAAAATCACCTGGCACTTCCGGTTCCACATCACCTTCCGAACTTTGTTGCATTGGTACCGCCTGCACCGCCTGAAAATCACCTGGCACTTCCGGTTCCACATCACCTTCCGAACTTTGTTGCATTGGTACCGCCTGCACCGCCTGAAAATCACCTGGCACTTCCGGTTCCACTGGCTGACCCTCCACCTCTCTAATTTCCTCATTAATATCACCAAATATTGGTCCTAATTGTATTTCTGGAGGTATCGCACTCGTTAATGACTCGCACATTTGATTTAATTGCCGTAGATGTTCTGGGCTTAAATTCTGAGCTAAACGGTTTTGACGAATGTCTTGTGATGAACCAGAACTAGCACCACTAGGTAGTACTAGTGAATGTAGTGAATTTAGTGAAACAACATTCTGTGCGTAACTAGCTACAGCATCTTGCCCCTCTTGTTGAAGAACAGCTACCTCCGCTGGAAGTACAACCTCGCAAGACACCATGCGGCGCAGAGCGCCGACTAATACTTTAGTTTTTTTTGTACAGAAATCAGCAAAACTATAAACAGCATCAGCAACTGTGCTAGCAGGAGTAGCTAATAGATCTTGTCTAAGTTCTTGAACAGCTTCAACTGTTTGTCTAGATACATGAAAACCTCCACTTTTAAAAAATGATATCGGTATCTTATGCTTGAATGTTATTTGACCGCTTCTGGATACTTCAACACCTGTTGGTTCTATATCAATTAAATATACCGCCAATGGGTGACCATTTTTATAAACAATCGCAGGCGTAAAGGTACATCGCATATTATTCCATAAAGTCCCAATTTTGAATCCGATAAGTGCGGTATCTATGACTTTTTCAAACCCATCATAATCCCTATAACCAAATTCGGGTTGAAGTGACCTATATATATGGTCACGTATAGTATTGTCATTAATTTCGGGACTACCGTCTTGTGAATCTATAAAATAAGTTATTCGTTGAAACAATCTTAAACACATTCCTGTGAATAAATTTTCAAGAGGTAGAAATCTTAGGTGTGCCTTGGAAAGTTCTACGGGCATAGCCGGTTGTTCAAAAATAGGGGCAGCCTCGGCGCCGAAACTTAATAATTTACACTTAATTGCCACGGCCGTATTCGCCGCTCTAACGAATGGTTGAGCATTTAATAGTTGCGTAGCCACGCTTTTGGGTCCTTCTTGCTGTAATTCAGCTGCTGTCATAAATATACTGTTAAGACGCGCTGCTTCGCTAAAATCGTTGGCAACCCACGCGAAAAGTTCCTCATCCGTCATCGACGATGGAGGTTCCACATCTTGTGAACTTGGACCGGCAGGTTCATTTGGTAATAATATTCTGCGTACTATAGCGTCTGGCATATCTGCTATAAACGCTGCTACATTAGCGTCTGTAACAGTACTAGCAAATAAACTACAACGTTCAAGTAATTCACCCGCAGTATGCGCTGCGACACCTTTGCGCATCAAACATTCAATTATACTGTCTTTTAATGAGAACGCAAGATATCTCAATTCTTGTGATGCTGAAAAATTATCACCTTTAGAAATCATTCGTCTCAATTTAGAGGATAATATGGATTCAAACAATGTTGCCAATAATGTCTCGTGCTCGGCTATACCTGCGTGAGCAAACTGAGCGGATATAATATCATAAACGCTAATGATTCCATTATCTATTACGTTACAATAATAGGATACGACATCAGTTCCAGGACGGTCGACCACAGCTGGGAATACTCGGGTAACTCGTCCAAGGTTACGGAATAAACTTAATATATATCTTTTTCCATAATTACCACATACTCCCGCTGTACTGACAAGATGGTCCAGCATTTCTCTGTATAGAGTGGCGGCTGCGGGTGCGGCTGCGGCTCCGGGTGCGACTGCGGCTGCGGCTCCGGGTGCGACTGCGGCAGCTCCTCCTGGTGGTATGTTAATCGCAGTTTCAATTACGGCAAGAGCACTTACAATTGCATCACGTTCTGCTCCATTTTCTAATCCTTGAAGTCGTGCTAGCATGGCATCTCGTAAATTCTCAAGATGACTAGGGGGGAGAGGTCTAGCCACAGCCGCAGCCTGAGCCGCAGCCGGCCGATACATCCGTTCCCATAAGGCAACATTTCCTTGTGCGACTAATCCAGCAAATATTACTGGATCATTAACAACTTCTGTTAACGAATTAATAAAACCAGCAGCGATTGCTCGGTTTTCTGTTCCAAGTATTCGCTCGAATTGTATCATAAATTCATGCGGGTCAGCAATTAAATGATGACACGCAGCTAATGCCGAGAATACAACTTGACAACCGCCTAATCCCAATGTGCATAATGTACCTAATCCACTTATCCAACCCACATAACTGACTGAAGCCACAAAAGAAGCAGCCACCGCAATACGGAATACATTATTTTTGTAAAAGGCCTTCAATAATAATTTACCAGTCATATTAATACACTGAATAACCGATACATTCTCATTTATTAATGATTCAAGAATACAGTCAATAAGTTGGGTTCTACCGTTCTCATCAGCGCCAAGGTGTTGAGCGCCAGGTATAGCAAACATTGGCCCCAAAATGTCACGAGCACCCGGTCTAACTTCATTAGTAAGAATTATTCTGATAATACTTTCTTTTATATTGCGTGGTACACTGGGACCACCACTCATTGACCCGGTGTGGTCATCCATTAACTGTTTAAGTTCATTAAATTGAGGTTGTAAAGCTAGCGGTATGTCGTGTACCCGAATCGCTAATAATTCTGGCATTACTTCTGCCTCCTGGGAACACCCCCCTCCTCCTCTTGCTCTAGACATCTTTTCGTTACTCCACGAATATACATTCTACTCACATTTTAATTCTCTATGTCTCCCCGCTTCTTAATACATTGGTCGTCCACGCTAAATGTCGGGACCTTCACGTCTTGTGGCACAATCGAAATCACGCATTTCGCCTTCTTCCCGTATAGCGGTTCCGTACACCCTTTTTCGCTTTTCTTGCCATCATACAACTTCGTGAAATCAAATACCTTTGGCGCATCCTGCGTACAACGCGACCGGAAATGCTCGTATCTCTCGCGCACATCGCAGTAGGTCAGCCCCGAGTTCTTCCCCAGTAGCCGGTTCACCGTTTCGTGGAGGTCATATACGAATCGTGAAAACGTATCGCGGCTTTCCATATGACACATCTTAAGCGGCCGTGTTGCTAAATTATTCGTTAAATTCATTCGGCAATATTTACACGGCAGAATATTCCTTAAGTTCAGTATAAAATCCATATAATGACGTTTTTGGTCGGGGGTCGGTGCGACCGGATAATTGAAACTCATCGTGTGAAGGAAATGCCACATACTTGGCCCCCACACCGTGGTAAGCATTCCGTCGCCGCTATGAAAATCCTTCTTGGTAAATGCTCTCACTTTTTTTGTGCGGTTGGTCGGTATTAATTGCGCATTGCGGCCGCCTCCGCCTCCGCTCAGTATCTTCGCGCGAAGAGACACACCTCTGCTCACCCGTCTCCGTCGGAATTTTCGTTTTCGCGTATTTGACATTCTATATAATAAACGCACGTGTATTTATAATATAGAATTATTATAATTCCGCCCGCTATCGCATCCGTACCGCGCATTCCATTCCATTCCATTCCATTCCATTATGTCCATCCTCGAAGATCCCACCAACTACATCGTCCAATATAGTGAAAAAACAAAATATTCCTGTGTCATTTTAGGCGTATCTCTTCTTCTCGTGATTATATTTTTCGTGAGTCCATTCGCTGTATCATCCGGGTCATTGACGTCGTGGATTATGAAACTCATCGTGATTGGACTCCTCGTCGCCACTTCCGCTATATTATTCAACGCCGTACGGCCTATTATTGACACAAAGGGCATCCTTGACACAGATTTATTCCCTGACCTAAAATACAACTTCTTCATTACTGCGGGATTCGTCCTGGTTATTGTGGTTTTAGGTATTGTGGTTCTTCGGTTATAACTTCATCAAAAGACTGTGGATAGCGTGGTGTGCCAGTGCCAGACGCGCCGCCCGCGATTCGGATGATTTCACGAAAATACAAATGGTCCTTGGCGAATTCGTCCCTACGAATATTTAGTAAAGCCCCCGTCTTTTTATCGCGGAAAATCATCGGTCAGTCCTTGTATCATACTATCTAGTTTTACTTCCATATTGTTTTCATCCGCTACGCGGTCGCTACGCATCCGCTCGCGCATTCCATTCCCGCTACGCGCATTCCATTCCCGCTACGCGCCCCCACTCGCGCATTCCATTTTCGCTCGCGCATTCCATTCCCGTTCGTTCAATCTATATTTTAAACTTCACACATTATAATATATCGAGTAGTTATAAATAATGGTAGAATCGTCGTCGTCATCTGCCGCCTCGTCTGCCGCCTCGTCCGCAATGTCATCTATTAGTTCCGCGCTATCAGGCAATTCCAAGAATATCGCAATTGTTCTCGTGATAATCGCAGCGATTGGCGGTATTCTTTACTACATCATCAAAAACGATATGATTCCCGGCCTGAATAAGTTCTTTAGTAGCGCGCAAGGAACCACCCCCGCGCCCGACGGTATTGGCGCCAACGACGGTGATAAGGTTGCCCAGTTATTCTTATTCAAGGTAGAGTGGTGCCCGCATTGTAAGACCGCCAAGCCCGTTTTTGACGAAGTCGAAAAAGAACTCAATGGCCGCCAAATCAATGGATATACTGTAACATTTAAGACCGTGGATTGCGAAGCCGACCCCGATATGGCGGATAAGTTCAAGATTGAGGGATATCCCACTATTAAATTGGTGAAGGACGGACAGGTCATTGAATACGACGCCAAGCCCGAGAAGGATAAGATTACCGAGTTTCTCAATACCGTATTGGCGTCATAATTCACTCGGTCGGTCATTCGCTCGGTCGGTCATTCGCTCATTCATTCGCTCGTACTCGCTCATTCATTCATTCGCTCGTACTCATTCATTCATTCATTCGCTCGTACTCATTCATTCATTCATTCATTCATTCATTCATTACTTCATTCCTTCCAGTAATCAAGTGATACTTACATCATCGTTATTGATTCATCTTCTGGTGTATCCGTATTGACATTATTATTATTATTATTATTATTTGAGTTGTCCAGTTCCGCGACGGATGCCGGCAGTGTTGGCGTAGTGACCGGTTCTAAAACAGGGGTTGTGTGTAATACGGCTGCGGCGGCGGGTGGTGCGGCGGGCGTGGACTCCCGGAAGTTCCGGCGATACGACATAAATACGTTCGCAAATGTCTCCCCCCTCAACACCAATTCGCGGCGATAATTCTCATCCTTCACCCAATTCATCCAATCCTGCGACGCAAACACTTTTGATACACAAACGACCTCATTTGGAATCGGTTTCGTCGGACGATTTTCAAATAAGTTCCCCTTTATTTGGTTGAAAAAGGTTGAAATAAACTGAAGCACGGATGATTTATCGGTCAAATTCGCAGGTTTTCGCTCCCATAGCATTTTCACGCCCAGTATTTCCGCCACATCGCATTTCTGGTCGCGGATACATTCATTTACGGGATAGTCATTGATGATGCCTCCGTCGATATAGCAGCATCCGTCACGATATATGGGTGTAAACCCGAATGGATAGCAGCAACTCATATAGCACGCCTCCACCAATCCGTGTTTCGGATGTGTCTTATGACTAAAATCAATGGCCTGGAACTTATTGAGTTCCGTCACTGTGAAGTGAAGTTCAATACCGGTCCTCTCATAAAACTCCTGGAATGTAACATCTACCCCGAAATCCTTTCCTTGAAGCGCTGGGCGCAGTGTCTCAGTAAATTCTTTCAATCCGTATAATCCGTGATTATTGTATAATTTAAATACACTATCCAGTTTGTTTTTGGCGTCGGATAATGAGGCAGAAGCCGAGGACGACGACGACGACGACGACGAGTGTTCGGTAGTTTCACCCGTCCCAGACGATGACGAGACGAATATCTTCTCCCACGGGCGCTTGATTAAATAATCGTCCATAACCTCCCACTCATACCGCAACGCGATAATAATAGCTATAAACGACCCAATGGAAGAGCCGTAGATGGATTTGATATCCTTGATATCCCAAACACCTTTCAAATTCAATGTGCGAAGAATGCTATACATCATATGGCCAGCAGGCCCGCCTGATGAAATAACAAGATGTTTAATCGTGGGGTCGGTATTCATTTTGTATATTTGATTATAAGTAGTATCGTTTATTATTGTTTACGGCGTGCGTGCGTGCGTGCGTGCGTACGCGATTATTTTCTTCCGTCTCTACATACATACGCATACGCATCCGCATCCGCATCCGCATCCGCGCATCAATGGACGACTTATTCAAATTTGCCGGCGATAATATAGAAAATGTGGAAAAGTTGAATTTAGATGAGTTATACGAAAAGAAACAAGAACAGGACAAGAACAAGTTATTTACGTATAACAAGATACTCACGCGGATTCACGAGAAAATCAAACTGACCTCGCGTCAAAAATGTAGCCAACAATTCTGCTGGTTCGTCGTTCCGGAAATCATCCTCGGTGTCGCGAATTACGACCACGCGGGTTGTATCGCGTATCTCGTAGATAAACTACAGGAGAATAAATTTATGGTGCGTTATACCCACCCCAACCTACTCCTCATTTCGTGGCTTCATTATGTTCCGAATTACGTCCGCACCGAGTTTAAGAAAAAGACGGGGACCGCAATCGACGAATATGGTCGTCCGATATTATATGACGCAGAGGGTAATGTCATAAAATACAAGGACACGGGCGTGGGTGGTGGTGGCGTGGGTGGCGGCGGCGGATTCGGGGGCGGCAACGGTATTCCGCGCACACCCGAAGATGCCAACGCACTATTATACAATGAGCGCGGGGGTGGCGGCGGCGGATTCGGGGGCGGTGGCGGCGGGGATGCGGCGGGTGGTCCTGCGGCCGGCGACAAAAAGGAATACAAGCCAACAGATTCATATCGCCCCACCGGAAATCTGGTATACAATCAAGAGTATTTTCAGAAATTGGGGGACCGATTACAGTAGAGACGGTTATACGACCGCCATCACCGCCGGATTCATTGTGTTTACTGTGTCTTTTATAGAGATTGTATTCAATCTTGAACTAATCCTTTCTTTTACGTTGGTATTTAACCTCTCCGGACCGTATATAATTTCGGTCTTAGCCATTGTATTCAATAACTTTAATTTATCCCATAACATCGCGGTTAGTTTGACGTTTCCACTATTTTTATATACGGCTTCAACTATTTCATCTTTCTTTATTCTGAATAGATTCGCAAGGTCTATATTTTTTCCACTAATCGCATTTTGGATTTTATCCGATAATTCCTTTTCTTCCGGAAATGAGTCAATATTATTCTGATCGAACTCTTTGCTTTTATCGGCAGCAGCCGTCGCCGCGGCGGCATTGTTACCTGCGGTCGGGTTTTCAGTCTCTTTTTTCGCCAATTCTTTTGCCTGGACCAACGCGTCCAACCCCAAATTTGCCTGTAATTCCTGGAGTATCTCAAACCCGGTGAGGAAATTCTTATAACTGTCCGCATATAATCGCACGATTCGCGTTCGCGCTTCATTAGTAATCGCCTGTAAATCCGCGTCGGTGAGATTCGGATTAATGAAAAAGTCATATTTCAGATTCAGCCGGAAAAAGTCGCGGGAATACTGGTCGTCCTGCTCAAACCCCGAGTATCGTTTCGTATCACCTTTATCCAAGCTTTCTTCTATTTCCAGCAACACATCCTCCCTTTTATTCATAATCGTAAATACGCGGTCTAATAATTTCACAATACCTTTACGCTGTTTTGAAATACGAAAGTTCATACTCTGAATATGCTTGATGTATTTCACAAAAATTGGATTATAACGCACATTATTATTGACAGGAATCTCGAGCCCCTTATTGCCTTCACACCATTCATTTATTTTGTTATTGTCGTTAATATAGTGCGATACGTCCGCAAATGTTTTGATATCATCGCCGGGTTCTTTGCCACCCGTGACAATTCGGTATAGCTCGGCAACATCGCGTCTGTATATTTTATTTTTCATTTCTTCACTCATCGCGATGAACTGCGGGCTTTTGTTGGAGCTCGATATTTCGTGAAAAATATCAAAATACAATTCTTCCAACATTGCGAAAATAGATGGCTTAATCTTGTTCTGGGTTATGGTAGACGCAGTCGTCGTCATCGACATTGGCGTTATTTTAATGTTGTCTATATCCTTTTTAATGGAGCATATGCCACTTCCCGGCGTGATTTTCATATCGATTTCGCCGGGTTTTAATAACCGTTCCATCTTCGCTTTCACATCGGTTTGTCTTCTTGTAAAACCGGCCATATTGTACGTATCGTATTTTGATTTATCCTTATTTCGGACTTCGGGACCGTCAAGCAGGCCAAACGTAAGCATATCATAGAAATTATCGGGCATATTTTTCTGTATATATTCGTAGTTATAGGGCCGCATTGTCGACATTATCGCATTGAATAGGTTTCCGATTTGGACGTAAAAACGCGCGATACCGACACACATTTGCCTTTTTCTAAATACGTTTTGTTCGTCTAACTTGCTTTCTTTCAGAATTTCGGGGTTCGTATTCACGAGAAGTGCGCGGTCCATCGCATTAATATCCTCGTAGTGTTTTGAAAATAATTTATGGCGGCGGTCCATATATGAAATCAGTCGAAACGGAAGACGGTTCAACACTTCGCTTGTAATAATAATAAGCTTTTCGCATTTTCCACTATCTCCCAGCGTTGAATTAAATTTCACCTCTTTCAAAATAATGCGCTGGGCGTATAAATCTAATCGGAGCGCCATATTGCGGGTTTCGTCCATATCAGGGTTGGATATGGATGACACGTTGTTACCCATACAATGAAATGGAATACGGGGGACGTCTTTGTTATATCGATAGATAATAGTCAGCGGGGAGTGGACGCGGAGGGCCATATCAATAAAATTGCCATATCAATAAAATTGCCATATCAATAAAATTGATATAAAGATATAAATATACTCTTTATTTAAAGGGTAGAATATACACTCCATAAGCACAGACGCGTATATAACAATGCTTTCCAATTTAAACTCGTGCCACGGAGTGTTTATACCAACCACCAATATACAAAAACCACCTAGTTCATTATTTCCATCATCCATGTCAACATTATCATCCACCTCCTCCACAAATATACGCCACTACAGATATTTATCGGCATATACTCCGAGTAAGGCAAATGAAACCAAGCGAAACAAGCGCGTCCTTAATGACGAAAGTATATGGGAAAAAATAGAACAAGACTTCACACCCGAATTGGTCTCGGAATATAATATTCCCGAAACGGTAAGGCATTCGCCGAAACAAACATCCTCATCGGGCGGCGACGGCGGTGGCGGTGGCGGTGGCGGCGACGAGGGTGATTGCGCCATCGCCGCCCCCCACCACACCGCAAAAAGAATGTCCGCATTATTTGCGAAACCCGATATTAATATGGAATGTCTATACCGGAAATCCGGAATCCGCGAGAATTGCGAAGTATGTGCCAGTGACGTCGTTCTCACAGATGACGGGTTCCTCACCTGTAAAAACCCCGCGTGTAGCATTCTGTATAAGGACGAATCTCTCGACCAAACCGCGGAATGGCGGTATTACGGCGCCGACGACAATCAAAATAATGACCCAACACGTTGCGGTATGCCCGTAAACCCCCTACTCAAAGAGTCGTCCTATGGCTGTAAAGTGATGTGCGAAGGCGGTTCATATTCCCAGGATATGATGAAAATCCGGCGTTATACCGAATGGCAATCAATGCCCTATCGAGAGAAGGCCCAATACGACATGTTCCAGAAAATCACCATCTTCGCGCAAAATAAGGGGATTTCCAAAATGATTATCGACGAGGCACTGCGCGTCCATAAGCGCATCTCCGAACATAAAACATTCCGGAGTTTGAACCGCGACGGTGTCGTCGGCGCATCCATCTATATCGCGTGTAAGATACACAACTGCCCGCGCACACCCAAAGAAATCGCGACCATCTTCAATCTGGATAATACCAGCGCAACGAAGGGGTGTAAAAATGCGGTCAGTATTATCAATGAACTAGAATCTAATTTAGACAACTCCGAGAAAACCAACTTCTGTAAGACGAAGCCCGAAGCGTTTATTGAACGCTATTGTAGCCGTCTTTCCATCAATGATGAGCTGACGAAATTGTGCCAGTTCATTGCGGTGATGATTGAAAAACAGAACTTGATTCCCGAGAATACGCCGCATAGTATCGCATCGGGTATTATTTACTTTGTTGCGTGTATGTGTCATCTTCCCATCACCAAGAAGGATGTGAATCGCATTAGCGATATGAGTGAAGTCACAATTAACAAATGCTATAAAAAACTATATGACATGCGCGACAAACTCATTCCGAAGATGATACTTGCGAAATACACGCCATAAGCGCGTGCGCGCGGCCCACCACCCGTCGTAGTAATATTGCTTTTTTCTTATATTATGATATTATACCCTTTATCATAATACTGTTTAGCGGATATGGAAGAGGAGACATCCGTGACAGCGGCGGCGACACCCGCGCCTAAATTCGTTTTTATTGTCCCATATCGCGACCGTGAGCCACACCGCGTCTTCTTCAACACCTATATTTATAAAATTATGGAAGATATTCCGCCAGAAGATTGGACCTTCTTTTTCGTCCATCAAAACGACAAACGCCCATTTAACCGCGGCGCAATGAAAAATATCGGGTTTTTAGCATTAAAACACAAGTATCCAAATGATTATAAAAATATTATATTTATTTTCAATGACGTGGATACCTTGCCGTATACTAAAAATATATTGAACTTTCATACAGATTTCGGAGTCATCAAACACTTCTACGGGTTTCATTTCGCGCTTGGCGGTATATTTTCGATTCGCGGCACCGACTTCGAGAGAATCAACGGGTTCCCGAATTATTGGGCGTGGGGCGGCGAGGATAATCTCATCCACGAACGCGCCAAACAAAACGGGATTATTATTGACCGAAGCAATTTTTATACGATTGGAAATATGAATATTCTCCAATTTGCGGATGGATTCAAACGGTTGATTTGCCGTGATGAATTGGCGACGTCTATTATGCCGAATAATGTGGACGGATTATCCAAAATAACTGGCCTGAATTATATGATATATGACGAAACACATATGATTGACGTGACATCATTTGACACGTATATTTCTTATTTACAGCTTCATTTTGAAGAGCAAACGCTGGATAAAGTGACGAAATTGCGCGTATCTCCTTTAAATGCGGTTCGTAATATCAAGGAACTAAACAATGCGTATTATATTGATATTAATAACCGTATCCATTCAGTTGAATCAGCACCAGTCGGGGGGAGCGCGCATCATAAAGAACCGCCTAGATTCAATATGGTGAATCAAGAGATTCAACCCAAAATGCCGTTTTCCGTTCAGTTGGGTAATATTACCCATCGTAATTTCGCGAAGATGATGCCACAAGATAGACCGGTTATGGCGACGGAATCCGCGTCGAATTCGGCGAATATCACCCGCGTTTATCAAAATTACAAGATAGAACAAAATGTGATTATTCCGCTACAACGACCGATTACGGCGGCGGCGGTTGGGTTACAGGGGCAAAAACGGTTTGGGATGCGGGCGATGTTTATGTAATCTCGTCTCACCGGTCGTTGCGCCCGCTCCGCGGTCTCCACTCCCTTGGTTCGACTCGGTCAGGCTTCGCCGATATTCTCGTCTCGCCTCGCCGCTCGTTCCGTCCCGCAGAGCGGGACGCCACTCGCGGCTTGGCTCGGTCAGGCTTCGCCGATTCGTGGTAGAATTTTTAATTGTATTGTTTTCATTTGAGCCAACATTGAGGTGATAATATCGGCGAAGATGACCGAGCGGAGCTGAATCCCGGCGCGCTAGCGGAGGGATGAAGCGACGCGAGACGATTAAAACTCCGCATTGAACTCAAACACATCATCCGCCACCTTCTTCTCCGCCAGCGCATATTCGCCCACCCGCCGCTCAAAAAAGTTCGTCTTCCCCGCCAAACTTATCATCTCCATAAAATCAAACGGGTTGGTCGCATTATATATTTTGTCATACCCAAGCTGAAGCACGAGGCGGTCCGCGACGAATTCGATATATTGGCACATTAATTTCGCATTCATTCCGATAAGGCGACAAGGAAGCGCCTCCGAGATAAACTCCTTCTCAATTTCCACCGCATCACGCACAATTTCGTAAATACGATGACGCTGAATCTTCTTCACCATCTTCGTATACAGTAGCACCGCAAACTCGGTATGAAGCGCCTCATCACGGGAGATGAGTTCATTGCTGAATGTGAGTCCCGGCATAAGTCCGCGTTTCTTCATCCAGTAAATCGAGCAAAATGCGCCAGAGAAGAAAATCCCCTCCACGCACGCAAACGCCACGAGGCGTGTCTGGAATGTGCTACGTTTATCGCCTATCCATTTCAGCGCCCAATCCGCCTTCTTTTTAATACAAGGGAAATTCTGTATCGCATTGAATAGTCGGTCCTTTTCCACGGTCTCCTTGATATAGGTGTCAATCAGGATACTATACATCTGCGAATGGATATTCTCCATCGCGATTTGAAAGCCGTAGAACGCGCGGGCTTCCGCCAATTGAACCTCCGTCATAAATCGTTGCGCCAGATTCTCCATTACAATGCCATCGCTTGCCGCGAAAAATGCGAGAATCATTGAAATAAAGTATCTCTCGTCGTTATGTAACGAATTCCAGTGGGCGACATCCTTCGTAAGGTCCACTTCTTCCGCACGCCAGAAGCAGTCCACTTGCTTTTTATACATTCCCCATATTGCGTTGTCTTTGATGGGAAATAACACAAACCGGTTTTGGTCTTCTTCAAGTAAGGGTTCGATTACTTGGGGTTTAACGGCAGAGGCGGCGGCGGAGGCGGCGGAGGCGGCGGCGGAGGCGGCGGCGGCATCGGTGAGAATGGCAACAGACATAATTGTGTGATGTAAATACGGTGTAATCGGGTAAAATATAGTAGTAATAACGGTTTAATTTGTTTTCCTAAATGGGGCCAAGTGAGTGGATATTATAGATGGATATAATAAGTCGTTTGGGCGATATTGGATGGAACATACAGAGAAAAGGTATAAATCCAACTAATGTTACTATCTATTATCGAGTGTGTGTATTCGGTTGTAAGAACAATGTTAAACAAACTTGATATTGCTGTCATAAATCTTGACCGCCGCCCCGACCGTATGGCGTGTATTTATAAGAATATTCCGTTCTTGTTTCAGCCGTTTACACCGCGTATTCCTGGGCTTCGCGTCCACACCGTCGACCGCCACGTCGACCGCCACGACGAGCGCGGTCATTATCGCCGTTTTCCAGCGATTGATGGGAATAATCTCTCGCAACATTATTCTGAATTCCCCGATTTGCTGGATACTATCCGTGATACTCCGCGCGTGTTGGGCGAGGTCGGTTGTTCTTTGAGTCATTATTCTCTCTGGCGGTCCCACGCCCAGCATCCTGGAGAGAAGGAGTTTTTGCTCGTTTTTGAAGATGATGTATTATTTACAGAAAAGTCTCACGAGAGAATTCGGGAGGCCGTCGTGGCATTGACCCACAGAAACGCCGAGTCCGTCGACGTCGTTTATGTCGGTGGACAATGGACACCTGATTACGATATTGACTGCTCCGCATCACCGCCTTATTTTCCATTCCAGAAAACAACCAGTGAATCTCTCGCGCGATATTACAAGACAACGTCGGCGTCTGGACTGTATCCACGCCGAAACCTTACCCCCGCAGTCATTCAAGGGAATCGTAATGTATGGTTTACGCCATTATTTCGCACCGCGGGGGCATACCTCGTGAGTCAACGCGGTGCGAAACGATTGTTAGAAGCCGTGGAAACAGATACGGCATTATTTATGAAAACACCACTGGATATGTGGTTACTTGAAATGGATTTTCGCGGGTATATTAACGCATCCGACCGTTTTCCACATCCGTTTTATCAAGCGGGGTTTGAAATGGTGCGTGAACCTAGTCACGCGCAAAACGATATTCATCGCTGCGACTTTCAGACGGTGAAATTGCCGGCGCCGCTCTGATAGGCTACGCGCTCGGCTCCGCGCTACGCGCTTCGTTCCGGCTCCATTCCACTCCGTTACACTCCGTTCCATTCGGCTCCATTCCACTCCGTTCCATTCGGCTCCATTCCACTCCGTTCCATTCCATTAAATCACCTTCATTGAAAAGGTCGACCAATCAAACCCATTCGCCCACTTCACCCGACAATCTATCTCACTATATCCTTCCTTCTGAATGATATATTGTTCGTTCGCCAACCAGCAACGGTATTTCGGCTGAATATATTCGGTATACATAAAATCAATATTCTTGCGTTCCAATTCTATAAGGTTGGGATACGACTCCACGAAATCCAGAATCGGTTTATACATGTGTTGCTTCACTAGGTACGCGTGATTACACCAAATTGTGCCTTTCACCCATTTATGCGTGGGGTCTATTCCATCATATCGCGTCAGGATGCCTCCTAGATATAAAATATCCCACTCATCGCCAATGCCGCCGATACTTCCTCCAGCCCCCAGCACCGCAAGTTCATTAAAATTATCCCGAATGACAATATCATCTTCTACAATCAGGACCGATGAAAGATTCTTACTCTGGGCGTATTGAATCGCCTTGATATGTGACCTAAAACACCCCACTTTCGTATCTTCGGTATGAATCCGGTTCATTAAAAGCGAGTGTTTGATTCCGTGAGTGAGTAGATGGTCGCTCACATATTTCGTTCTCTCGGGACGCTCTTCAAGACATATCGCGACGACTTCTTCTGCGAAGGGGGGGCGCAGCAAAAAGGACTGGGGCCCAATCACAGGCAATATTTCCGGCGATGACGGCGATGACGGCGGGGTTTGAACGGTCATAGGTGTAAAATTCGCAGTAGATGACACGGATGAAAGAGACCGGTCTGACAATTGGGGTGAATTCTCCGACGACGACGACGACGACGAACCCGTATATTTGAAGTATTTCTCCGATGCGGCGTCGTCACCACCACGGGCATCATCTCCGCCTGCGATGACCGAGAGATATGGATTCACAGTCTCTTCGTAGTGATGGCGCTTTAACAAATCGCGGATCTTCGTGTATATCTTATCCGAACTCACCTCAATGCTGAAGAATTCAATATGGAATACCTTATTCGACACCACGAGACTTACAGTGCCGCCGCCGCCGCCGCCGCTCGTAGGCGTTGTCGGTGCGAGGTTCGCCGGTTCCGTCGCCTGGTTCTCTTCAAAGAATGTCGAGAGAATTTCGTATTCACAGCCCTGGCAATTCAAGGAGCAATAGTCAATCCGGTCAGGCGTCGATTGCTGACAGCACAAATCATAAAGTGTTATCGTATCCACCTTATACGACTTGGACTCCACGCGCGTCCATTCCCGCCCTTCTTTATTGTTTTCAAGCGCGCCTTTCAATCCGCTTAATTCGGGAATCGCGGATTCATAGAAAATCGCCCCACGACCACTGCCATTTGTGATGGACGATGTCACATTACTAACTGCGGCAGGCACCACCTCGCACGCACGGCATCCGCTTAACCCCTCCTGATATACTCGCGCGGGTTCCACCGCCATCCCGCGCCATTCCCGGTATCTCTCGAAGAAATAACACGCCGAGTTCTCTTGACCGTCACCCGCGCCGATTTCAATAAAATACCCGCCGTGCTTGCCTTTCGTAATATACTTATCCACATACTGGTCATTGCGTAAATCGTGGTAATATTCGGGATAGATGGTTAGGTCGTCGTCTGCCTCTGGTGCTGGTGCCGGCGCCGCATAAAACGCCGAGCTATGCGAATTGTATACTGTGAGTTCCATCTTCTGTTTATGAAGAAACTCGTTTTTCCGCATAACATCCCCCAATATCGTCTCCCAGAGGTGCGTTCCATACGACTGGGGCGGAAACTCATACGGCGCGGTCTCCGAATGGATAAACGCCACGGTGTCCTGCCAGTGAAGCGGCATAAACAACTGGCCTTCCAATATTTTCATCCGGTATTTATGGATATAATGCGGGTTATCTTCAATCAATATTCGATTGGAGTCGCGGATATGATGCGCCCATATTCCCAGACGCAGCCCCGATTTAAACGAATCCAGCCACAGTTTAATAAATTCGTTTTTGGGCTTTGCGGCTAAGAATGCGTTGATTAATGAGTGGATTCCCGCGCGTTCTTCACTGATATAAAATGAGTGACCCGATTTGAACACGTCGTGAAAGGGCCGCACAATAAGCATATCCAAGTCTAGATACACACCCCCGTGCTCGTATAATAGTTCCAGACGCACCACATCCGCCTTATACTGAAAATGCTTCAATTCGAATCCGTCGTAAAAAATGGGAGGGTCTATTTTATGGATACTCACGCGCGCCTGCTTCTTGATATCGTCCCAGTATTTATTTCCGACGGGCTCCTTCGCATTATAGATTCGGATGTCATAATCCGGCATATATTGTATCATTGAGTGGACGCATCGATGGTGGAAATTGTAGAACTCGGTCTCGCCGAAATAGAGGAGATGGATGACTTTCGGGATTTCCGCGCATGGGTCTGTTGGGTATAACGCCTCCAATTTTGTCACTGAGGTTTGTTTGATGGAGTCGGGAAGCTCGGATTCGCCGTCATTGACGCCGTCGGGCGCATTCGGTGGCGGGGACCTTGTATCCACGATTTCCTCGTATTGGGCTATCGCCAGCGCCGTAGCGTTCAACTCCAGATTGGAGGATGCGCGATAAAAACGCACAAAATTCGTGTCGCGCTTGTTATACTTTGGAAAATATTCGAGATACATATCTGCGACCGCCACGAGCTTCTCGTGTTCCTTGTTATGATGGTGTTGGTTATGGATTTCTTGGAGCATTTGGTTTCGGTCCATATGCTTAGAGCTATTTTGATAGTAATTATATCGGAGTCTCTTGAATGCGGACGACGGCGACGGGGCGGACGACGACGACGGGGGTGCGGCGGCAGCGGGCTCGGCGGATGCGGGCTCGGCGGCGCCCTCGGACTCCGACGTCAAACAATATTCGCCCCACGCCATTCCACGCGCTTTACAATCCGTCGGACACGACGCGTCATTTGTATTATTCGTAAAATAATCGTCATATCCGTCTTCGCGAATCACGCCTGCGCCAACCATTTGCGACCACGCTTTTGTGGGTTGTACCGTATAATGGGCTTGGCGTGATGGGTCGCGAGAGATATCATCAATGGCGACGACGGTTCGGCCATCACGCGCCAGACGCTGCGAATTGAGAATATCCTTCATTGGAATATCGTTTTGATGCCCGCCGTCAATGAAAATAAAATCAAACCGCATCGGCGGTACCGTGTTTGGGTCCTTCATTCGGTGCGCGACCTGTTCTTCGTATTTGGGAATGGTGACGGTGCTGTCTCCCGTAACGAGTGTATGCCGCCCCGGAAACGCCGCGTCAATATAACGCTTCGCTGCGAAAACATACGCATACTCGCCTAAATCAAAACTCACGACTTTGGTCTCTGGTGGTGTGTTCGCAAGGAATAGGAGGGCGGAATGGCCCGCATTGAACCCGATTTCCATAATGGATTTGGGCGCGCGTTTGTGGACGAGTTCGCGAAGACGGTCGGACTGGGCGCCGATTTGATAGGACCCGCCCTCTACGATATGATATTCGGATATGGCTTGGGTTAATCCTTCTAATAAGTCAGCCCCGCTGGGATATGTATTCATTATACAATGAACTAAACTGTATAATAAAATAAATATGTTTATGTTTATATGTGTTTGCGCACTATGCGCGTTATGTGGAATGATATGAAAATGTAATAAAAAGTTCATCACCTGACCCCCACGTAAACGGCACAGTGCTTGAAAGTTGCGTTATTGTTTGATAATTACCTGATAGATAATATGGTCGGAGTTCCACTTCGGTTGAACTATGATATGTAATTATACCGTATACCGTGTTTCCGCTACTATCATCTCTATATGTCGCAATACCCGAGAGAGCCGTTCCAATACCTGCGTTGATGGATGCGAAATTCGCGTTGACTGGAAGAGATACTCGTGGACCAGTTCCTACGGATGTAGATGAACCGAACTGAACACGAATATATACACTTGTGAATTCGCCTTGTCGCGCGTATCTAGATGTAATTGTTCCGTTTCCAATGGTAAGATTTGTAAATGATGGTTCATATGATACGTATGATGCGGCACCTTGTGCGCCGGTCGGTCCTTGCGGTCCGGTCGGTCCTGTCGGTCCTGTCGGTCCTGTCGGTCCTGTCGGTCCTGTCGGTCCGGTAGGTCCGGTAGGTCCGGTAGGTCCGGTAGGTCCGGTAGGTCCGGTCTCGCCCATAGGGCCGGTGGGTGCGATGGGTCCGGTAGGTCCGGTGGTGCCCTGGGTGCCCGTAGAGCCGGTGGGGCCGGTCTCGCCCATAGGGCCAGTAGGTGCGATGGGGCCTGTGGTGCCCTGTGTTCCTTGTACGCCTGTAGGGCCGGCAGTCCCAGTATCGCCCATTTGACCCGTTGGTCCTGTGACACCAGTAGGACCAGTGGCACCCATTGGACCCGTCGCACCAGCTGCGCCTACAAATGTATTCAATGAGAGAATATCGCCTATACCCGATTCATTGACTTGATATACATTAAGGTCCAGCGGAATCATCGCAATGACGCCATCTCCATTGCCAGCAGTAAGACGGTATGGCACAGTGCCGACCTTCAAATATGTCAACGTCGCATTCGCATTATCTACATCCTGAATGACACTCCCGTTGTTGCGTATGGTTCGCACCGTTGCGCCAGATGAAGCCAACGTTACCGTGATATTCTGGTTTGTTGCCGCGAAGATACATACGATTTGATGGATAAGGGGTGATACTGGTGCGACATATCCTTCACTCTGACTATTTGGGATTTTTACCGTGACACCTTGTATCGTGGTTATACTATCCAATGACACCGCAGGCTGTATCACGCGAAACTGTGCGAGTGTAAGCGATGCGAGGTTGTTGACCGCGGAGATACCGTGATTCGCCGCGCGTAATAGAAGATGCCCTTTCTGTACATCACTAAATGTTAGCGTGTTGATTATCGCGCCGACTATCAGCGTATTTTTGAATATTGCGTTTGTTATGTTCGCATTGGTGAAATTTACACTAGTCGCATTGGTATTTGTGAAATTGCCACCGCTTAGGTCTGCGCCACTTAAGTCGGTGCTGGTTATGTTTTGATTGGAATAATCCACCGGCATTCTATTACATGTAAAAGCATAATATAATTATATTATATTATCCACAGTAGTCGGCTAGTCGGCCTCCTTCCTACCGGTCGTCTGCCTCCATTTCCATCCTCTCGATGTCGGCCCGCAGCCTCTTTATTTCCGCAATAAACACCGCAAACAACTGCTCATATTGTATCGTCTGGTATCCATTCGGGTCGTCTTTTTCACCGACCACCATCTCCGGATATACACCTTGTAATTCGTGTGCCAAGAACCCGTATTCTTCGTGTCCTGTAAGGCGGTTCAAATACATTACCGGCCGCAATCCGTCCACGGTTTTGTCTGTAGGTAGGTCGCACACATTATATTTGATTCGGTAATCACTCACACTATTCATTCCAACCGTTTTGATGGTGCCGCTAATGTCCATCGTATAGCGAGTATCCAGTGCGGTCGTCGCACCGTCCACGTTGACACCTACGGTGATGGTGTTGCCGCCCGCGCCGCCGTATAGAATATTCGTATACCCTGTTATCGTTTCAGGCGTCTCTGGATTAATGACCGTCCACGCGCCTGCGTTGGTCGCACCTGTTGGGCCAATGGGCCCCGTTGGACCTAAACCCGCAATAAACCCGCTTAATCCTGTCGCACCCGTTGCGCCTTCTGGACCGGTCGGTCCTGCGTTCGCGATTATACCAGCGACACCTCCTCCTCCCGTTGGACCCGTCGCACCTATCTCGCCCGTCGGACCCGTCGAACCCGCCCCGATTATCGCCCCCGCATCACCTACCTGGCCTCTGGGTCCAAATGGGCCCGTTGTGCCTATAGGACCAGTTGGTCCATCTACCCCCCCCACCTGACCCGTAGCACCCGTCACGCCCACCACACCCGTCGCACCCACCACACCCGTCGCACCATCAAGCGACCCAGCACCCGTCGGACCCGTTGCGCCCACCACGCCATTTGTCCCGGCGAAACCTCTCGGCCCCGTTGTCCCCGTTCGTCCCTCTAAATAATCGCTGTTCGAGAGAACATCATACAATCCAACATTAACTACCTTGTATTCATTGATATCATAAGGAACCCCAATCATCGAATATCCGTGGATTTTATATACAACATTTCCAATACGAAGTAGCGCATTCGTAACGGTCGCAGAACCTCCTCCCGTCGTATCCACAATGGTCGTCACCCCCGAATTATCACGAGATATCGTAAATGATTTCGCAGGGTAATTTATGACCAGGGTCGGATTATTCACGGTTCCGATACTTTGGATACCCGACAGATTCAGCGTCAAGCTCTCATTATTCGCGAGAGCAATTCCTTGGATATAAAATGCGCGCTTGGGGCGCACGGTTATCGCGGTAATCCCTCGGACATTCTCGCTAACGACGGTCGCTGCGATAATATCAACTTCGGTCGACAAATCGCGGACATCATCCGTTAGAATCGTCCCGATTACCGCAGGGAGCTGCGGCGACGTAAGTTGCGTCGTCGTCGTAAGTAGATACGCGATGCCTGCGTTTGTTTTGTTATACAAAAGTTGCGCGGATTGGGCGCCTGAAAACACGACTCCCGAGAGATTGGTATTCACGATGCCGGTATTTCGCAGGATGGCGCCTGTAAAAATGGCGGTTGTTAGATTACATCCTGATAGGTCCGCATTTGTTAGGGTCGCATTTGTAAAGTTCGCATTTGTTAGGTTCTGTCCTACAAATGAATACCCGGTGAGGTTTTGTCCTGTATAATTTGTCATCACTATATAACCATTGGATTTATTTTATTCCGTCTAGGCGAGCAAGACGCGCATTCAGCGTCTTTATTTCTTCGCAGCAAATCGCGAACAGTTGATGATAACTGATGGCCTGTAAATCACCCTCCTTGTCCTTGTCACCATTTACAAGTTCCGGAAATATGGCCTGAACTTCGTGTGCTAAAAATCCGTATTCCCACGCATTCTTGCGTAATCGGTTCTGAAACATCACCGGACGAAGTCGCTGGACTTGATTCGACAGCATTATGCGGTCGGTGCCGATGTCGGTGTCGGTGGTCGCGTGACTAATATAAACGATTTCCCGTTTAATCCGGTAATCACTGACATTCATCACCCCTGTCGTCTTTATATTGCCGCTAACATCCAGAAGATACTGCGTGCTTGCGGGGACTGCGGGCGATGTTTGAATGCCGATGCGCCCACTGTTATAGTATATTGGTGTGCCGCTGGTCGCGCCTGCGCGCCCCCATATATTCGCGCCCGTCACGCCGCTCATAGCACCCGTCGCGCCTGTATATCCGACCGCAGCACTTTCACCGGTTGGACCTGTCGCACCCACGGTTCCCGTTGCCCCCATATTTCCCGTTATTCCGTATTCTCCTTGCGGGCCGTATATCCCCGTATATCCCGTCGGGCCTCGCACCCCCGTAGCGCCTGTATCGCCTTTACTCGCATTCGGCCCCGTATTGCCCACCGGACCCGTCGGACCCGTTACGCCAGTGTGTCCTCGTGTGCCAGTGGGACCTTGTGTGCCCATCGCGCCAGTGGGACCTTGTGTGCCCGTCGCGCCAGTGAGGCCTTGTGTGCCCGTCACACCTTGATATCCCGCCGGCCCTGTAGAGCCTAGCGCGCCATTAATACCAGCAAACCCTACCGGTCCTGTGCCCCCCGTCGCACCCACATTCCCGCTACTGCTTCCAATCGCCGCCTTCGTCAGAATCGCGCCTAATCCATACGATTTCACCTTATAATAATCGGGGTCCACGGGAATTCCAATAATCGACCCCGCATAGACATTGTATAATATATCGGATATTTTGATAAATAGCACGGGTGTTTGGTTTTCATCGAGAACTTGACCATTCGCGCCACTACCGGTGGTTTGGTATACGACTCCATTGATGCGGACCGGTGTATCCGCTGAAATGCCAATATAAAACCCTTCTACAACGCTGGGGGTAACCGTCACGACCGGGTTGTTGCTCGCGTCTAGCGTGGGTGCGAGGACCCGAATCACCTCTAGATTCGCTATGTCGCCGGGTTTTATCGAGGGTATCGCGGCAGTAATAGACGCGGGTGTTACCGTTGCGGGGAGGGCAATCGCCGCAATATTCGCTGCGACGTTGTCCGCATTCTGGCGCAATTGGATTTTCTGGCCGTCCGTAAATATCACGCCTGTAAGTGTCGCGCCTACAATCCGCGTGTTTGTCAGGTTGGCGTTGGTAAAAGTGACGTTGGTGAGATTGGCGTTCGTTAGGTTGGCATTTGTAAAGTTTACATTATTGAAATTTATATTACTATAATTCACTCCAGATAAATCAGACCCGGTCTGATTCAAGTCAAAAACATTCAGTGTAGATGATGCTACTCCACTTGCGTAGCTTCTTGTTTCTGCTTGTATTGCGCTAATTAGAGTATTACCGCCATTAACAATTGTCACTATTCCGTTGGTTGAAACCGTCGCAACGTTCGTATTACTACTTGTAAACGTAAATGGATTATACTGAAGTATGTATGTTGTACCTGATACATTCAAACGACCAATGACTGTGTTTGCGGTTTGACTTGCGGTTATTGTGCTAGTACCGTTTACACCCTTAATCAGTAAGAGATTCCCATATATATCAGCAATCGACGAATCACTACTTGAATATGTCAACGCATTCGTTGTTGGAATGCTGTATACGCGTACGTGACCACGATTGTCACTGGTATTTCCGCTTGTTCCATCGTTCATATGTCCGCTAATAATCACCACGGTTCCATCTGAAGATATTTTTACACTGTATCCACTTTGGTCGCCACTTGCTTCACCATCAATGTCAGTGCCGATTCTATCCCATCCCACCGGCCCAAACCCTGGTAGTGCGTCATTTGTCTGGGCAACTGTTTTGTTTGGATTGTATTTATATATACGTGTATGTCCACGATTGTCCTGTGTGGGTCCGACAGTTCCACCATCATTTCCATTCGCGCCTATTGCAATAATTGTACCATCTGCTGAAATAGATTGAGAGAAACCGACATAGTCCGCAATGTAGTCTCCATCGATATCATTACCCAGACGGTCCCACCCAATCGGGCCAAAATTTGCTAGGGTTTGATTCATTTGTGCGGTTGTTTTATTTGGATTGTATCGGTAAACACGCACATTCCCTTTGTCAGCATTGTTATTCACCGAACTACTTGTTCCATCGTTTCCGTGTGCACCAATTGAAATAATTGTTCCATCCGCTGAAAGAGACACTTCACAACCGGAATACTCAATATTTCCTTCACCGTCAATATCAGCACCCAGGCGAATCCAACCAATCGGGCCGAAAGAAGGGTCGGTCTGTGCGGTCACCGCAACGGTTTTATTTGGCGTGTATTTATATACTCGGACGTGACCGCTATCTCCTAATAGATTTCCAGAACCATCATTTTTCCAACCTCCAATTCCCACTATGGAACCATCCGCCGAAAGTGATATACTAATACCGGATTCATCCCCGTTTGATTCTCCTACAATATCACCTCCGCGCTGGGTCCATACTGTGCCATTCCAACCATATACACGAGTGTATCCAGGGCGGTTGTAACCTGAGCTGCTTGGGTTTCCTATCGCCAGAACAGTTCCATTTTTAGAAAGAGAAACACTCCAACCACCATAATCAGCGACCGCAATTGAATCAATATCCAGACCAAGACGATTCCATCCTTTCGGTCCAAAATTAGGGAGAGATTGATTCATTTGGGCGGTCGTCTTGGTTGGGTCATATTTGTATACACGGACATGCCCTATGTCAGCACTGGTCGATGCGTTTGTCGTATCATTTCCGGGGGCACCAATCGCCACAATGGTTCCGTCCGCCGACATACTAATAGAGTATCCAGATTGGTCTCCAGATGCTTCGCCATCTATGTCGTCGCCCAGACGTGTCCAACCAATCGGACCAAACGACGCGTCTGATTGCGATGTCACTGCGACGGTTTTATTTGGTGTATACTTATATACCCGTACGTGGCCACTTGTTGCTCCATTACCGTCGTTGAAATGTGCGCCAATTGCGACGATACTTCCGTCTGCTGAAATAGCAGTGCTAAATCCACTTCGGTCATCAGCTGCCTCACCATCAATATCACCGCCTAGTTTCGTCCACGAACTTCCATACACTATTGTATTAATATCGGTTGGAGGTACTATAGCACTCGCAGTGGATGTTATAGTCGATGTAGTAATAATATTTGATGTAGGTGCTGTCAAAGTAAACGGCGGGTCTGAAATATATTTCAGGGGTGGTAATGTAAATGCCCCTAATGTAATCGGAGTTTTAGTTCCGCTCATCAATGTTCACGTTGTTTTTTTGATTGTATGTTATTATAGTTATTATACTAACATAAGAATATTCTTTGACTTTACAGATTGTTCATCAATTACGCTGTACTCTTATGTAGTTCACTCGCGCTTTCAAATCCTGGATATCTCTCGCAAGAATCGCAAACATTGAACGATAGTCCACCGATTGGTATTCGGTTTCGTGGTCTTTCGCGCCATAAATGAGTTCCGGATATTTCTCTCCAACTTCGTGGGCGATGAACCCGTATTCGTAACGATTTGTAAGTGTATTAAAATAATGGGCGCCGCGAAGTTGCGTCAGCGACGGCGACGGCGACGGCGACGGCGCGGTACCGATATCGCGCACATTTGCCTTAATTCTATAATCACTCACATTGTTGATACCAATACAACGGATACTACCGCTAACATCCAGCGCGAATGCGGCGTCGGGGGCCGTTTTTCCGATGGCGACGCGGCCATTGTAGTAGACGCCAGTCACGCCAGCGCCGGCCGTCGTCCATACCGTGTATTCACCCGTCGGCCCGGTTGCGCCCGTTGCGCCTGTTGCGCCAATTGTTGCGAATGTGCCGCGTGGACCTGTCGGCGCGAGAATCGGGTCGGCGGCGGGCCCAGTAGCACCCACGAAATCCACGACACCCGGAATACCCTTGGGACCTGTTACGCCTGTATTACCATTGAGACCGGTTGGACCCGTATCACCCACCTCGGTTGCTATTCCAGCGGGACCTTTCGGCCCGTATATCCCCGTGACACCTGTTGCGCCAATAAGCCCGGTTGCGCCGCCGGGTCCTACGGGGCCAGTTGCGCCCACGCGACCGGTTGCGCCCACAGGTCCATTGGGCCCAGTCGCGCCATTGACCGCGGTGGTCGGACCTGTCACACCCGTTGCGCCATTGGCGGCATTCACACCGGAGGTGCCCCGCGGCCCCGTGCTGCCTCTCGGCGCGCTTCCATACCCTCCGTGCTCCATAATAACATCATAAAATCCAGAACCGCCCAATTTATATTCGTTAATGGATAGCGGTATTCCAATCATCGACCCCGCGAATACACGATACGCCGTATTATTGATTCGAATCACCGTCACGACATTCTGCGAGACATCCGTAATGACGCCTGCTGGAGTGCTGCTCATATATCGCGTGGTGTCTCCCGCGCGATTCCCCGTAATCTGAAACTCTGTGTTATTCGGAATATCTACATAAAACGCAGTTGTTGCCTGCGGGTAGGTGGTTATATTCGACACCACGGTCGCGCCTCCCGCCCCCCCGCCAATCGCCGGCGTATATACATCCACACCACCAGTTAAACGCACGATATCAGTGGCGCGTATTGCGGGATTCAATAACAGTAAATCACCGGGAGTCATTGTTGTTAATGTTAACCCTGGGATATTCGCAGCAACATTCGCAGCATTCCGCCGCAGCTGCGATTTCTGGACGTTCGTAAACGTCAATCCCGTTATGGTCGCGCCAACTATCAGCGTATTTGAGAAATTCGTCGCGCTTGTTATCACCGCATTCGCGAGATTCGTCCCCGAAGCGTCCACATCCGTCAAATTATCCGCCGAGAGATTACACGCCGGACCCATAATAAATCCCCCGCGGAGTTGGAAATCCGGTGTGGGGAGGGCGACGGCGGTGCCCTGGGCCGGAGAAACTATTTGTCCGGAACGAATGCCGGCGAAGGTGGCGCCAGTGAAGGTCGCGCCCGAAATATCGGCGGCGGTGAGAATGGCGTTTGTTAGATTGGCGTTGGTGAAATTGGCGGTGGTGAGAATTGTGCTGGCAAGATTGACGCCGGTGAGGTTTTTGCCGGTGAGGGCGATGGACGGGCCGACGATGAACCCGCCGCGGAGGGCGTAATTGGCGGAAGTCCCGGCGAAGACGGGGGCGCCGGCGGTGACGGTCACGAGACCCTGGCTTGATACACCTGAAAACACCGCATTCGTGAAATTCGCGGAGGTGACGTCATTATTCGCGAAGGATGCGCCTGTGAAGTTGGCGCCGGATAGGTCGCACGCTCGTAAATTAATACCGGATAAGTCTACCGATGATGAAAGAGTCGCAGACCGCGCAATGGCGGTGGGGCCGAGGAGAAATCCGGCGCGGACCGCCCATACGCCGCCGCCCGCGCCCGCGCCCGCCCCCGCCGCAATCGTCGGGAATATCGCTCCGTCGCCTGTTATTCCGCCACCCGTTGAAATCACGCCAGTCAAGTTGGCGCCTGTGAAGTTGGCGCCGCTAATATCCGCGCCAGTGAATACCGCATTCGTCAGGTTGGCACTCGTAAGGGTCGCCCGCGCAAGACTGTATCCTGTCAGGGTGACGCCCGATAAATCCGCGGACAGGAGGCGCACACCCGGACCTATTATAAAACCATTTCGCGCAAGGTACGCGGTTGACTGCGGCGGCGTGGCCGGAAATGTCGCAAGTCCCGAATTACGTAATTCACCCGTTGTTATATTTGTAAGATTCGTTGTTGTCGTAAATACCGTGCCATCGATATCGGCGCTTGTGAAGGTCGCGCCTGATAAATCTATCCCGGCTAAATTCACGCCGACGAGAGATACACCTGGACCCACGATATAACCATTACCGCTCGCACCACGCACGGATGTCGCCGCATTCGGTAATGTTACATTTGCTGTTGCCGGAGTTCCGCCGCCGCCGTATAAAAGCCCGCCACTTCGCAGACCCGTAATCGTCGCACCCGAGAAATTCGCCCCTGATATATCACACCCCGTGATTGTGGTATCGGTGAGGTCAGTGCCCGAGAGATTTGCGCCGACCAATCGCACGTTGGGGCCCACAATCCAGCCTACGGAACCGCCGCCCCCCCGCGCAACATAGGATTCGGATGGAAGCGTGGCTGTTGTTAGTCCCACGATATTTCCCGTAAGAATACCTGTAATGGTTGCGCCAGAGAGATTGGCCGTTGTAAGCGTCGCATTTCGCAGGATAGCGTTCGTCAGGTTAGCGCCAGTGAAATCCGTGCTTGTCAGAACCACGCCCGACATATCTACAGCGGACAAATCCGCGCTGGACAGTGAAACACCTGCGCCAATCAGGAACCCGGACCCGGTCCCCGCGCCGCCACCACCCGTATACCTCACTACATAACCGGTCTTTAATGTCGCTGTTGCCGCGCCTGTTAGCCCCCCACTCCTGACACTCGTAAGCGTGGTATTGGTGAAAATGGCGCCACTGATATCCGCATTTGTCAGGATTGCGCTGGTGAGGTTTGTGTTTGTAAAATTCGCACTTGTAAGGGCCACGCCGGAAAGGTCGATGCCGCCGGTCAGTGTGGCATTTTGAAGCGAGACACGCGGTCCAATAATAAACCCGTTGGTGTCGGTGCTTACGGTGCGCGCAACATACCCCGTGGGAAGGGTGGGTGCCGTGGCGCCGACGAGACCAATGATTCCGCCACCCGTTATCGCATTTGTCAGGATGGCGCCGGCGAGGTTCGCACTAGTGAGGGTAGCGCCAGTAAGGGTAGCACCGGTGAGGGTCGCACCCGATAAATCAATCCCCGTCATATTTACACCGGTAAAACTCATCGAGGATAACGCCGCACCAGTTGCGCTCACACCCGCGCCGATAATATACCCGTTACGCGCGACATACCCCGTCGGCAAGGTGGCGGTGGCGAGTCCGACGATACCACCGGAGGAAACACGCGTCAATATGGTGGACGCTCCGCTTATATTTGCGCTCGTCATATTCGTCCCTGCGACGGAGACCCCCGATAAATCCACATTCGTCAGTGTGGCGCTTGCGAGAGATACATTTGGGCCGACGATGAAACCACTACGGAATACATAACCTGTGGGAAGAATGGCGAGAGACGGCGCGGCGGCATTATTCACAAGTCCGCCAGTTACAAGACGTGTCAGGGTCGCGCCTGTGAAATTGGCGCCCGAGATATTCGCGCCAGTCAAAATGACATCTGTCAGGTCAAGAGAGCCGGTGGCGAGATTCGCGCCGATGAGTGAAACACCTGCGCCGAGAATATAACCACCCCGGATGACAACTCCCGTGGGCATTACGAGCGCGGTGGACGCGCCGCCTGTGACGCCGCCGCTCGTCGCGCCTGTAAATGTAACGCGCGAGAGATTGGCGGCGGATATATCCACATTTGTGAAATCAGAGTTTGTAAATACGCAACCCGAGAGGTCAGCGCCGGTGAGGGGAACGCCGCTTAGATTCACGCTGGTGAGGCCGGTGGTGATACCGCGCAGAAGGACGTAGGGGCCTAAAATATATCCATTCCGCGCAACATATCCATTGGGAAGTGACGCCGTATCTGCGCCGGTGGTGGAGCCTGACACGAGGCGCGTAAATGTGGCGCCGAGGAAATTCGCGCCGGCGATGTTTGCGCCTAGGAGTGATTGACCGCTTATATCCTGGTTGGAAAGATTGGCACTGACGAGATTCACATTGGGGCCGACGATGAATCCTGCGCGGATGATGTATCCTGCGGGGAGGGTCGTGGAGATGGAGGACATTGTGAGACCGCCGGTGATGACGCCGGAGAGCGTGGTCCCGCTCAGATTGGCGCCGGAAATATCCGCGTTTGTCAGGGTGGCCGTTGTTAGATTACACCCGGACATATCAGCGCCAACGAGCGATACCCCCGTGAGGTCAATATTCGTGAAATTCAGATTTCGGGTGATGACCCCGGGGCCAAGGAATACATTGTAGGTAGCCGCGCGGGCCACGTATGCGGCGGATGGGAGAGTGGCCGAGGCGACACCCACGAGCCCGCCACCACATACGATGTTCGTAAATGTGGCGCCGGTGAAGTTCGTATTGGTAACGGTGGTTGTCGTAAATGTGGCGCCAGTGAGATTCGCATTGGTGAAATTCGCGCCGGCGACCGATAATCCTGTGAAAAGTTGGCTTGAAAGGGCGGCGCCTGTCAGATTCACGCCTGGACCGACCATGTGATTGGACCGGATGACATACGCGGCAGATGGAAGCGCGGTGATATTGGCCGCATTCACGAGCCCGCCCGAGATGAGACCCGTCACAGTTGCGCCGGTGAATGTTACACCCGATACATCACACGCGGCGATACTTATGGCGGTGAGGTCCGCGTTGGTGAGGTTCGCGCCACGGAGGACGACGGACGGGCCGACGATAAATGCGCCAGGTGCGCCGGTTCCTCGCGCGACATATCCTGTTGGGAGAGTGGCGGTGGCGGCACCGATGAGTGCGCCGGCGGTGATGCCGGTGAGGGTGGCGGAGGTGAGGTTGGCGTTGGTCAGGGTGGCGCCGGTAAGGACGGTGTTTGTGAAAATGGCGCTAGTAAGGTTAGCGCCGGTGAAATTCACGCTGGTGAGTGTTACATTCGATAAATCAACGCCTGTTGCCGCCGCATTCACGAGAGATACACTTGGTCCGACGATGAACCCGCCGCGAATCCTGAAACTTGCGGGGAGGGTCGTCGAGGGCGATGCGACGGAAGCCCCCGTAATTCCACCACTCAGGACACCGGCGAGGACAGTGTTTGTCAAGTTCGTTGTTGTCGGGTGAATATTTACGTTTGTCAAGATGGCGTTGGTGAGGTTGGCGCCAGAGAGGTCAACACCCGACAAGTCTATTCCTGTGAGGTCCTGTGACGAGAGATTGGCGGCGCGAAGGACGACGCGCGGACCCACAATGAACCCATTGCGCGCAACATACCCTGGGGGGAGGATGGCGGTGGTGGCGCCTACGAGATTTCCGGTGATGACCCCAGCGAGATTCGTGGAAGCACCACTAAGGTCGGTGTTGGTGAGGTTTGCGCCGGTGAGCGTGATTCCGCCAGATAAATCTATGTTTTGAAGATTGAGTGATGAGAGATTGACGGCAGGGCCGACGATGGTTCCGGTCGCGCGCACGAAATACCCGGTGGGGAGTCGGGTGGTGGCGGTGGTGGGAGGTGCGCCTGTGAGGCCAAAACTGCGGATGTTGGTGAGGGTTGCTCCCGAGAGATCCGCTCCACTGATGTCTAGGTTGAAGAGACTCGCGTTTGTGAGATTGGCGGATGTGAGACGGGTGCGCGTGAGATTGGCGGCGTTGGCGGCGCCGGCACCGGAGAGGTCTATGTTCGCGAGAGCCGCGCCCGAGAGATTGACGGCTGGGCCAACGATGAAATTGTTATATATAATATAACCTGTGGGTAATACGGTAGCCGTGGTGGACGCATTGCGTAAATTACCTGATACAATATTTGTCAGGTTGGCGCCGCTGAGGTCGGTTCCCGAGAGGTCCGTGCCTGCGATGGATATACCCGAGAGGTCCACTGCGCTGAGCGCCGCACCGGTGAGCAACACGTTTGGCCCGACGATGACTCCATTACGGAAGACATAGCCGGTGGGTAAGGTCGCCGTCGCGGTTCCTGTGAGGGCGGCGGTGCGGATATTCGTCAGCGTCGCGCCCGTGAAGGTCACGCCCGAGATGTCGGAGTTCGTCAGGGTGATGCCAGAGAGATCCGCATTGGTGAGATTGGCGCCGGTTATGCGCACATTATTGCCGAGGATGGCGCCCCCTCGGCCCGTGTATCCCCCACCGGTGGTGGGAAGAGTGGCGGTGGCGAGCCCGATGACGCCGCGCGAGAGAATGTTGGTGAGGGTTGCGCCGAGCAATGTGGCGCCTGAGAGGTCGCTGGAGACGAATATCGCATTTGTGAGATTCGCGAGGTTGAGTGTGGCGCCGTATAATGAAATATTGGTGAAATCCGAGCCGGAAAGGTCCGCGCCGTAATAGTTGGCGGAGGTGGTTGTCAGGGTGGCCGTGATACTTCCGTCAGAATAATTTGCATCGTTTGCTTGCGTTGCGGTGATGGTGCTTGTTCCGAATCCGGTGATGGTGACGGTGGTTCCGGAGATGGTGGCGACGTTGGCATTACTGCTCGTATATGAAAACGCACCGGTGCTGTTACTGGTGGGCGCGGTGAGCTGGAAGGGGGCGGCATTGCTGACTTTGGTGATGTTCGGGAAATTGGAGAGGGTGGGGGGGGGGTTTAACGCAACTAGAGCAATACCGCTTGAATTGATACCATCACCACCATATAATCCGTAAGGGGAACCATTCAACGTGGCTGTGGTTAGTTTCGTGTATGTGTTGTTCGTCTCGCGTTTATACACGTAAGTGCCATAGTTCACGTAGGTCACTCCGGAGATAGTTACGGGTTCGCCTTCATCGCACGCGATAATCACGCTTCCCGCGTCGGACGGGATGGTTGCGGTTGATGTTATGGCGTGAGGCGACGACACGTAGGTCGGAACAATGATGCGTAGGGTTTTACCTGAAGGAATGGTCGGGTTAAAACTCTGAATATCGCGCGCCGCCGATAAGGTAAACACGTTATTGTTCAGGGTTGTCAAGTTCACGCGACGGCGATTCTCTTTTTTCCGGAGAATGTCATACCGGTCGATATCGCGATAGTATGCGGCGGAAAGGTTGAATGTGGTGGCGGTGGTTTTAAGCGCCGCGAAGGCGTATTGGTTAGTAGAATACACTGCGACGACGCCGCCAGTTATACCCGGATTTGTCCCGCCATAATTTGAACTCCCCCACGCAACGACGCTGCCGTCGCTTTTTAGCGCCGCGAAGGCTTGAACGACAGAATACACCGCGACGACACCAGAATTCGCGGCAGTGACGGCAGGCGGCGCTGTCCCGCCGCTACCCGATTCTCCCCACGCAACAATGCTGCCGTCAGTTTTTAGCGCTACGAAGGTGGAAATCGTAGAATACACCGCGACGACGCCGGAACTTATCCACGGATTCGCCCCTCCAGAACTCGAATGTCCCCACGCAACAATACTGCCGTCGGTTTTTAGCGCTGCGAAGGCGTAAGTAGTAGAATACACCGCGACGACACCGGAACTCACATTACCAGGCGTCGTCCCGCCATAGCTTGAATTACCCCACGCAACGACGCTGCCGTTGGTTTTTAGCGCTGCGAAGGCGCCGCTGTCGGCAGAATACACCGCGACCACACCAGAACTCACATTCCCGGGAGTCGTACCGCCTTCAGTTGAATTCCCCCACGTAACGACACTGCCGTTGGTTTTTAGCGCCGCGAAGGCGCCAAATGTAGAATACACCGCGACCACACCAGAACTTATACCCGGGTCATTCCCACCCTGCGTTGAACTTCCCCACGCAACAATGCTGCCGTCGGTTTTTAGCGCCGCGAAGGCGCGTTCGGTAGAATATACCGCGACGACGCCACCAGTTATCCCTGGATTTGTCCCGCCATAACTTGAATTACCCCACGCAACGATACTGCCGTCGCTTTTTAGCGCCGCGAAGGCGCCAAAGGTAGAATACACCGCGACCACACCAGAACTTATACCCGGGTCATTCCCACCATTAGCTGAATCTCCCCACGCAACGACGCTGCCGTCGCTTTTTAGCGCCGCGAAGGCGCGTTCGGTAGAATACACTGCGACGACACCGGAACTTACATTGCCGGGAGTAGGCCCACCCAACCCTATCCCATCCCACACTTGGACACTGCCGTCGGTTTTTAGCGCCGCGAAGGCGTACTGGGTAGAATACACCGCGACGACGCCGGAACTTATACCCGGGTCCGACCCGCCATAACCTGAAAACCCCCACGCTTGGACGCTTCCCGTCGCAAATCCTTTTGTGGAATATCGCCGAATATTGGACGGAAGTAAATACAATATTCCTTTGTATTCCTCAATCGCCTCCGTGAAATACACGGTTTTCATGTTGACGCCGGTATGCGATTCCAAGAACCAATCACCACCCAGCGAGGCCGCGCCCGTGTCATCCGTTGAAGCGCGGACGGTCACTCCGGTCTGCGCTGCGAGCGTGTCTATAATATATTTCCAGTCGGGGTTGCTGTATAACGCACACGCCATCATATCGAAATAAAGCGTGCCTCCTGCGCCGATTTCCAGTGTGGTGCGGCACCACGTGATAAGGTCACGTAAGGGCGCCCAAGTTGCGAGTTCAGGGTCGTGGTCGGCTACGCCTGAAATGACGCTGCCAGGGGTGTCTGCGGCGACTAAATTATAAAAGGGACGGTTGTAATTATGCTGAAGTAGACCGACGCATCGCGGGGAACCGGCATCCGTTGCCTCCACTGTATCGTTTGCGACACACTCGGCTCCGGCGGCTGCCTCCACGATTCGCGCCTTAATATCCGCGATTGTGTCAGCGTAGTAGTCAAATAATACCGGAATACATATATTGGGGTCGATGGCTGCGATGATTGTTTCGTAGTCATGGACACGTTTGTCAATTAAGAGTATATTTTTCGGCATTCCTCCTCCTTATATGATGGACTTATTTTGTCCCCATAAATAACCGTTTCACTGACGGGAAACTCAATATTTATGTGGACAAAATGGCCTTTTCTATATGGGCATGACGATGATGTCAATAGTTGTGTTAACAAAATGGTATAAATCTGGAGATGGTGACGTGACCAAAAAAGTTTAGTGATGTCCCAGGTCTCCAGGTCTAAAATGAATTTTTGTCCCCGTAAATAACCCATCCCCCTGTCACCCCAAATAGAAAAAGACTTTTTTGTTCACGTAAATATTGACATCCCCCGCAGGGGGATGGGTTATTTACGGGGACAAAAAAATTGAAATGTTTTTTCACCTAGACTCCATTTGACAGCGTCAAGCACAACACGTATACGACTACGAAAGAAACAATGTTCTCCTTTCTCAAAACCGGCGATATCAACAATAGCATCAGAGGTCTTACCAAACTCCCTGGACTCTCCACTTCGGACAGCGACAAAATCAAATACGCGCTCCTCAATCATTCGACGGCGATGCGCAAAAATCTCGAGGACGGCGCTCCCATCTTCCGGGGCATTCGGCAGTGGGAGGCGGAACTTGAGCAGCGTGACATCTTCAGTATCACGAGCGGAGTTTTGCCTTCAATGGCAGCGAATGCGGCTGCTGCGTCTGCGTCGACGCGTGTGTCGCTATTCGCCGACAACGACCTTCGCATCGACAACGCCGCATTGGCCTTCATTATGGCTAAAGAACTCGCGTTTCTCAACCGGACCGTTCAAATGATTACACTCATCGCCCACAGGTACCAAGAAGAACAAGAAGACCTCGCGGGGGGGCGTACCCCAATGTGTCGCGACAGCGACAGCGACGGCGACAACGACGACCCATTCTCTCCTCCAGCGGAAGATCTCGAACAAGGAAGCAGTCCATTGATGCGCTCCCATTCTCACCCTACGAACGAACACTGTGGGTCGGCGACTAGAGGAGTCCTCAGTCAACTGGCAGCTACCTTCCTCGTCGCAAGCGGGCGTATGCACCAACGCTTCAACAATCTTTGCGCTCTTACTGGAACAAACCTGGTTCTTGTGAACGGGATGACGACAGTGGACCACCCTGACAATGAAGAGAATCGTAAGAAACAACTGACCGCGCAATCTCTCGTGGTCTCGGATATCTTCCTTCATTTCGGGAAGTTCGACGCCGAACACCGCGACCCAGTCGTGATAGCATTCCTGGAATTGCGCGACATCTCGGTCTCTGCGTGGAGGGTGTTGTCTATGTATGCGTTCTCCAACCTGTTTCGGTTGTTGGAAGGGAGCGACTTCGCAAAACACTGCTACCAGCCAAACGATGCGATTTTCACGCAGGGGCGTGATTACAGTCTGAGACAGGAGCCGGCGGCGGTGGCGGTGGCGGTGATGCAGTTTCCGTCGTTGAGACATCAGGAGACAGAGGCGACGGAGGAGACAGAGGCGACGGAGGAGACAGAGGCGACGGAGGAGGAGGATATGACGTTATACGAATAAAATACGACGCTCGACGGCGTTTCTACGAGGGAGGGGGTAAGTAAATAATAAAAAGGTAAGATGTGTCGTCAACTAACACTTTTTTATTATTTTTGTTATTTTTGTTATTTTTGTTATCATTATTGATATATTGTCTAACGCGTCGCTTAATACTCCCTGAACTGATCGCGGATGTGTTCAAACACCGAAATCGCATCCCGCGCACATGTCGTTATATACTGTGCCACGATCCCTTCGTCGACTCACACTGTCTCTGCAAAACCCACCCGGATCATGCTATCCGGTTGTGTGGGTGGTTTCTACTTCGTCGACAAATACGATTGATGCGGTTTGTTCGTTTTCGTTTGCGAATGGCGCCACGGCCGCGAGTGTCGCGACCGCGAGTGCGGCGACCGCGAGTTCTACCTCCCTTTGAGGCAACTCCCTTTGAGGCAACTACTAAAGCAGTAATAGTTTGTTTCAGTCCATCCAGTTCGGCCTTAATGGTATCAATGGCGTCGGCGTCGGGGTAATATATATAGTTACGTGTTGGGTTGGTTATGTTATATAAACGATACATGGCGCCTGGAGATTCTTCGACGACTTCTATGTTTTTTATTTTTTTCTCTCTTAGCCAGGTTCTAATAGCAATTTCGTATTGAGAAAGTTTGGGTTTATCAACATCGTCAATCCATAATGGACTCTTGTCCCATAATGGTATCTTGTCCAATAATTCAATATTGTCTATGTAGTATACTTTTGTTATTAGATCTTGATCTAATGTTTCATACTCCTTTTTATTTAATAAATGTATTCCGTATGGCCTTGCTATACGCTTGAGTTGGGATTTTTCAGAAAAATACGTAATATCACGGTTGATGGTTTGTGTGTAATCTGTAATTTCAATGCGGTTTCTTTTTTTATAGTTTTTATCGATTGGTCCATGAAAAAGATAATCAACACCACCATTACCACCATTATCATATATTAAGTTTGCTACTATCATTACCATTTCTTCACTATTTTTTATGTACACATCTCTTATCTGTTTAGTTTTGTAATATAATCTTAACAACTCTGTTGTACCGTAGGGAACAAATTCAACCATTAAATATTCATAATCACTATATTTTAGCATTATAGGTTCGAGCCCCCCTGTAGGTAATATCGAACCCGACATTTTTTATAATATTATAGTTAGTTATTTTATTATTATAGTTAGTTATTTTATTATTATAGTTAGTTATTTTATTATTATAGTTAGTTATTTTATTATTATAGTGTTACACCTTTTCTCATTTCAAATTCCCCAGTTTTCAGCAAACCGCATAATCATTTGCTTTTGGAATTATATTGCTTGGGTCGTAACGAAAAAAGGTTGGAGGATTACTCCTCCTGTAAAATCAATAGTAATGAATTTTTCCTTACGATAGTCCAGCTTTACCCAGTAAATACTGGTGAAGGACGGCGTTTCTACGAGGGGTAAGTAAATAATAAAAATGTAAGATGTGTTAACTAACACTTTTTATTATTTTTGGGCATCATATCGCTTCCATTCGGCTTCGTTACACTTCGCTTAATACTCCCTGAACTGGTCACGAATGTGTTCAAACACCACAATCGCATCCCGCGCGCATGTGGTTACATACTCCGCCACGATTCCTTCATCCACCCCCACCGTCTCCGCAAACCCCACACGTATCATACTATCCGGGTTGTGCGGGTGAATCTTCCTGAATGCGCAGTAGGTCACCGTCTGGTCCTCTGCGTAATGCTTGTCGTGTAGGAAGAACTCGATGACCTTCCCCAAGGTATAGTCCTCACCCTTCAGTTCAATATCAAAGCCATTCTGAATCGTGCTTACCGTCGGTATGATGTGATTCTCTCCGCTTTCGATATCGCGGATGAATTTCGTACACTTGTTAATCATAATCTGCGCGGCTTTATGGACGATTTCCGCGTTTGTGAACACCCCTACCGTCTCTATCACGAAATCGAAGCTGTCCTCTTTTGTGTGGCGTTGTGCGTCCAGGAGCGCCCAGTTCTTGCGCTGGGCTTTCATTTCTTCGCTGCCCACGGTGGCGATACCTTCCTTGACGATTTCCGCTTCCTTGACGCGCCACGCCTCGTCGACCTTGGAGGCGTCCATCGTCATACTGTAGGCGCACGTAGACACGACGTTGAAAGCCCCGTCCTGGTTAGCACTGCCGATATCCAGGTCACACGTCATCGTCAGTTGCTCGCCTTCCGAGTATTCCGACATCTTCGGGAGGAGGCGGGCGAACTCGATGAAATCGCTACTGACTGGATTGCTTGGAAATATTTCGTGCACCTTGACATCAGTGAGGTATTTGCCCGTGGTCTTGTTTTTGAGTTTGAAGTCTTTGGTCGTCACGTAGCGGATTTCGTTTCCGTCGGCGGCGGCATTTATTTCAACTTGATAATCTTGGTACGGAAAATCGGGGTCTGTGATGTGGATTGGTATACAGCTGAGACGTTGGTTAAGTATTTGATTATGAATGCGACTCGTATTTACGAGGATACTCGATTTCGATTCGGCGTGAGGTGTGGTGCGGAATACAAGAGTCGGGACGTCGGAGAGGATCACGCGACGAATGGCGTTGGCCAAGCTCACGTTGATGCGGTCGATGGTGAATCTGAGCTCGCCTCGTTCATCTGTTCGTGAAACGATTCTTGGGATGTATTTGCTTGACGCGGAAGCTGAATGGAAAGGCGCACCGGACAACGAGGACGCAGCGGATGACATTGTGTGATAGTAAACAATAAACGATACTTTTATATACGTTTGTATAAATATTCGCTATCAATTTTTTATAGGAATGCGCGTTCAAAACCCACATAAAGTTTTATCGTTTATTTAGTAATAAAAGACACAATGTCGTCAATCATTTACTACAGTAATTCCTGTGACCGGTGCAAAGCCGTATTAACCGCGTTGTCTAAATCGCAAGTCAGTAACGACATTCATTTTCTTTGTATCGACCGACGCGTTAAATCCAGCACCGGTGCGGTTCACATTATTACGGACAGTGGCGAGAAAGTCCTCCTCCCCCCTCAAGTCAACCGCGTCCCAGCGCTCTTGCTCCTGAATAAGGGCCACCTGGTGCTATACGGCGACCAAATCCTCCAGCATTTTCAGCCTAAAAATGTCGCTCTGAACGACCAAGCCACCGGATTCAACGGCGAACCAAATGCCTTTGCGTTGGGTCGTGAGAGTATGGGTAGCGGGTTCGGTGTCGCATCGGATAATTACAGTTTCTTGGACCAGAGCGCCGACGAGTTGTCCGCGAAGGGGAATGGCGGTATGCGGCAGTTGTATAACTACGCGACGATTGACCTCGTGGATAAAATAGAGACGCCGCCTGATACGTATTCGCCGGATAAGGTGGGGAGTGTTTCAATGGAACAATTACAGCAGAAGAGGCAATCCGAGATACAGAATCAGCAGCAGCAGAATACGGTGGTGGGGGGCGGTGGCGGCGCGATGGGCGGAATGGGGGGGTCGGGTGGTGTGCCCGGTTCCCAGCGCGGACAGAATATGCCACCTCCACAGCAATACGCGCCGGTTGGAACGCCTCCCCAGTTTGCCGCACAGGCTGCTTACCGCGCTCCGCCTCAACAACCCGAGTATTCGCGTTTAGGCGGCGGGGGTGGCGGCGGCGGTGGTGGCGGCGGCGCCGACGGGAGTTTGCGCGGGACGATGGATATGCGCGCTCAACCGCGTGGTGGTGGTAGTTGGATTTAGTGTAGTAAATTTAATATTATTGTAATGTATATATAAATTATACGGTTTATTAATCAGAGTTAAATGTTTCCTGGTTTAAAAGCAAATAGACCAGAATCATTACCCGAACCGATAACGAAGGCGTATAATACAAAGAACCCAAATTTTGATAGTATTACTCAAGAATTGCGTGCTAAACCGTTAACAAATATCGCAGAAGTAGATGTTGGTAAATTTTATTTGGCTAAGATGCCCTGGTATGGACGTGATTATCGTGAGGTCATACGTGAAATGATAGAAAAAGCAAAAGAAGACCCAGAAATAAAGCGCAAAATTGAACAAAATGAGAAAGAGTATCAACGTCAAATTACTGAAATAGAAAATAAATATCATATACCATATGGGCAATGTTTATATGGAGAGAAATTTGATTCAATTGAAAAAGTACGGGAAGAATTTCGAAATGAAAAATTATTCACTAAACAAGATGACCTGCGGTGGAAACTGCATTTTTTAATGGAAGAATCCAAAGACAAAGAAAATGATGTTGAATGTTTAAAGATTTCGAATCAAATGAAGGCTGAAAAGGAAAAACTGAAAGCCTCGCGTGGATTAACTAAAGTAGAAGACTTATTTCCCTATGAGCACTTGCGATACATATCATTGTTTTTCATTAAAGTAATAGATATTAAAGATGATATGATTCATTGTCACGGTTATGATGTAAAAACTGGAAAAATTTATGCCCATTTGGTCGAAGGTAGCTCCGGATTTCATTCGGATATAGATTATTTCTTTTTTCATTTTAGAGATGTTGATTTGTTTTCTGTCCCAGGTCGGGGGGGAGCGCAACCGGGTGGCAAACGCCGTAGTAAAACCAATGGCCGATTCCGTAAATATCGGTCTCGTCGCAATGTATCGTCTCGCACTCAGCGTCGTAAAAAGACACAGCGAAGGCAGCGGCGCTAGCGGCGGTAGCGGCGGTAGTTGGATATAAACTCATTTTACTGTATTTGTATAATCGGTTACAGTGTGTGTAATGGATTATGCCGTGGATTATTTGAACGAAATAAATACTGGGGGTCAATTTGTATACGACGACCCTAGATACTTTTCCAAATTATACGTGTTATTGAAATCAATTGGGGTCGTGGTATATACGGCCACGCTCATTACGTGTTCTAGGCCCGACATTTATTACATCTTTATGGTCGGAGTGATGTCTTTATCTACCGCGAACAGCGCTCGGTATGAGTATCGACATTATCAGAGATACGGAACTATATTCTCGTCGATTGGCGAGTATGATACATGGAAACAGCAACTATGGCCTATAACCCGCGCGGTATTTTCAATCGCCGAGCTAGGAATAAAGATAGCGTTTTTTATACGGATGTTCCCGCCTCGGTTTGATGTCCGTTCAATGTGTGATGTGGGGCAAAGTATATTCAATATTCATATATTCGTGGTTTTTACAATCTATATCATCTCGGGTATATCGTGTGTGTGTTTTTTGTGTTCCGCTTATTGTTGTCGTGATAATTATCCGCGGCAGCAAAGAATACACACACGAATTATAGTACATCAAAATGAAGAATGCTGTATTTGTTTGGATGACAGCGCGAATCAAATATGGGTAATATTACCGTGTGGACATACGTTCCACAATACGTGTATTATGAGATGGTTCGTTGGAAACAATACGTGCCCGGTATGTAGGGTTCGTGTAGAATGAAATGGAATGAAATTGAAATGTTTTTTATGTATTCAAGCATTTCAATTGTCTCACACAACGCTCATAAGAATGTCGTCATCTACTGCCTCCGACGCCGCTACCGCCGCTACCGCTGGATACCTCACACATTATATCCGTTCCTGGCATAATTATCAGCTCAACGTCCCGTCCCATCTTCATTCCATCGCCCATTACAACGCCGACTGCGAAGAACACGCCAAACTATACGACCGCAACGCAATGGTTCTTCGGGATAACGTCGTGAAAATAACTGGCTGGTATTGGTGTACCGGATTCCCCCCCCAGAACTGCGCCGACACCGACGGATACGTGGATGTCCGCACCGGGAAGAAATACTCACTCCACGGCGAAGACACGTTTTTCAAGGCAATCATCGGGCGCCAATGAAAATGTCGCAGAGTATGTATATAACTACCCAATTCGTTCGTTGGACAATGGATTCACTCCGCGAGTTTTACCAGAAATACGATGAAATCGTCCGTTTGTCCGCGTACGCATTCACCGGGTGGTTCTTATCCTGGGTCCTTTTTTTTGTAATGTTGCCATTTATGGCGCGTTCTTACGGCAAAATCCGCGGTGCTTCGTTGAACTACGGGTTTAGCTGGTTTTCAATGATTGCGATTATAATCGGGTTAGAGTTTGGGAATGGATGGTGATGTATTTGTATTTGTATAATAATACGCGCCTCCTGGTGGTGTATTATTATATCGTGACCTCGCGTGCGGCGCACTTGGATAATGGTCACACAACCTGCGCCACGAAAAACGACACCCCGGCGTTATCGGCACCAGAATTTATCACGATATCGCAGTCGGAATCGCCCGAATGGGGCAGTATTCACCGAAGGGGCGATGGAATGGGTGCCGGATGTTTATAAACTGTGCGATCCGAGAGATTCAGATTCCGAAGGAATGGAAGGAAAACACAGGAAAATATTCGGTTAGAAAGTGTAAATCCAAAAGTTTCAAATCCAAATGGTTAACATTATATGTTCGGAATGGATTCCGTTGGAAAATATTCGGTTCAAATTCAAAAGTTTATAACCTTCCATTCCAAAAGTTCAAAGTTCCAAAGACTTTACAGCCGAAAATATTCGGTTCAAATCCAAAAGTTTAAAATTCAAAAGGTCAAACCTATACGTTCGGAATGGATTCCGGCCAAAAATATTCGGTTCAAATTCAAAAGTTTAAAATTCAAAGGGTTAACATTATATGTTCGGAATAGATTCTGGCCGAAAATATTCGGTTTGAAATTGTGATGAAAACCCGTAAGGATACACTACGTATCATCCTACATAATGGATTTCAGTGTCGTGGGTGGGTCCTTTCCTGCTATCCGCCATAAATGTCCAAAATGACCTTTGCGCGTGGAAGTTTTAAAACACGAATTGCGCAACATCAAAAAATACGATTTGTGATTGAAATGCTCTTATTTCCAATTTTTAAGATAAAAATATGACACTGACATTTTTTAAGGCTCGGCGACGGCGCGAAGATTAAAATCTATCAATTATTTATAAAGATATCTTTAGGATACATAAGATTATTATAAGATTATTATAAGATTATTATAAGATTATTATAAGATTATTATAAGATTATTATAAGATTATTATAAGATTATTATAAGATTATTATAAGATTATGCCAAAAATAGCTATTGATTACTCAAATACAATTATTTATAAAATAACCTGTAAATATGAAAATATTCAAGATGTATATGTAGGTCATACGACAAATTTTGTCCAGAGAAAATATGCACATAAGATATCTTGCACAAATATCAATTCGTTTCACTATAATTGTTATGTATATCAAGTGATAAGGAATAATGGTGGTTGGGATAATTGGAAAATGGAAATTATCGACTATATAAACTGTAAAGACCTTGATGACGCAATAAATAAAGAACGAGAATATGGTCTATTACATAAAGCAACATTGAATCAAATACCTTTACATCGAAAGTCAACGCCGGCTAATAAAGAAAATACTCACGCCCCAACAAAGCAGATTCATCTCGAAACATCTTATGTCAAATACTGTAAACAAAATGAACTATGTAAATATGTGCCAATTGAAAATAATGATATTAAACCCGAAAACAATAGAAATTTGTATGTATGCCATTATTGCCCGAAATCATATAAATATCATTCTGGATTATGGCGACACAGACAAGAATGTAATGAAACAGTAAAAACAAACGCAGACGGTGATGTAGCGTTCAATACCCACGAACAACACGATGATGTCTATAACGAACAAATTCTAGATAATTCTTCCGAAGTCGAACCCGATGTAGATGTCGAAGTCGAGGCAGATGACACGGATGATGATTCAATACCGAAAAATAAGATTATACGTAGATACACGCCTAATGAAAGTAATAATAACAAAATCAAAAATCGTAATGATGAAAATCAAGAAATGAAGAAGATGATGATGACAATGATGAATGCTATAATGACGAATACTAATCTACAAACACAAATGATAGAAATGATGAAGGCAACACAACATACTACTGTAAATACTTCTACAACCGGAGGTATGACGAATATAACTGTTGATAATGGAAGTATAAATAGTCACAATAATAACAACTCATTCAGTATGAATGTGTTCCTGAACGAGCAATGTAAAGACGCAATGAATATGAAGGACTTCGTGAATTCTATCCAGTTGAACCTGACCGACCTGGAAAATGTGGAACGTGATGGTTATGTAAAGGGAATGTCAAACATCCTCATAGACAACCTCCAAAAGACAGATGTATACAAGCGCCCAGTCCATTGTAGCGACGTAAAGCGCGAGACCCTGTATGTTAAGGACAACAACGAGTGGGAACAGGACGGCCCCGACCACCCGAAAATGGTGAACGCGGTCCTGGCGGTGGAACACAAGAATGTGGCGCTGGTGAGCGAATGGGCGAAAGCCAACCCGCGCTGTATGAATAGCAGCTCCAAAGAGAATGAAAGGTATATGAAACTATCCAAGGCAGCCACCGACGGGGAGAAGGAAGGAAACATCGCCAAGGTCATAAAGAGAGTGGCGAAGAATGTGGCGATTGATAAGGAATCTCACACTAACGGCGGCGGCGGTAGCGCATTGGATTGACCCTTAAGGAGTATATAAAAATATTTTCGTATAATAATTATACGAAAATGTCAATTCCCGATAAAGATTATTCAAATACGATTATCTATAAGATAACGTGTAAAGACCCGAGTATCCAAGATGTGTATGTAGGGCATACGGTCAATTTCGTCCAGCGCAAAAAAGCTCATCAGCTATCTTGTTTGAATAGTAATTATTCAAACCACAACTGTAAGGTGTATAAAGTCATACGAAATAATGGTGGGTGGGATAACTGGAGTATGGGTATAATCGCATTCTATAACTGTAAAGACCTTAATGAAGCACGGCAAAAGGAACAGGAACATTTCGTAGAGTTGAAAGCGACAATGAATAGCATTGAACCGTTTCCGTCAAAACCGGTAAGAACCATAAGAATTATAAAGCCAGTAAGACCAGTAAAGCCAGTAAGACCAGTAGTAGTGAATAAATCAACATATAATCAAAATATACAAACATCTAACCGACATAGCAAAATATTTAATTGCGAACCTTGTCATTTCGTAACAACGTGTAAACGTGACTACGACCGTCATATTTTGACAGAGAAGCATCTTGGCGGTGGCGGAAGCGCCGTTACGCCTATAAAAACATCAGACGGTTATGCGTGTCCCTGTTGTAAAAAAATATTTAAGTCTCGCACTAGTGTTTACAAGCATACCACTTTGTGTAAGACAGTTGTTACATCGTCTTCTCCGCCGCCTGCGCCATCCGCTTCCATTCCACCAGGAACTACTGAACCGCAAATATCCGATGATATGGCGAAGAACCTTATGAATATGATGACGATGTTGTTTCAACAAAACACAGAATTACATCGCAAAATGATGGAAATGTATAAAAATGGCGGGACGTCAAATAGCCAAACCACCCCCCCCACCAACCACCCATTCAATATGAACCGATTCCTCAACGAGCAATGTAAAGACGCGATGAATATGACGGACTTCGTGAATTCCATTCAACTGAACCTAACCGACCTGGAAAATATAGGACGCCTTGGTTACGTGAAGGGAATGTCAAACATCCTCATAGACAACCTCCAGAAAACCGACCTTTACAAGCGCCCGGTCCATTGTAGCGACGCCAAGCGCGATACCTTATACGTGAAGGATAACAATGAGTGGGAACGGGACGGACCCGACCACCCGAAAATGGTGAATGCCGTCCGTGCGTTGGAAGAGAAGAACGATGCGCTTATAGAAGAATGGGCGAATCAGCATCCAAACTGTATAAATGACAATACACGCGAGAACAAACAGTATTTGAAAATACGTAATGCGATAACACTAGGCAACATCGCCAAGGTCATACACCGTGTGGCGAAGACTATATCAATTGAAAAGGAATGACCTCCATTCGTTCAACCTCCCCCAATTATTATATCGTGTTTATCATAATAGGATAAATACGATACAATACAATATACAATGACTGAACCTCACGCAATATACAATTGCGAACCGTGTATGTTTCTAACAAGGAACAAAAAGGATTATACGCGTCATCTGAAGTCACGCAAGCATCTAGAGAATCATCCACCGGGGACGGATGCGACAGAAGCAACTCCGCCTCCCCCGAAAAAACAAGAGTGTGCGAAATGTAATAAGGAATTCAAGTCGCGCACATCGGTTTATAGCCACATTAAAAAGTGTAACGCAGCGGCAGTGACCCCCGAACAAATCCAGTATATTCTTATGGAAAACAAAATACTCAAGGAACTCCTGAAGAACGTCATCCAGGGCCATCCAGCGGCGTCGCCGAATCATTCCGTGTAATACTTTGTCAAATACTTATCATAATCCACTGGTAAATATTTATTGTCCCTAATGGGAATTTTATGAAACGATACATACGACCGATTATATAAATCCACCCCACGATTCACCCGGTCTGCGATGTTCGCTACATTGGTAGTATCACTATTATTCAATTCCTGATGCGACCAACTCTCTATCTTATTCTTCATAAACTCATAATCGCCGAAATACGAGAGATGCCAGCCACCTTCCGCAATCCAAGGGCAAGCCGTAATTCCGCGTATCAGGTTACACGACTTATTCGTTTCTTTATAAAATTTGTATGTAAGTATTTTTGGCCATTCACATTTATCCGTATACCGAACGTGTAAATTGTAATAATACAAATCCATTCCAAGAATACGGATACCGACATCCGACATCAGCGACGGAGCGTCATCGCCGTATTTGATACGTCTTAACGTATTCGGGTCCGGTATTTCATCCAAGTCGGTTATCATCAAAATATCCGACTCACATAATTCACCGCACACTTTCGCGAATCCGGCCGCAATCGCGTTTCTTTGCCATTCTTCGTTTTTCCACTGCTGGCCTGCGCCGATATTGATATTGGGGTGGATATACGGCATATCGTCCACGATAATATGAATGATTTTATGACTGTATTCCGCATACTGGGCCGCATTGTCCCTAAAAATCAACGGTTTCTCTTTGCCGACGAAAGTATGCGTGCTTTCTACGATGACGAAATAGTCGACGAGGTTGTTCAGGACTTTCAACCGGTAGGACAAGAGTTCGAGCTCATTGTAGAAGATGAACCCGTCGACGACTTTACGGGGGGCGGCGGACATTGGAATGCTACTATTATTACTTACGATTATAGAATATGAAGGTATAAATATATGTAAAATAGAACGAAGTAAAGAAAACCGCCGAATATAATCGGCTCAAAAATGAATGTTCGAGAGATTTCTGGCCGAAAATAATCCGTTTGAAATAAAGAAAATCAAGGCTTCCAAGGGAATGGAAGGAAAATATTCGGTTCAAATTCAAAAGTTATAGATTGGGAAGTGGCTTACAACCCCCCTCCGGGGGCGGTGGAGACTGGGTTATTGAGTGGTAAAATATTTCCTTACCATATATGGTGTGGTGGTTGTGGCGGGTGTGGGATTTATGGGATTCGGTATATGTTGGGGTAAGAACTTGTCTTTCCCTTTGCCTCTGTCCGTATAAATGTCCAAAACGCCGTTTGCGCTGGAGACTTTTAAAAAAAGAAAATCAAAACATCAAAAAACACACTTGTTACTGAAACGCTCACAAAACGCATTTTCAGGACAAAAAACGTGTGACTGACCTTTTTGGATGGGTCTGCTCTGGGGACTGTGCGTCATTCTTGTCCATTATTGTCCATTTTTATCTTTGGGTATAATAAGACAACGATGAGTTATAAAACGCCGGTAATTTACAATTGTGAAAATTGTTATTTCATTACGAGCAACAAAAAAGACTACAGTCGCCATATGTTATCTAGGAAACACCTGGACCTCAACCCCAAGACAAGTGAAGACAGCGATTGCCCCGCTATAATTACCCCGAGCATACCCATTAAACCAACCCATTATCAGTGTCAATATTGTAACAGACTTTTCAAGTCTAGAACAACTATATACCAACATAAGGCAAAGTGTCAACTGATACACCAGACGAAACAGCAACAAGAGTCAGAAAAGTTAGAGACGAATTACATTGTAGATTCATCGTCTATAGCCTCCTCTCACTCCGCCCCCAACCTACCGAATGATATCATCTCATCCAATGAGAATGTAATAATAACCCAGGAGATGTTTATGACGTTATTAAAAAATAATCAGGAAATTGTGAATGTGCTACGGGTATTATCCGAGAAACAAAACACGACCAATAATACCACAAACAATACGACCAATGCGAACACCATCAACGCGAACACCATCAACGCAAACACCAACAACAACTCATTCAATATGAATGTGTTCCTCAACGATAAATGTAAAGACGCAATGAATATGAAGGATTTCGTGAATTCTATACAACTGAACCTGACTGACCTGGAAAATGTGGAACGTGATGGCTATGTAAAGGGAATGTCAAACATCCTGATAAACAACCTCCAAAAGACGGACGTATACAAGCGCCCGGTCCATTGTAGCGACGTCAAGCGCGATACCTTATACGTGAAGGAGAACAATGAGTGGGAACGGGACGGCCCCGACCATCCGAAAATGGTGAACGCGGTCCTGGCGGTGGAACACAAGAATGTGGCGCTGGTGAGTGAATGGGCGAAGGCCAACCCGCGCTGTATGAATAGCAACACCCGAGAGAATGAAAGGTATATGAAACTCTCCAAGGCAGCCACCGACGGGGAGAAGGAAGGCAACATCGCCAAGGTCATCAAGAGAGTGGCGAAGAATGTGGCTATTGATAAGGAACCCCACAATGGCAGCGGAGGCGGTGGTAGCGCATTGGATTGACCCTTAAAGAGTATATAAATATATTTTCGTATAATAATTATACGAAAATGTCAAAACCCGACATAGATTATTCAAATACGATTGTCTATAAGATAACGTGTAAAGACCCGAATATCCAGGATGTGTATGTAGGGCATACGGTCAATTTCGTTCAGAGGAAAAAAGCGCATCAGCTATCTTGTATGAATAGTAAAAATCCAAGCCACAACTGTAAGGTATATAAAGTCATACGAAATAACGGTGGATGGGATAACTGGAATATGGGTATAATCGCATTCTATGACTGTAAAGACCTCAATGAAGCACGGCAAAAGGAACAGGAGCATTTCGTCGAGTTGAAAGCGACAATGAATAGCGTTGAACCGTTTCCGTCGAAATCAGTAAACCGCGTAAAACGAGTAAACCGCGTAAACTGTATAAAATGTATAAAATGTGTAAAACGTGTAAGACCCGTAGGGCGCAATACAATGATGCCTAATGGAAAAAACCGCGGTTCTTATACTTGCGAAATTTGTGACTTTAAATGCTCTTACAAAAGCAATTACGATATACATCTTTCTACCCGTAAACATCAGACAATGGTAAAAAATGAAGGGTTACTCGTAGCGGCGGCCGCAGATCATTCAACTGCGCACACAGCGATTCCTTCAAATACATGTAGATACTGTAATAAAAGATATGCTCACCTTTCTGCGTTAAGTCGTCATAGGAGAACGTGTCCTATGATGAACCAAAATAATTATGAACCCGTATCCAATAATCTATCACAAATAAACACCGATGACGAATTTTCCCCAGATGATAATGTCAAAATAACATCAACAGACATTCGAAATATGATAACCGACACGCAATTTTGTAAGAAAATGATGTTTGAACTAATAAAAACCAACAACCATTTACAGGAACAAATATTGGAACTGATGAAGAATTCACAAACACATACCCCATCCCCAACCCCAGCACCAACCCCACCCCCAGTCCCATCCCCATCCTCCATCACCCCCACCACCAACCCATTCAATATGAACCGGTTCCTCAACGAGAAATGTAAAGACGCAATGAATATGACGGACTTCGTGAATTTTATCCAGTTGAACCTCACCGACCTCGAGAATGTGGAACGTGATGGTTATGTAAAGGGAATGTCAAACATCCTGATAGACAATCTCCAAAAGATGGATGTATGCGAGCGCCCGGTCCATTGTAGCGACGCCAAGCGCGAGACCTTATACGTGAGGGTGGATAATCAATGGGAACGGGACGGACCCAGGCATCCGAAAATGGCGAATGCCATCCTTGCGTTGGAAAAGAAGAACGAGGCGCTTATAGAAGAATGGGCGAATCAGCATCCAAACTGTATAAATGACGGCACACGTGAGAACAAACGGTATTTGAAAATAAGTAACGCGATATCACTAGGCAACATCGCCAAGGTCATAAAGAGAGTGGCGAAGAATGTGGCGATTGATAAGGATGCGCCGCCACAACATCCAGCAGATACTGCGTAATCGTCATCGTAATGATAGTAATTATAATGATAGTAATGAAGAACAATGCTCCGCGAAATACTCCTCGGCCGGATGAAGAAGGGCCCCCGCGCCGCTTTTACACTCAATCTCTCGCACAATGCCGCGCAAGGTCTCCGCATCAGCCGCCGCCGAACCATAGCCGCCGTGAATATACGCGTCTATCTCCGAACGCGTCGGATTCGCGTCAGCTGGCGCGTAAGCGGACGGAGGGATGAGTTGGACCATCTTTTGTTAAAGGTTGGTATGATGTATTTATGTAATATAAACGCGATTAGGGTTTATATGACATTGAGTATGTTTACTTGTATCTACACATTTTCCATTTCTACGCCGCCGTCGCCGCCGTCACCGTCCTCTAGCACCCGATGACGGTCAATTGCGCCCTGGTAATCCCGTATATACTGATACAATAAGAGTCCGCCAGACGCCGCCAAAAACACGAGCGACACGCCAATCGTCGCATCAAACGGCTCTTTGAAACACACGAATGAATACGTCAACTGGATGACACGACGCACAATATCCAACCCGCTAAGTAATATATTCGCGGGGATGACGCTATTTTTACTATTCAGAATGTATATTTTGTTGAACATATAAAGTTGGAGCCCAAACGCGATGAAGAAATACATGGTCAACGTCCCCGAAGTAATGGGCGGCGCGTTTTTCACGGTATAAACCACCGCCCAAGGAACCGCAAGCACGAAATATGTCGCCTGAAATATGATTTGGAAATCAATATTGGTCATAATATCGCCGTGTTTCGACATTGAATACTCTATGATGTTATTGTAGGCGGAATTCAAACCGCACGATACCAATATAATCACGGTGTTTTGGATGACATTGCCGCCACCGCCGCCCGACGAATACGCGTATATATACTGCGACGCCACTATCACGTGCGATACGAGCAACGACGCGCAACTCGCATAATACAGTCGTGTCACCGGTTTTTTCAAGAGAAACCTGAACCACGGAATATTGAAAATAATGAATCCGGACCGCAAGATGGTATAATAACTCAATGTAACGGTATTCAGCGCGTAAAACACAAATACAGTCTCAATGGTGTAAAGGACGCCCGTTATGACGGGGTATTTCAGCACAGTTCGGCGCTCGGGCGCCATATAGGACGTAATTTTAGTCCACGAGAACTTTCGGATGAAAAAGCAGCTGTAAAATGGGGTGAACATCAGACTCAATAGGACATTGAACCATTCGTTCTTGTAGTCGTAGTTATTTGTGATATATTTCATACAGATGAGATATTCGGTGAGTGTGGCGACGAAGAATATGGAGTTTAGGAGGAGGAGCCAGGCCATATACAATACGTCGAGACCGTAGTAGTATATAATATCCGTGAAATATGTCTATATGGGTTAAGTAACATAAAATTGATATACAATTACTATCGGTGTACTCATAATAACGACTGCTTCCGCTATGTCATCCAATCAACGAAACCGATATAACACCAATGCGCCAGATTGTCAAGACTGGACGCCAGTGACGATGAGTAAATCAAAGCCGTCGTCGTATAAAGACGCCGCCGCCGCCACCTCAGCCCCCGCTAGGAATTCAGCGTCAGCGTCAGCGTCCGCCATCGTCGCGGCGACCACCGCCGCCACCACCGACGACACAACCAAAAAGACGAAGTATATCGCCAAAGCCACCAGTGATACCATCCGCCAGACGCGATGCGATAAGAAACTCACGCAAAAGGAACTCGCGCAGAAATGTAATATGGACGTCTCCATCATCGCGGAGATTGAGCGCGGCGGCAATTGCGTCTACAATGCGACCCACGTCAATAAAATCCAGTCGGTTCTCGGCGTCAAGATTCCGCGCGCGTAGGTATAAAATTGATTCATAATAAATAATAATATACATAAACAACCGTGTATATTATTGAATAATGTCCGCCACCGCCACTCCACCCCCCGCCAAAATCCACCGCCTGAATTACATCGGGTCCAAATACCAACTCCTCGGATGGCTTACGAATTATATGAAAGAAAAAACCGGTTTCGCTAGTTTTGAAAACAAGACCGTCGCGGATCTCTTCGCGGGGACGGGCGTCGTCTCTCACCACTTCCGCCTCCAAGGCGCGACCGTCTATTCCAACGACGCCGAATTATATAGCGCGGTTATCGCACACGCATTTACGCGGTCGGTGTATACAGAACGCGTCCGCCAGGTCATCGCCGAAATGAATTCCCTCGCCGCCGCCGCCGAGCCCCCCGGATTTGTCACGCGTCACTATAGCCCCTATGAAGACAATGAACGAATGTTCTTCACGGTTGAAAATGCGCGCAGGATTGACGCGGTCAGAGCGATGCTGGAATCCGTCGCCGTCGCCGACGCGGGACTGACCCACGACGAGTATCAGTTCATCCTCGCGTCTATTATTATTAGCGCCGATGCGGTGAGTAATGTGCCCGCAGTCTACGGATGTTATCTCAAGAATTTCAAGGCCAAGGCGACGAAACCGTTTGTATTGACGCCGATACACACCATCACGGCGACGTCCGTCACAAAAAGTGCCGCCGACTCCGCGTCCGCTACGTTTAACGCAGATGTCATCGCCGACCCCGCCTTCCTCGCCACCACCCTCCCCCCCGCGGATATCGCCTACTTGGATCCCCCTTATAATGAGCGCCAGTATTCTAAGAACTATTTCCCGCTGAATATTATTGCGAAGACTCCCAGAGCACTCATCGCCGAGCCCCCCTTGAAAGGGAAAACAGGTATTCCCACAGACTGCTTTCTGTCCGCGTTCTGCCGAAAAGGCGCCGCTGCGGAAACAGCGTTTGATACCTTGATACGCGGCCTACGCGCCAAATGGATATTCTTGTCGTATAGCAGCGAAAGCATCGTGTCAAAGGAGAAAATGATGGAAATCCTGAGTAGATACGGAACCGTATCGGTGACCGAGCGCGAATACAAACGGTTCAAGTCGTTTGAGTATAATGAAGACAAGGCTGTCTGTGAGTATTTGTTCTGTCTGGAAAAAAAATGGGTCGCGCCTGCGACGACTCCCCGCTCCGCTCCGCTGCCCCCCCGCGGCGGTTATAATTCCGTTACCTTGAAATGCCCAGCAAACACCTGAAGCACCTTGTCAATCGCCCAGCGAACCGCCATATTTTGCCGACTCTTGGTATGAAACTGGAACTCCATAATAGTGGTATCACCACCACCGCCGTCACCGCCCCCGGGTGCCACGACCCGAAGACTGGTAGAATTCGTCCATTTGTCATAAGAGCGAGACCACGAATATTGAAATGAGGTCCAGTCGGGACCAGTAGCGACCGCCGCCGCCGCAGGCGCAATGAACCGAATCTGGTCGGTGTCGCGCACATAGTATACGATTGGCGAATCAAACGTGTAACGCCAGAGCATAGGCAGAATTGCGGCGATATTTTCTTGGATATATTTTTTTAAGGTCGCGGGGTCCGTCGGGTCCGCTGCTACGCTTACGCTACTGGTTCCGCTAGCGCCGGCTCCGCTTACACTACTGGTTCCGCTAGCGCCGGCTCCGCTTACACTACTGGTTCCGCTAGCGCTACACTCATCCCAGAACTTTTGCGGGGTCGCCTGCCCCACCACCTGCGGCGCCACCTTTCCGCCCTTTTTCTTATTGCTTTTCGCCGACAAGTGAAGCCCGAACTCCGCCACGGCGGTGAAATCGTATCGTGCACCCTTACTCGCGGTATGGACGCACATCGGGAACAAATTGTCAGTCACGAGACGCTTCAGGCGCGGCGTCAACTTATCCACTTCAGCCTGACTGTATTGAAACGGCCCATCATAGGGGATGCCGTAAGCATCGCAAATCGCTTTCTCAAAAATCTTACCGGTGTCTTCGGTCTTCAGGGGTGTCGTCGTAGGATGCGCGGCGACAACAACCACATCGTCGCCGTGACCATCGGGTTTCGTAAGGTGTGCTTCCATTATTCTGGTGCTGTATTTCACGCAATACCCGGAAAAATATTTCAATTTATTGAGAGCCCCTCTAAAACGCGTAATCAACTTAAATATTTGATATCTTAATTATACATATTACAAAGATTCAATGGGTGGAAACAAACATAAGAAGGCCAACAATGGCAACAAACATAAGAATAAGGCCGCATCCGCGGCATCCGCGGCGTCCAATGCGAAGAAGCCCGTCACCATCGCCGATATTTCCCCGGAGTTTCAGACCATTATTCTGGACTTCCTGCGCGATATCGACTGCTCATTCCCCGAGTATCGCGAAACCCTCTCCAAATATTTAGGATACTCACACGAGATGAAGCCGATGCCGGATGAGCTGTATATTGAACTGTATACACACTGCCGGGAGATATACCCGGTCCGTTTTTTTGATATTCTGTATAAGAATGAGGCTCTATTCACGAGTGGACATAGCGCAGGAGATAGCACAGAACACAGCACAGAACATAGCACGGTGAGCGATGCGAGCAGAGAGAGTGGAGCCGGCTCTGCTGGCGCAACGAACAACGCGACCGTCGCGGACAAAGCACACACGAACGACGTGAGTGAAGCCAGCTCCGCTGGCGCAACGAGAGGAGTGAGCTTTCTCCCCGGCGTCGACTTCCGCGATATTTGGGCCACCGAAGACCTCGCAGAAAACACCAAGGATATTATTTGGAAGTATCTCCAGCTCATCCTGTTCTCTATTGTGAACAATCTCTCGGATATGGGTTCCTTCGGAGATACTGCGAAACTATTTGAGGCTATTGATGATAGCGAGCTGAAGACCAAGCTGGAGGAGGTGATAGGCGAGATGGGGTCAATGTTCGGAGCAGCCGAAGCGGGCGCCGCAGGAGCAGCAGGAGGAGCAGGAGCAGGCGGAGCGGAAGGATTGGACGAGACATTCAAGAAGGCCACCGAGTTTATGAATGAAGCGTTCTCGGGCACCGGCACCGGCACTACTCCACCCATCCCCGACGCAAGCTCTATCCACGAGCACCTCTCGGGTATCTTAAATGGCAAGATTGGCAAGCTCGCCAAGGAAATCGCCGAAGAGACCGCCGCCGACCTGAACCTAGATATGGAAAACGAGACGACGATGAAGGGTGTATTCCAGCAACTACTTAAAAACCCTGGCAAACTCTCCGGGATTATTAAATCCGTCGGAACCAAATTGGACTCCAAACTGAAGTCTGGAGAACTTAAAGAGAGCGAGATTATGCAGGAGGCGAGCGAATTGATGGCGAAGATGAAGAGTATGCCGGGGATGAATAACCTGGCGAGTATGTTAAGCAAGATGGGGATGAATATGCCGGGGATGGGTGGCGGCGCAGGCGGCAAAGTGAATTTTGGCGCGATGCAGGCGCAATTGAATAAGAATATGAAACAATCGCAGATGCGTGAGAGATTGTTGAAGAAAGTCCAGGAAAAACAGGCGGCAACGGCGGCGGCGGCAGCGGCGGCAGCGGCGGCGGCGGCATCAGCATCCCCCCTTCCAACAAATGGCAAAACAACCGCGGTGTTTACATCAGGTGAAAAACCGGCAAAGACGCCGCGCCTTTCTTGTGTGTCCGCAGCTCCTGCTGCCGCAGCAGCATCCGCTACTACCACACAAGGACCTAGCACAAACCCGTCCCAATCGAAGCAAAAGAGCGATTAATTCCTTCTAGTAATATATAAGTATTATAGTATTTTATATATTACCATATAAACCCAAATATACATACGCATACACGCAAACAATGACAAAAGACCAAGTATTCTGGATGGAAGACCCCGCCGTGCTTATGAATAAGGACTATATCCGCGAAATATGGCCGCAGAACACGATGGATCCTCCCGCCAAACTGAACGCCATAACGCGATTCGTGATTCTCGCCACCATTTTAGGCTACCTTATTACATCATCGTTCTCGCTCTTTATTTTGGGCGGAATTACTTTAGGAATCATCGTTATGATTTACAATTTCGTCCATAAGGGGAAAGCCGGCACGGAAACGGCGCAAGCGAAGAAAGTCCTGAAAACGGAAGAAGGCTTCGCCAATAATATCGACAAGCCCGAAATGTATGAACTGATGCGGGATGAATTCACGGCACCGAACCCCAATAATCCGATGATGAATCCCCTCCTCCCCGAAATCGTGGACGACCCCCAGCGTCGAAATGCCGCGCCGTCATTTAATCCAGCGGTCGAAAATGACATCAACGAATCCGCCAAACGCTTCGTAAGCGGGAGTTTTGATACAAACGCGAGCAATGTCGTATACCAAGGCAGCAATGTTCCCGCACAGCCACCGAATCATACCCCCGAAGAAACCTATGGCAAATTATTCGGAACTTTAGGTGATAATGCGGTATTTGAATCGTCGATGCGACAATTCCATCCGGTGGCGAATACGCGCATCCCGAACGACCAGGACGCATTCGCGAAATTCTGTTATGGCGAAATGAAGTCGTGTAAGGAGGGGGATGAATTCGCGTGCGGGCGCATCAATTCGCGCCTGGGGGCGGTGGTGGGGCAGTAACAGTCGTGTCGTCGTGTCGTCGTGTCGTCGTGTATTAACCGAAGGCCTCCGTTACACGTCGGTCGTCGTGTATTAACCGAAGGCCTCCGTTACACTTCGGCCGTCTTTTAACCACGACACTTGTCTATAACCGGCGCTGTATTTCTATTTAGACGTCCTCATTACATAAATACATAAATACATAAATACATAAATTATTTATTTATATCCATACATTACAAGGAACACGAACAAACAATGGCCTATGTGAATAGCTATACCTTTGACAATATGTCACGCATTGGATGCGACACCGGCGATCTCTCGCAGCGCAACGTCCAGAATATGAACGCCGCCAATTATGCGCTCAACAACTTCTTCTCCACCGACTGCCAGATGGAGCGCCCTATCCAGTTCGCGACGAGCCAGCCCAACGTCTTCTATAAGGGAGGCCACCAGACCGGATTTGGCGGCTGTAATATC